GAATTGTCATTCCTGAGGATTTCATGTTTTCAAGGATTTGGGCATCATACTCTGCATCATCTATTTTAGACTTTAAGTCTTCGGTAGTGATGTTTTCGAGTTCATACTCGTAACCCTTGAGCTTCGCATATCCTAGCAAGTCAGCCAAGAAGCCAATCGGCAGGATACCTGAACGGATATTAAAGAGATGGATCTTACCGTCCCAAATACGGTTCTTGAATTTTGGATGAAATTGGTAGCCTGCTTTATATGCTGAATATCTTGACCATAGCTCACTCAGAATATCTGGGTTAGCTTTCACTTCTAGGAAAGATTCATTAACTTTTGCTATTGTGATTTCTATCATAATCTATTTATACCTCAATCGCCTACGCCTGAAATTGTGTCTACGATGTGACTTAGGTCATGCGACCATGCTGTCACATTACAAGTGACTGTGCTATGCTTAAAATTGTGTTTACAATAAATCGTTAAAAGGGTCTCTCCATAATGGGACTTAGCTTTTGGGTCAGTACACACAGTGCCGCCAGTACCTATTATGTTGAAAAGCCAAGATCGGTATTCTTTGAATGTCTTAGACCTTGTAAAGAGCATATTATGTGGGTACATCGTCGTGCCGTTAAGCACTTCGTCAACTGCATCCTTATATTCTGGGTGTAGCCTACATATCTTATTCGTGTAAGCAAAGGTTGACGGGTGAATCCATTCTTTAAGTGGCATCATTTGAATGCTAGGGACGATAATGTCTTTGTCACCCAGCTTCTTTATCAGCTCTTCTTCAGTTAAAGGTCTTCCGTGCTTCGTAGAGAAATATCTTCTTACATGTTCAAAGCCAATAAACTTGTTTGAAAGGTCTAGCTTCTTATATGCAGCAAGTTCAGCCAGATCAGAGGTATCTGTATTTATCACAGGTACCCTTGTTGCCTCAATAAAACCGAGGTGCGGCTGGTTCTCTCTAAGCACGGTGTAAATCATAACAAAATTCTACTGTCTAATATGTCATACTTATGATCTTTTTCATATTCATTCTGACCTTCGTAATCCTTATACTTCAAATCAGCGTCAATTCGGTTGCGTTCCATCTTTTCTTTGAACTCAGCCTTTGACCTACGGTAGTAGTGATGTAATGAAATGTAGTCATCAAAAGGATTACGAATGGTTGATGCACTTTCTGCTGGACCGTCAATCGTATATGTCGGCACATTGTAAATCAAGTGCGGAATATCAAAGCGGTTGTCAACCGGGTTAAGTGTATTCTTGACAAAACTCTTGATATGCGTCAGATATGGAGCATTATCAGTGAACATCATATCTTCAGTCATGCGTGTGACAGGTCTATCTTCTGGAACCTGACCGCCCGCATACGACATATACTTCCAGTACACGCCAAACTGCTGAATGAACGGCGGCAACGATGCTAGGAACTCATTTACATTGTTGAATTTCTTCTTGTCAATGTAAAGGAATTCATCGTCATCACAGAAGAACTGCCAATCATATTCACGATGTAGCATTCTGTGGTTATTATAGACTTCGCATTGTGATGGTTTGCCCATAATCTTACACACCGTTAAGTTTGGGAACAGCACCATAAGCGATGATACATCAAAACACGATGTATTGTTGTCGTAAATGGTTATGTGGTCAAACCCGAGGCGTGTATAATGACGAACCCATTCTAACGCATCAAAGATACGAAAAAATTTAGCAATAAGAACTACTTCACTTTTCATTTTGAACCTCAGATTATTTATACATGAAAAAAGAGGGTGCAGATGCACCCTCCCATGAGCCAATTGTGTTTAAGATTATTCAGCGGTTGCTGCTTTCTTCTTACGGCTCTTCTTTGTCTCAACAGTGACCGGTTCCGCAGCTTCGTCAACTGTTTCTTCTACAGTTTCAGCAACTACATCTTCTTCGGTCTTTTCTGTGACATCAATATCTGGTCCTTCGGTGACAGGTGATTCTGTCTGTTCGGCTACAGGTTCTTCAACCTTTTCTGCCAAAGCCTTTGCTTCTGCTTCCAAGCGTGCCTTCTTCTTAGCCTGCTGTTCAGCAATGAATGCTTCGTATTCACGGTCAAAGTCAGACTGAACCTGAGCAGCTGCAGTTCTCGGAGGTGTCGGCACGGAAATCTTGCCGGTATTTCCGTTAATCTTCAAATCCTCATGCTTCAGTGTTGCATACATGCCACCGCGCTTGTGTCTTCTGCGTTGTAATGTTCTCATGATTAAATTCCTCTCTATTATTTGTGTTTTTGTATTTTATTTATTTAAGGGGAATTCTAAATCTTTGTTTGATATGGTAACTGGAGACAGCAAGCCCATATCGGGAACTCACAATCTCCAGTTAACATCAATCTAAACTTTGTTTTGACTGGTGAACTGTATGACTTCGCAAGAGGACTTACAATGGACTTACCGAGCGGTCACCCTGTACTCGGACTACATTCCATACGCCTGTGACGGCATACTGAACTGTCGTGAACAGTTCATCCTTTGGTACTATACGAACAGCCCTAGCCGCACCTCTGCTAGGTCGCAACTTACACCTGCCGATAGCTCATTGGGTTGAGTCTCGCTCCGGTCAGTAAGGTTTATAATGTCGTGTAAAATATAACAACATTTTCCGAGGTAGAATGAATGACGAAAAAATTTTTCCGTCGAGTTGCTTAAGTCGCCATACTTAACGGTCAAAATATAAAAAAGATTTCATAGGTCAACGGCGATGATGAAATTTTTCCGAAGTAGTATGTAAGCGGGCGATGATGGAAAATTTTCGTCCTATCATTTCAAACCCAAATAAATTATTATAATTGATTAGAGGTTATTTTAATGATTATCACACCGCAGATATTCGCACAACTACAGCAGGTTGGGGAAAGATACTGCACAATGCCGGATACTATGGCGGAAATCGCAAAGAAGAACAATGCGCTTCCGACGGAAATCCAATATATGCAGAAGTTCTATACTCAACAGAAGTATGAAGTCGAGAAATTAAAGATTGAGCTGGATGAACTCTACGGTCAGCTTTTTAAGCATTATCGTATTGATGACGATGTTCAGTGGAACACGACTAAAGAAATTGAAAGCCAGATTTTCGCTGACCCGAAATACACAGCCCTTTATCGTCAGCTCGCCGAGCAGAAGTATTATCTTGATTACATCGGCGAAACACTTGCTAATTTGAAAGACATGCATTACACGATAAAGAACTATCTCGACTACAAGAAGATCACAACCACAAATATGTAATAGGCGGAAGAAAATAAACCGCCTATAATGTCATGTGGGAAAATTTTTGTTATTTTTATAACATCCGATTAAAAAGGTATTTATGTTTGTTGAATTTGAGCAGTTAAGATTTAAGAATGTTTTATCATACGGCAATCGCTGGACTTCTTTGGACTTCAGCAACGGTCTTAACCTAGTTAAGGCTCAGAACGGTTCAGGTAAGTCAACGATTTTGGATGCAATTAACTTTTGCCTCTTCGGAAAGCCGTTTAGAAACATTAAGATTAACCAGCTCATCAATAAGTATAACGGAAAAGACCTTGTCGTTGAAATTTCATTCAAGATAGCCAATGACCACTATAAGATTATAAGAGGTTTGAAACCTACTTTGTTCTCACTATATAAAAATGGCGAAGAAATTGACAATCTTTCTTCTAAGCGTCTTAACCAAGAGGAAGTTGATAAACTGCTTGGCATTAATGAACGCTTGTTCAAGAACATTGTCGGAATTGCAGTGACGAACAATAAGCCGTTCTTAACGATGAGCATTGGTGATAAGCGTTCTCTTATTGAAAGTATCTTTAACATTGACGTTTTGACCGCTATGGCAAAGGATGTTAAGAAGCGTGATGCATTGAACAAGTCAGAACAGAGAATCAAGTTGACCGAACTTGCTGGCTTGCAGTCAAACGTCATTGACAATAAGAGCTACATTGACAAGATTAACGATTACATAGCAAAGTTTGATGAAACGAAGGCACGGAACATCGCTTCACTTGAGTCATCAATCGCTTCTTATGAAGATGTCATCGCAGAACAGCAAAGTCATGTATCATCTGGCAAGGCTGCCATTGAGAAAATGAAAGGAACTGTTGAGGCGCCAGGAATTGATGAGTTCAGCTTTGTGAATACGCAGCTTGGCTCAAGCAATCATGAAAGAGACCACATCAATAAGACGCTGCAAGAAATTAACGGTGAAGCCGTTTGTCCAATCTGCGGTGAAAAACTTGATGACGCTCGTGCGGTTGAACATTTCAATGAACTTCGTGCTCGCTTAAAAGAAATTGATGAAAAGATCATTCCTGATTTGATTTCTCGTCAGAATGAACTGAATGAACGCAAGAAAAAATATGATGCACTTCAGCAGCGTGTTAACTTGATTAACCAAAAGGTTATCGCTGAGGAAGTCAAACTGCAGACGAATACCCAGCAGCTTGAAGAATTGAAGAAGCAGCTTGAAGAATGCAAGAACAAGACTTGCGACTTCAGCGTTGCTGAATATGAAGTTAAGCTCGCTGACCTGACAGAAAAGGTTAATGCACTGACTGAAGAAATAAACACAATTGACCACAAGATCGCAATAGACAATAAGTTAATTGACATCTTGGGCGATGAAGGTTTGAGAATGTACTTCTTCAAGAAGCTCCTCCCAATCCTCAATCAGCGCATCAACTTCTATCTTCGTAAATTTGAACTGTCTGTGCAGCTTGAGTTTGACCCATACATGGAAGAAAAGATTACCACTGGCCGTTTTGAACAAGATTACAATCAGTTCTCGGGTGGTGAAAAATCAAGAATTGACATGGCTATTTTGTTGTCCTTCTTTGACATCTCAAAGATGATTTCAAATTGGTCTTGCTCAATCCTTTTCATTGACGAAGTTATGGACGCAGGCGTGGACAACGCAGGAACTGAGCAGTTCTTGTCAACCCTCTATAACATCGTAACTGAAAATGAGAAAAATCTCGGCATCTATCTGATTAGCCACAAGCTAAGTGACATTCAGATTAACTGGAATGAGATTATTGAAATTGAAAAGAAGAGTTTATTCTCAGAACTAAAGAAAGGAAAATAAAATGACAGGACAAATAAGAGATATCTTTAAAGATGTTCTCCCACCGGCTGAACTTCAGCAACTTGCTGATGTTGTGTCTGACGAACAGATCAGAAATAACAGCACAATCATGAATGTTGTTGCTGAGCAAGACCGTGTTATTAGAGATGATATGCAGAACAAGATGAACAATCTTGAAGCACACATAATCACTAATGCAAGTGACTTCATCAATGCTAAGATGGACCAGATCCGTGATGAATTTGCTGCAAAGCTAGAGAACATGGCTTACATTATTTCAAAACAGGACGAATACATTAAATTATTGGAGAGTAAGATACAAAATGAAGGTAGCTCTAATCGCTGATTTACATCTAGGTGTAAAGAAATCCGATAGAACTTTCCAAGAATCACAACTAAGATTTTTCAAAAACCAGCTTGTAAAAGAATTAAAAGAAAAGGAAATTGACACAATCATCGTATGCGGTGACATCTATGATACACGACAGGCGGTGAACGTTCAAACCGAAAACATTGTCATTGACTTGTTCAAGAATGTACTGAAGGACTTCAAGATACATGTAGTCGTTGGCAACCACGACATCTATCATACAACTACAACGGAGGTCAACTCGCTTAAGCCTCTTGACTTGCTCCCAAATGTGACTGTGTATGAAAAGCCGACTGAGGTGATGCTAGGCAACACTGAAGTTCTGATGCTTCCGTGGATAACAAAATATACAGACTTTGACACAATCCTTGAAAAGAAGTATAAGTATGCGTTTGCTCACTTGGACATCGTAGGATTTGACATGGGTGGTGGGCTAAGTACTGAAGGCGTCACCATTTCACAGGTCATTGACAAGATTGACTACACTTACACAGGTCACTATCATGCTCGTTCCATCAAGAAATTTGGTGACGGCGAAAAGACCATCACTTACATCGGTTCGCCATATCAGATTACACGCATTGACCGTGGGCAGAACCGTGGCTACGGCATTCTTGACCTAAGCAATAACGGCTTTGAATGGTTCACCAACACCGAGTCAATGATCTTTACGAAATACATCTACCCGAATGTAGATGAAAGCAAGATCCCAGGCAACCAGGTTGACATTGAAATTCCGTATGATAAGCAAAATGAAACAAAGAAGATCTTTGACTTCGTTCAGCATTTGAATTCTCTAGGTCCTGCCTATCCGGTGAACACTTATAACGGCGACAGTCCTGACAACAAGACGGAATTATCTATTGATGTTGAGTCGCTAAACCTTGTCGGTCTGTTCCGTTCATACATTGACGAAATTGAAACGAACCTTGATAAGCAAGAGCTCTACAATGAACTCATTAAACTGTATGATACATTCAAAGGAGCTAATCAGTAATGAAACTTGAAACTTTTGAACAGTGGAAGAAGAAGATTTGTGACGGTGCGGTGAAACGCCTTTATGAATGTGCTGAAGCACGAGGCTACCGCGCCTCTGACATCTTTGATTATGTGTGTGACCACATTGACCTTGACAAACAATTTGATGAAATCATTTCAAAGGTATGTCGTGAAACTTACAACACATCAATGTGGGAAGAATACATGCATACACATCATTGCGACATGTTAAGGTATTATGTCGCAGGCGAAATTATTAACAGAGTAGAAGAGAACATAAGAAAAGGAGTTTACTAATGATGAAACACATCGTTCTACTTACAAAGCCTTACAATTTCTTTGACCTTCACTTGTGGTATAAGTATCACAAGGCTATGGGTTGGACAATTCATATCATCAACAACGGTGATAACAGTGCCATCAGAAATTACATGGACCTCAATCACGGCGATACATACGAAGAACTTCAAGGTTGGCCTGACCAGTGGCAGCTCTTTGATGATATCTTGAATGAAAACCGTTTTGGGTTCCGTGCTGGTGAACTTGTCGCATTCATTGATGATGACGAATACATTTGGTACTATCAAGACTACTGGAAGAAGTTTGAAGAACGCATTCCAGAATGTGAAAATAAGAAATACATCCCGCTTGAACAATATGTTGATGACTGCCTGTATAAATTTGACGGTCCTGAACGTAAAACGGATGTTATCTTGATGCCGCAGATCTTGATGTCAACTCCATACATCCATGATAATCGTGAAATTCAGAAAAACTTGCTTGACCTCTGTGTGTATCGTCGTGTTGATGAATCGGCTCAAGGCAAGTGCATCCTCAAGTATAACCCGCATGTAAGATATCAGTTCAATAATCAAGAAACTGCTGAACGCGGTCATGTGCCTTATGTGCGTGATAGACTTGAAAAAGAATTCATGGGTGTTCGCAGCTCAATCGTGAACGGCAGTGCATACTCTGATACAACATACGGTTCCGTTGACCCGACTGCATGCCTTCGCTTGTATCACTACCACATCAAGACCAAGTGGGATTGGGAAAAGAAGTGGGAACGCGGCAGTGCAGCAGTTGACCATCAGTGGTATGATAAGAACATTTATCACAATGCTTATGCTGACGGATATATAATGCCTGAGTTTACAATGCAACAGACAAAGGCTCTTTTTGAATTATGATTAACCAATACAAACAAGATTTATTAAGCGGTAAGTATCCTATCGGCGAGTATGATGCTTGCCGCTTTTCCGATGATAAAGAAAAGTTCGCTCGTGAATGGCTAATGAGCCGTAAGCAAGTCAACATTGACAACCCACAGAATGTCGTTGACCTAATCTGCCATGAAAAGATCCGTCTTATTCATGCACCGTGGGAAGAAGTCTGTGACAGAATGGCTTGGTCTGATAAGTGCTATGCTTATGACATGCTTGCTAAGAAGGGATTGGAATCCCTTGCAGTGCCGTATGTTTACAAAGCATATAAGCCACAGTTTGAAGAAGACATTTTTGACACAATGACAGACAAGAATGCCACTTACATCATCAAGACCAATCACGGTTCGGGATGGAATGTTAAGTACACGCCGGGCAAATCTGATAAGAAGATTGTTCTTGACAAGATCAACGGTTGGTTGAAACAGAACTATGCTTATATCTCAGGCTACGAGGTTCAATATAAGTGGATAAAGCCCGGCATAGTAATTCAAAAGCTCCTAACTGAAACTCCCTTAGACTGGTCTTTCTGGTGCATTAACGGCCAGATAGAGGGTGTTGGACTGACGAAGAAGCTCGGTAAAAATTTTGAAGATTATGTCGCCTTCGTAGATGAAAACGGTGAATGCCCTAAATGGTTTATCGGCATGCCTCCAGCTATGATGAAGCTCAACCCAAAGCAAAAAGAGATACTTGAACGAATGAAACCTTATGTTAAGCAGCTATGTGCAGGCTACCCATTTGTTCGTGTTGATATGTATTGTGTTGACGGAAAAATATACTTCGGTGAGATGACATTCACTCCGTGCAGTGGAGTACTTGATGTTTCCTATACCTAAAATGATGGACCCAGCCGAGTACTATAAAGAATGGAAGGCTGGGTTACATCAAACCGAATACAATGCATGCAGGTTTGCGGAAAATAAAATCGCATACGGCGAAGCATGGTTAAAAATCCATGTGCCGTATGTTGACATCTTACATCCTAAGAATGTCGTTGACCGTATATGCAATTACAAGTTGTATGATAGGAATGAACTCAAGCAAAAGTGGGCAGACAAAATTTGCTCTCACTGGAACTTGAATGAAGTCGGCATGCCAGAGCTTGCCATTGAACCTGTTATGTACTCCCGCTGCTACCTGACAGATAATGACTGGAAGAATTTGCCTAACGGTAAGTACATCATCAAGATGGCGCACGGTTCTGGCTGGAACATCAAGTTTGAAAAGACCGATAATTTTGACCCTACATATATTCAGCAAAAGGTGTGGGAATGGTATAACCTGAACTACGCTTACATCACTGGGTATGAATGGCAATATGAACATATCGCACCCGGGTTCGTCATTCAACCTGACTTAGGGCACCTTATGAATTGGGAGTTCTGGTGTGAAGACGGTGAAGTCAATGCATTGAACCTAACAGTCAAAGAACACAAAGATGCTCTTCGTTCAATCGCCTGGGTTGGCAAATACGCAATGGGCGCACAACCCGCCAGAGACTTTCTTTCAAAATCAGAAAAGGCTATATGCGAACAAATGATGCCTTATGTTAAGAAACTTGCTGAGCCTTTTAAGTTTGTTAGGGTTGACCTATATCATATAAATAACGAAATCAAATTTTCAGAATTAACATTTACACCATCATCAGGAAGACTGAGGCTACATGAATACGAATCTAACAAAGGGCTGTTTTGAAAAGATAGCAAACATTTCATATTACGATTTTAAGATCTTGATGGATCATTATCAATCATCAATGGGCAACCCAGGTATGACAATTACATACTCGCTGCTGACGATTGAAAACCGCAAGGCGATGCTGGAGTTTGATGAAAAGATTGACCGTGAAGTGCATGAACGCTTTGACCCAATCATGAAAAGGATTGGTGAACATCAGGAAAAATTAGATGCTCTAAAGCGTAAATATGTTGACCGTGACGCCCAAGGTGAAGCAAAAACAGATGCTTTTGGCGACCCTATCGTCACTGAAATGCAAAATGAATATCAGGAAGAACTGATTAAGTTGCTTGACGAATACAAAGATGTCGTTGCCTTGCCGGCTGACAGGAACTTGATGTTTGAAGAGTTCCTCAAGCAGCACAATGTGCAGTTCCCAATCATTCTTTATAACGACATACTAGATATGCCGGACGGTTTACCGCCGGCAATCGTTGAAATCTATTCTAAGATTTATTAGGTTATGAAGGCAACCCACTCATCATAAATGTGAGTGGTTACCGGGTTCGTTACACCAGTTCGTGTGTAATAGAAATGCGGTGGCATAATCAAAGAACCCGAGCTGACAGTTGCTGAACCTTGGAAGAACATCATTTCACCACCCAGTGAACTATCATGTCCTAGCCACTTCAAACCAGTGAATATAGATGAGCCATCAGAAGGCCAGCTAGGTGTAATTGCTGTTGTAGCAGTAGTAACTTGCCATGACCATTGACGGCTATACGATCCATAGCCTCCGTTTTCCCACCACGCTGAAGGTCCTGCTTTATAATGGCCGCCTTCTAGTTTAAGTGTTTTGCCTAATGGCGCTTCTGACCAGAATGCCGTCACCGCGCCGTCCTTCATAGCAGATGGCAACATCATAACAGCGCCGAACACCATCTTACCTGTTGCTTTATTACCCATGCATGTTGACTCAAGTGCGGGTGCGATGCCATAATAGCATTCCCAGTGTCCGCTAACTGGATAAATTGAAAATGGCAGATTTGATGAAACGCCGGTACCTGCTGCACCAAGTCCAACATTTGCGAGGTTTGCCGTAGTTGAGAATGTCCAGTTACCTGTTGACCTTTCAAAAGTTGTGTTGGTCATATGAAAGCCGTGTGATGAAACGAACTTATGTTGGAACGGCGCATGACCTGCAGGACATGTATAAGTAGATGTGTCCTTAGAGGTAGCATAATATTGGCGAACATTCCATTGTGTTGTTTCATTCTGAGAGTCAGGTTTCCAAATTGCTTTAGCACCATAAGGAAGAAATGAAGTTCCATTATCCTTATGCCAAACCGGGCAGAAAGCAATCTTCTCCTTACCACCCTTCATGAAAGGATAGCAGATCTTGTTTGAACTTGCTGTGCTTTGTGTGACTCTAATCAATCCCATGTTAAACCTATGACATCAAAAAGATTGTGTTGGCAATTTCAGATGTACCTGTATGATACTTAGTGAACCAACCTTTTCTTCTTAAAATTCTCAATGAAGCATTTGTGCCGTTTGTTTTGAGCCATTTAGATGCTGAGTTAGCTGTGTATGTCTTATACATTTCAGTCAATGCTTCAGCCTTTCCGCCGTTATAATCATAAAGCGTATACCACGCACTAAAGTTAGCGCTTGTTGATGTAATGGTCTTTGCATTAGTTACGGTCAATGCAGCAGAATAGCTAGGATTACCTGTTAGTCCGCGACGGACTGCAGAAAGATCAAGCCAATAACTTGAGTTGCTTCCAACTATACCTGTCCAAGAACCAATCTTGCCCCACCAATCGCTCTTGCCATACGCCATCTGTTCCCACATCGGTGAAGTTTGTGTACCTGAATGCGAACTGAAAACGGTGACGCAACTGCTCATGTTATCTGCGCTTGTCCAATAGCGTTGCCAGTTGGCTGAGTTGGCATTTACTTTTCCATAAGTAGCCGTCCAGTCAGGATTAACGGTTATGCTATTCCACTTTGAAGCACTTGCATCAACATCGCTCTTACAGGTGTCTGCCCATCCAGACAACGCTGACAAAGATGAAGCACCAGAATAGAACGCACGGTTATAAATCTCAGAGTTCTTACGGTAGCTTGTCACAAAATTTGTATAAGTGTTGAATGCAGAAGGCAACAACCACTTATTTCTGTTTGTGCTAATGATGTTTGCCGCGCTAGTGAATTTTGTAGCACTTTGGTTTGTCTTGTCATGTGCCCATGTCCAGTTAGCAGACTTAGCTGAAACAGATGACAAATGCCAGAATGTTGCAGTCTCGCCAGGCAACTGGTTCCAAGCGCTTGCGCCATATCCGCTGCGCTGCCCACTGTCCATACGGTTCCAACGAGCTGAATATGCACTTATTACATTGTGCATGTTATTTGCATCAGCTGATATTTCACCAAGGCTTGTCTGCAAGCGGCCAAACTTAAGCTGCACATTATTCCAGAATGCAGTCATTTCATTGTATCGTTTAGTCGGGTCTTCCCTCCATTTTTCATAGGGAAGCAATGCGTCATACGCAGTTTCATACAATGAAAGATTAGCTGTTGTTTCATTCCATCTGGCGCTATTTTCGTTTAGATACCAAATGGTTACTGGACCAAAGGCTGATATGCTAGAAAACGCAGAACATGTTGAAATGAGGTTGTTTATCGTAGAAGTGTTAGCCGATATGTTGTTGTATGCACCGCGGGCACTTTTAGCACTGTTCTGTATTGCTGAAAGATTATATGCACTGCAATCTTGGTATGCAACATAACCAAGTTTGGCTTGTTCTTTAATAGTTGTGATGTCATACGGCAATGTTTTTTCTGCGGCCTTAAAACCCGAATAAGCACTGCGTGAAACGCCATCATAATCAAATGCGCTTACATTCATCCAAGCAGATGCACCACTTACGGCATTTGCCGACATCTTGGCAAAGTCTTGATTCTTAACGGCGTTCCATGCTGAAGCACCTAGCTTAGCACTAGCGATGACATTCGGTAAATTCGCAATGTCATTATCATCAAGCGCTTGAGCAATGTTTTGAAGATCTTGGTCCGCTACGCCGATGATCTTGTCGGTAAACCATACACCATCTGCTAGCGTTTCCCTAGATACGTTTGCTAAAGCTGTAATCTCAATCGCCATATTAACCTACGAAATAAACCGTTTTAGCACTTGGTGAAGAAGGATAAGACCCTGTATAGACCGCGGCCGTAATGTCCCAGCCCTGAATATAAGTTCCTCTGCTTCCAGTCAATGCTGAGTATGCTTGGTCCCAATACTTCGCACTTGCGACAACCTTTGACGCAGCATTTGTCCATGCTGCTGAACCAGCAGTGACTGCGTATGTAAATGCAGTCGTAGTTGCTGAGTTAGATCTATACCAGCCAGCGGTATCATTCCATGCGCCGACATTATTTTGAACGATCGTCAGCGTGTTTCCAAACTTATCAAATGCTGATACATATGCTGAGTATGCTGAATCCCAATATCCAGACTTAGCTGTAATTGTGAGATAGATGGATGACAAAGCACTGACATATTTGTCAACCAAATATGTGCCAGCAGCGTCCCACTTAGCTCTGTTATTACTTACCGTTGTAGCACAAGAATTCCATTTGGCTGAGTTTGCACAAACTGTGTTATAGTCAGAATTCCATTTTGACTTACCTGCTGCAACAGTACCAACCGTGTCAAGCCATACACCTGAACGAGCGCTGAGTGTTGCCGTTGCGCTGTTCCACTTAGCTGTGTTCGAGTTGTAGTTATTGACAGTCGTTGTCCAAATTGAAGAGCTTGTATTGAATTGGTTGACCGCGTTGCTCCAGTTTGTTGCTGAGCGGTTCACAACATCATACATAGCCGTCCATGTTGCGGAGTTATTCTTCATCACATCATAAGCGCTGTTCCAGTACTTAGCAGATGCATCAAGCTGGCTCTTAGCTGCCGTCCATCCGGCAGAGTAATTTCGTAATGTGTCAACCGCATTGTTCCATTTTGCGGAGCCGCCTTCAATGACGCTTGCTGCACTATTCCATCTAGCCGAATCAGCTTCAACAATACCAGTTGCATTATTCCACTTTTGATAGTTATTGTTATAAACATCAATGTCAATGTTCCACTTAGCAGAATTTGCGGTTACCCATTTTGACGCATCATTCCATAGGCCGCTGTATATCCAAACAGTTATGCGTCCTTCATTCCATGACGCACTTCTTGATGTTAGCGCGCTGTAAGCATTATTCCATTTACCTTCATTTGATGTAACTGTGTTCCATGCAGATACACCCAACAATCCTGCACTGTAGGCAGCATTGTATGTTGTAAGTGCTCTATTCAAATCTCCAACACGCGGACTGATGTAATCATACGCAGATTTACCCAGAGCAGCGGACTGTGAAATTTCTGCAAGATCATAGCCTTCTAATTTTTGATATGCTGCAAAACCGCTCTGTGCTGAGCCGCGTATTTCCTTAAGGTCAATGCTAGGGTCACCAATCTTATTCCATGCCAATGCGCCTGACATCGCACTAGCAGAAAGTGCCGTCATGTTATAGTTCTTTATTTTGTCCCAAGCAGAAGCGCCTGATGCAGCGCTTGCCTGCATGTCATCAAATTTATCGGCATAGGCGCTTACTTGCTGCCATGCGGAAGCGCCTGAAAATGCCGCAGCCGAAATTGCTGGGATCTGGTCTAATCCGTTGTCATCACAGGCCGCTGCAAGCATCTTGATGTTTGCATCAATCGGCTTGATGGTCTTAGACTGCATCCAGTCGCCGTCAGCAACTGTATCATGGCTCCAACCAGCAATAGGTTGTAATTGCTCAACAAGCGCCATTCCTTACCTCTTATCCCAAAGAATTGTAAAATACGATAACCGCAGCCGCAGTCTTCAATGCGTCAGTATCACGAGAAGCACAATCCTTAATCATATTAAATGCATGTGGGTTACATACGCGCTTATCAACAGTGAACTTCTTTGAGTTCACCATCTGCACAACCTGATGACAGGCACCCTTCATTGTTTGTTCCCAGTTCTTAATCTGGTCTTCCATGTTGCCCATAATGGTCATGTGGTTGCATTTGTCAGCGTATGCTTCTCCGATAGACTTAATCACGCTTTCAGCAATTTCTGCCTGAGACTTGATAGAGTCACGAAGTGCTGTTCTCGGATCAGCGGATTCAGTTGATTCCTCATGTTCAACCGGCTGTTCATCAGGAGGAGAAACATGAATTTCTTCTTTTTCATTCAGTGCTGCGATGTTATCAACGATCTTATTAAATGTTTCTACTAGCATATCTTACCCTTTTTTGTATTTATACTATAAAGGCGGTGCCGGTGAGCGCCGCCATGAAAATGATAATCTAGTTATGCTTGTGCGTCTTCAACTGCTGCCGTTGTAATAATTGCGTATGCATTATAGTCAGTAGCTGTCCATCCGCCAAGGTAATAAGGATTACTTCGTATGATGTTATAGTGTCTTTCGTCTGCTGAAGCATTTTTTCTAAAATATGCTATGCCATGTTTAGAATCATTGAAATCATTATACAAAGCAAATGCATAAGTTTTTCCTGCTGACAAATTTATTGTTTGCGAAGGAACCATGTAATGCTTATAAATCATTTCAACTTGGCTACTTACTTCAGTTGTTCCAGTCATCGTTATAACTCGTGATTTCTTATATTCAATGCGATGGTCTTCTGTTAATGCGCCGTATGCCGTTCCTTGGGTCTTTGCATCATTAAGTTCAATTATTGCGCGGTTGTCAACATTATATGCGCAAGTCGAGTTATTGAAGAATGAGAAAGAAACAAGACGACAGTCAGTTGTAGGCGTATACAGCAAGCATGCATACTGTTCACCAGATATCCTATAGTACTGATATGTATCTATACATGATGAATATGTTTGGTCATCAGGTTCATTATAAGGATAACGGAATCCGCCGCGTGCAGTAGGTGACTTGTGTTCATTACAAGCAAGTATTGATGCAAAGCGCATGCCATCATCAGCAAATGCAGTATATGCTGATGTCTTAATTGATGTAGCTGAAATTCTGGGATTGACATTGTTAAGTCTATACCATTCAACATCATCGCTAACATCAATAGGATTATTTGAACCTACCGGATAATTACACAATGTATGCCATGATAATGTTTTTGTGGAATCATCATACTGATCCCATTCAACATAACACGCTGAAAACGGTTCGTTTTCATTAGCCCACTGTAGATCATCAGCCGATATGCCGAATTTTACAAATCCGTTTTCAACAGTTGCATTTACTGCATCACGCCAGTACTGATTTTTATTATCATGAATGTTATAGTTATCATACTGCAACGAACGGGCAACAGGTTCTGTTGCGGACAAGTCAGCGTCATACACAAGATCATAATTATTATCATTATCATGACGCATCCTAGCTACAAACATGTAATGCGTGCTTTTGCTCAGCAGCATTGGCGATGAGCCTGTGTATTCTATGACCGTTTCATAAACATCTTCATTATATTGTGTTTTGAAATCGCAAAGCGTTGATGAACGAATTGTGAAGTCGTTATTATTCGCAATGACATAAAACTTTGAATAATCTAATGTAGCAATATCATCGCCATCATACCTTGCCAAAATCAAGTGTGACTTTGCATTACAGGCTGATTTGGTATAAACGGTAAATGATTTAAGTTCACCAGATTTTTCAGGTGAGAATAAAAATGAAGGTAAAGAATTGCTCTGATAAGTATAACAGTGTGCAAAGTAATACATAGGATCCCAATAACGATGCCATACATTATATTTACCTGTAGCAAGTTCTGCAAGTTGTTCCTGTTGTGTCAACGTCTCAAAATATGCAATGTCATCAGCCGATAGAAAATACACCTTTTCAATTTCATAATCATTACCGCTTGCATCTTTATATGCAATACGGTAAGTATCTTGCTGTGGGTTGCCTTCATAATTAGATGCAAGCAACCCAATTTTTCCATCAATTTTCCAAGCCATAAATAGTCCTCAGATTATTTACGAGTGACCTGACACAACAAAGAACAGGCAACCTTGGTTATTCGCAAATTGGGCATGAGCCATAATATCATCGTCATTACGAACGACAAATATCTTCTGTGCCTTAAATGCATTGACCGCGGTATTAGCATACCATGAAACAGCTGAGAATGTAGCCGATGTATTTGCGGCTTCTTTTATTCTCAAAACGTTATCAGCGCCTGTAATGCTAATGTCAGCCTTACTTAGCTTAGCATCAACCGCTGCCGTTGTTGCATAAATCGCATCAGCATCAGTCCATCCCGAAGTGCTTCCAGACGTTGTGTAAATAAAGTTCTTATCAGCAACATCAGGCTTGGTAACTTTATTTGGTATTGCGTCTATGTAGTTTTTAGCAGTAGCATTTACTCCAACTGTCCATTTACCAGCATCGCTACCAGTGCCTTCAGAGGCAGAAATATATGTACCAGGAATAACTGTGATGTGCGGCAAAGAAGGAATAACAAAGTCATATCCGTTTATGCCTGATATTTGTGTAGTGCTAGCATCAGCAAAATTGAATGTCAATGTTTCTTGCTTAGCAGCTAAAGCTGCCGAAATCTGTGCATCACTACTTGTTTCAGTTTTCTTCCAGTAATCTGACATGCTAGCTGTTGTCTGATATGCTGTCATACCAGCCGTTGTTTGATATGCAGTCATATCAGTTTTTGCCTGATATAATGACGCAGCAAGCGTCTTGGTTAACATATCAGAAATATCAGTTGCATCAGCTTTCAAATTGATGGCAGCTGTAATATCAGCCAAGCTTGATGTACCCAATAATGCTGCCTTCGCTGCGCTTCCTGCGCTTAATGCAGAATTTACTGTGCCTGCACTTAATGTTGACCAAACAACACCTAGCTTGTGTGCTGCGTCTGTTCCGTCGCCACTTAGTGTATCATCATGCGTGACGGCAATCATTCCGCCGCCTCCGCCTCCGCCGCCTTCAACAATTTGCCATCCAGCGGTAGTCAATCCATACACGCTGTCACCAGCAATAGTGCTGCTTGTTGCATAAGCACCGGCGGGCTGATAATTTCCAGTCGGCTGATAATAAGTGTCTGCAATTTCTTTTGTTAAGAAGTTGCTGACATCAGGTTGGTCAATGGCTGTTTCATTGATGGCACTAATCTTAGAACCATTATATCCAAATGTAAGCGTATCTTGTTTTCCAGTAATATCATCAGCAATAAGCCATTTACCATTCGCACTATATGCAGTAAGTGCAGCACCTTTATCCCAACCGGCCGATGCTTCCTTAAGCGCAGTAACATCAGCCTTAGCGCCATAATCATTATCGGCGCTTGCCTTTGTCAAATATGTTGATGATGCATGTGATGTAAGTTCATAATTCGCTGAGTCAGTAAGATCAGTAACTTTCGTAGGTATTCCCTGAACTGCGTTAATGTAGTCTTGATGCAAGCTGAAAGTATTCTGCGTTGTGTTCAACACAATAGTAGTGCCGTCACCAGCATAACGAATGCTTTGTCCGCCGCCACCACCTCCAGCAGCAGTTACGGCTGAGAAGGTTTGGCTAAGCGCTTCATTTTCTTCCGTTGTCAATGAAACCGGAAGATTGGTAATAATTTTATTTAACTTACTCATAACGGTCCTCACCTTCCTTCAACGCTTCAAGCAGCCAAGCTTTCTGGCGTTCCAAACCAGGGATTTCAATCTGCTGTATGACGCCTATCGCTGACTGAAACATTCCATACTCAATGAAAGGCAGCACGCCCATGTAAGGCGCAAATTCAGTACCAACATGGTCATCAAGCTGCTTGATGAAATCATTAATGATGATTCGTCCGATGTATTGGTTCCATTCTAGACCAGTGACGCCGTGAGAATCATAAATGACTTTGCTTGCCTCATGATCGGTTTGCTTGTTCAAATATAATCTGTTATAATTTCTTAACATATTAAGCCTTCGGTACCTTCTTGTTTCTTATTTGCATAAAGAATCTTGGGTTAGAGTGGCATGTTTCATTATAAGAACGTGAAACGTTTCTAATCGTACCAGCCGATGTGTCAAATCTCAATGCGTTCTCACCAGTGCCAGTAGTGCAGTTACCAAAACCAAATGCAATGCGTGGGTCACTGTTAAATGCTTGTGAATAGCCTGTTGTTCCAGCCAGCCACAAATTGTTTCTAGAGCCTTTCTTAACGCAAGCGACTGCATAATACATCTTGTTAGCCTGAAGTTCAGCACGGTCAGGATGCATATGAATTAGCGGGAATTCATGTCTACCAGCGGCGTTCCAACTAACAGGACCAGTATCGGCTACCCAGTTCGTATCACCAGTTCCGCCGTTGCCATCAAAGTCAAATTCAAGCAATCCGAAAATAACATCTGAATTGCTGAATGCCTGATGTGAATAAATTGCGATGTTCGTAATCATTTCTGCGTCAGCCGCGCTAACATAAAGTTTATTGTTGATAGGCACTGAGAATAGCTGAGCAATATACAAGCCTTCGTCATCTTGACCTTGGTCAATGTTTTGCCAGTACTCTGAATGGAACACGTCGGTAATTGAAGCAACTGGCATGTTAACCGTCACCTTTGTGTCAAGGTCTTCTGACAATTTTTCAACTGTGTCCACAACATCTTCAACCTTATTGTCAATCGTCAATGCGTTAATGCCGCCGTCGCTTGAGAATGTCAAACCCTTGCCGAGCTTAACTTCCAAATTGTTTGATGATGCCGGAACCCAAAGACCGTCGCCTATCTTAACTGAAACCGTGTCATTGATAATGTTAATACCATCACCAGCCACATAATTGCCGCCGCCTCCGTTAATCTTAGAAGGCATCTGCAAAATTTCATGGATGTTCAAGTTATTAACTGTAGCGGTACCACCAACCTGGAAACCTTCAATGGTTGTTTCAAGTGGAGTATCATCATTGGCAATCTTAATGTCATAAGATAGGTCAACGGTTTCACTATGCTGGAATGATGCATCAATGATCTTGGTGTCTGAGCAAGATCCTGCCAATGATCTGATGATAGTTTCATAATAAGCATTTTCAGCACCAGTAGTTGACAGCGTGATCTGCATGTCAACGTGATACAAGCCAGGCTGCATAATGATTTTGTCTTCAACAAGTGATATCTTGTTTTCGTTTAAGTTAAGATCTTGATGATAGCCAATAAGCTTAGCGCTTGTCGCAAATGTGTTTGCTGATGTTGAGAACTTGGCAAAGCCAGCGTCATCAAATCTTTCAAGACCTACCTTCCACTTATTTTGTGCAGTGATGTATTGTGCGCTGATACCGCTTTCGCCTTCAAGCGTAGGAATATCAGGTGCATCAGCATTGATTGTGTATTCAATATCATCCGGCTTAGCACCAGCTGCTGTTGTTATTGTGATCTTTGTGCCGGCCTTGAGCGTTGTGTTAAACAAGTCACCATAAGCAGACTCAACACGGTCTTCAAGGTCACTGACAATATCATTTACTTCAGGTACCGTGTAATAATTGTTGAGGTCACTTGCTGAAACATAATCGCCAATAGGTTGGAACCTTGCATCGGCTTCAATCTTTGTGTAATAGTCAGCAAGCGGCACTGACATTTCGCCAATACACTCCCATCCGTTTACGGCATCATAAATCCATTCGTAGTAAGGATCCTTTTCAGATGTGCCGACCTTTACAAGATAAATGATATTTGTGCGAGGTTCGCTGACATCAGGATGATTATCAGCGCCAGTCGGTGACGCCTTTTGGAACCCGCCGAAATTTGCTATCTTTTCATCAACGGTGTCTTTGTCATAATAATTTGCTTGTAAGTAGGGTAATCTTACAAAATCACTTTTAACTGAAATTTCATGCCCTGAAATTTCAATGTCAGCACCGGCTGTATAAAATTCATTATCCCACGCTCTAGCCTCTTCAACAAAATCATTATAAGTAGATTTGTCAACTTTCGTATCTAGAGCATCTTCAACCTGCTGTTGGAAGGCTGAGAAATCTGACGCTGAAACATAATCACCTGTCGGCTGAAATGTTTCATTTGCCCACGAAGATGTGTTAATGAACTCCTGATTTGTTTGGGTTACGAAATCTTTGAACTCGCCACTTAGTCCTGAGACCTTACCAGAGATAGCTCCGGAGAATGTCTTGAACTCGCCAGATAGGCCTTCGAGTGCTTGACCTTCTGCGGCGATGCGATTATGAGCATCAACATCATACACGGGTAGGATCTTGTCACCGCTTACGACCTGATAAAATACTTCTTTATTTGCCATTTCCTATTCCCTTTGTGTATTTATTCCAACAAATCCGCTGTCATAGTCATCATATAGATTTCATTCACTGCCGTTGTTGGTTCGGCGTCGGTAAAGATTACCTTTGTTCGGTCAGAATAGAATCGTGTCACCTTCGGTTCAGGAGTATCAATGAATATACCGCTTGCGCCGACATTTGTATTCTCGACCAAAGCCTTTGCTCGGTCAATAACATCAACCGCGCTGAAGTCCATGTAAATGCGATATGTATCATCTGTTCTAACTGCATTTAATGGGCGGTCAGCGTCAATGCCCATAATGCCTTGGCCACCACCGGCAATTTCGCGCCATTCCCATTGACCCGGACCGATGTTAAAGACGCCATACAATGTATTGTTGTCTAGTTCGTCAAGACCAACCGTAGTGACGATATGATCTATGCCTGCCGCCGACAACTGATTAATGAAATTCCATGACTCTTCAACCAAGTGACGAGTTTCATCAGAAATGTGTTCTTCAGTTAGATGTCTCAAATCAGCTTCTTCTTCACGCATGATCTGCAACTTATTGTCAGTTTCATCCGTAATTCTTGTGTACTGATTTGAAAGGTCCGTCTTTGAGGCATAAAGGCTCGCTGCGTCTACCTTTGTCAAATATGTTCTTGGAAGATCATACTTAACCTGGTTCAAGTCATTTTGAACCGCCTGAACGGCAGCAACCGTAGCATAATTGCCTTTACGCTGGAAGTTGTTATCAATGTCCGACTTGCTATAAACATTCGCAATTTTAGCGAAGGTCGTGTTGACCTCCGACTTTGTATAGTATGATGCCAGTTCACTGCGGTATGCATAGTCACCCTTAGGTTGATATGAACTAGCAGCTTCCTGCTTCGTCAGCAAGAGAGATGTATTGACGCCGAGCTTATTGAATAGGCCGTCACCTGACAAGGTAGTGTCATGTGCCACCTTATCAATAGCAATAACTTGTCCACCGCTAATTAACATCTGAAATCCTCTTTATAAAATCTTTCTCAATTTATTTATAACAAAAAAGGGAAACGCCCTAAAGCGTTTCCCTTTCCTCTTTCAGTTGTTTTACTTTCAAATCTCGTCGTTTTCGTTTCTCTCCAGGCATAGCCAGATAGCACATTTCGCCTAAGAACCTGCCCACGCTGTCCCAATAACCTGTGTCATGTTTATATAGACCGCGGTATTCTCCCTTTGTGGGGTCAGGCATTGAATACCATTGACATTCCCATTTAATGCTACAATCATCCTTGTAGGGGTCAATATGGGATATCTCGATTTTGCCGACAACCGTATCATCAACTTTGAAAATGTATTGCGGAAAGACTGTTGACCTTTCTTCATCTTCACATACAGAAAAACCGCTGGCGGTTAGTTCGTCAGCGGTGTCTTTGAGAAATATCAAAGCGTTGTGATAGGTCATTTCTTTTCAGCTTCCGGACGATGCTTTTCAATGAGCGGATTAAAGACTTCGTCAATAAAGTCCCCATTGAAGTATTTATCTTCCAAGAGCTTATACATGATACCGAGATACTTCTTGTATTCTTCAGGGTTCTGCATCAAGTACTTAATGCGTTCCCACATCTGTTCAGGTGAGTCAACCTTGAAGAAATCAGGCAGGTCGTGGAACAGGTTATCCACATCGTATGAATTCTTATCCCAGAACGGAATGATGCCATAATACATCATCTTCCAGACCTTCTGGGTTACGAAGTTCTTTCGGCTCTTCATGAATGAAGGCACAAATGTGAACATTGCTTCCCACATCTTGTCCTGAATTTCAACGATACCCTTCTTGATAAATGTACCCGGATGTTTTTCCTGTGCTTCGTCTGACCACTTACCATAAACCTTACAGTTCGGCAATTTGTTCAAAACCCAGTTCTCCAAGAATTCCAAACGGTCATAACCGCCGTTCAATGTCAAGATGAACGGAGTCTTCTTCTGGTATGTATGCTTACCGACCTTAATCGCATCAGGATTGGTAAAGTCAACCTTCTTCAAATTACGCAAGAACCATCTTTCGGTCTGGCTGTATTTCAAAATGAACGGTTTCTTTTCATAAGTGTCAGGATCTTGTGTGTAAGAATCCATTGATGAAATCTGATATGTTTCATTACACTGTGAAAGGTTGAAAATTTCATGATGAATAACATCCACATCCTGAATAGGAACATAGCGTGGGTCTTCAATAATGTTATACCAAGGGAACTTGTGCTTGTTAATCAAGTGACGCATTGGGCCGTTATACAAAGCAGCCATCATCAAGCACTGTGAGAAAGAACCCTTCTTGTTCTTACAAGGAATATGTTCACCCATGACTGAAACACGAGCATCAGGACCCTGCATGAAAATGCCAAGGTCAAAATGCAAGCCATGCGTGTCAACATATTCGTCAAGCATGCGCCATGGTTCCTTGCCTTCAATCTTATACATCATTTCTTCTGTGTAGCCCTTCTTGCCGAAATTGTATTTAGGTCCAAGTTCGGCCTTTGCGGTATTCCACACATCAACAATGTTTTCAGGCACTTGTTCTTCTGCAAAGAATCCGGAGTTCTTTTCCTTCCACTTTGTAAAGTCAGATGCACCCAAAATGTAGAATGTGTCATTCGGATGCTTTCTTGCAAGTTCAAGATAAACAATCTTAGGCGAGTCATCACCCGCATAGATGCTCCAAGAACTTTCATCAAAGAACATACTTCTTCCAAATTTTCCAATCGCGATGTTCATATCGTCTCCTATAATGTTTTACATAGTTATATATGACCTTATAAAATATAACAATGTTTAGAAGAAATTGAAAAGGTTAATGTAAATTTTCTGCTTCACGCTTCAAGGCAAGCTTCTTTGAAATTTTGCCTACATACGAAGTCAAGAACGCAGTGTTTTCCTTTCTTAGCTCGCCGATCTTCTTCGCGTTTTCCTTATAGTGCCTAACGCCTTCATTGAAGGACTCCGAGTGCATCAAACCATTTCGTTCATTGATGACCTTTGATACCTGAAAGATTGACGCCGACAGTTGCTTCTTGCACTTAATCGTGTGATTATACGGATATGTAAGGTCAAAGTCATTCGCGCCGAACGCCATCTTACGAGGACGAGTGACTAGCTGCCTGATGAACTTTGCATCATCCATGTCGGGCTGCGTGTAAGCAGTCATGTGAATGGTCTGACCGAGCGAAGTTCCGTCATGATAACGGGAAGCCCAGTGGTCCTCATATTCAATGAACCAAAGTCTGGCATGGGAGTTAGTACCCCACTTAGACTTGAAAGTATCATTCCAAGTCACAAGCGCATGACCTTCCTTGTGAAGTGACTTAAGAATGCGTTCCTTTGATTCCTTAGAAAGTTCAAGGCCACATTCCTTAAATGTGTCAAAGACTTCCGAGATGTAAAGGAATTCCTTGTTGTTTCCTCTTTTCATAAAGTTAGTCCCATCTTCCTTTCATTTTGTAATTCAAGTTTCTTATAGTGTCTGTCTATTTGTTTTTCAATGAAAGCCTCAATGTCTTCCACATGTTCCATCTCGACCATGTTGTCAAAATGAATCGTTTCTCTTGCTGCGCCAACCCAAGCATAGGTTCTCATGAACTCATTTATCATCGTTCTTATGCCGTAAGTGACATCAGAAAACTCTGACAGCAGAACACAATGAATATCATTCATATGTTCTTCCCCGAAGGTCTGGTTTCGCCAAGTGATGTGTTGTTCGTCATTAACATCGTAAGCGTCAATCTTACCTTTGTTGTATGCAAGCTGATAATACAAGCAACGAAGATTTTCTTTATCAATCCAATCGTGTAAGTACTTGTCTTCAGGAATGCACGGCGACCAAATGTCAACTACACGAACATAGCCGTCAGGATCCTCAGGGCATTTTCGCATCACAATCGTAATGACCTCTGCTGTTCCTTTGATAAACAGTGTCTTACCAAATTCTGGTATGTCATTGACGGTTATGGAGTACCTCAACTCACCCCAAGCGTCATCCTCTTCTGAAAGTATCGCCGGGTTAAGCTTGGAAAAATCTACTCCAAGCGTTTCGGTGATATACTTCTGCAGTAGCGGAAATTTTAATCTTGTTGTTCGTCTGGTGTCAAACATTCTTTTGCTCGTTCATCTTTAATGACTGCTTTCTTGACTTCCTTCGCAAGCATAGTCTGTCTTTTCGTTTCAAATTCAGCCAAGCGTCTTGTATTTTCTTCAATGATATCTTTGAGTTCTTGATGCAGTGCTTTGATGCTTTCATTTTGTCTTGCATCTTTAAGAATGTCGCCTAAGCGTCTAATTCTTTGCAGCGCAGATCTTAAGGCAGATACATCAAGCATGTGCGTGCTGGTTTCTAATTCCAGCGGTTGCCACTGAATGGTGCCTGAACCGTTAACCCATTTATCCTGCTTAGTCTGTTCATCAAAGAAACTGTCATCTCCAACGATATCTTTGTAAATTTTGCTTACATGCTGTTCATCAAGATATGGTGCATCAATCCAAACGCTGTAAAGTTCTCCAGTTCGTTGGTTGAACAGCACATCAATGATTTCTGAAGAACCGACCCATCTTGAGAACTTAGCAAGACACGGAATTTGATGTGCCTTCAATGATGCTTTATAAGAACAGTCAACATCTATCATGTATGTGTTGGCGAAAGCAACAACATTAGTGCCCAATTCTTCGTGAACAATCTTCCAGAAGATTTCAATGCCGGTTTCTCCGGTCATAACGTTTCCTGTAAGTATCGGTCTTTTCATTTCATACCTCTTTCGGAATTTCCATGTGTCTATATCGCGGTCAGGGCGGTCAGTCCACCGATAAGAATCTCCTTCACGGACTTCATGAACAATCGCCATTTTTCATACCTCACGGTCAATTATACGGTTAGCCCAAAATAACACAATCTCGCAGGAACTCTGCAAAAAACTGTAATAAAAGCGCTTAAATTTCGTAAAAATAAGCGCCTATTTTAGGCCGTTCAGTTTTTCATTTTCAATTTCGCAGTATTTTTCGCACTTTTTAATTGTCAAGTTCATCAATGAAAGCATTTCATCTTCAACTTGCCGCAAATCAGATTCCAATTTTCTCTTTTTCGCCATTAAACCTTGATAGCGCTTATGAACATCCGTTGTCGTCACGATTTCAAGAATGTGCTTTTGCATCTGAAGCACAGCAAACCACTTGTCGGCAGCATACTTTAAGTCATCAATCGTTGTGACTCGCTGGACCTTGAACTGTGGCCCATATTGCTGCATAGCAGCAACTGGGTCCTCGCTGTTCATTATCGTCGCAGTCATGCTTCTCATATCACGCGGATCAAAAGCTGGGTAATAAAATTGAATGCAGTACTTACATCCTTTTGCGAAAAGTCCGCTAGGTGAATAAAGCATAGAAAGCGGCGACATTGAAGATCTGGTCCCGCTATCAATCCTTGCAGACTTTTTCAAAAGATCTTGCAGCTTTTTATCGGTCAACTTCCAAACGAATGTGCCAGACGCATCTTCACCTTTTGCCCCATCGGAAGTATAACTGCATTTTGTTGTAATTCCCCAATCATTGAGCAATCGTGTAATGTAATCAGCAAGCAAGTCCTTGTCTTGAATCATCGTAAGAACAAGTGAGCCGCTAGCCTTAAACTGCAATTCCTCAGGCATCTTTACATTTCTCCATTAAAAGTTTGATCTTTTGAGCAATCTTCTTAGCCTTTGTCGTTACATATTCATCGCGTGTTTTCTTCGCGGTCTCAACCGCATCAGCAAGTTCATGAAACTTTTGTGTGGCCTCCATTACTTGCTTTTCAGCTTTCGTTAGTTCATCATTAAATTTTGATGCCCACTTCAAACGGTAGAAAATACCCATCATTGGGTCAATGACACTTTCCTTAAAACTGTGTCTGATAGAATCATAATTAACATCGCTATCATTGAACTTAATCATTCGTGTGCGAAGGTCAAATATGAGGTTGTCATTAGTTGCCAAATAATTTTTGTCAGATATAATGAGACGATTCACATTGCTCAATGTGTCTTCATCATTCAGTCCAAATAAATTATAATAGGTAAGAGTTACTCCTCTGTCTCGGCGGTATGAAATCACAAAAGGTATGACGCCTTCTCGCCAACGATTGGAAAACATCTTAAGCGGGCTAAGATCATAATTGTCAAACTTGAACCTGCATTGAATTTCAATTCCTTGTTCATGGAAGTGTGTCCTAACCGCTTCTTGAAATTCTGTGGTATCAAATTTCTCATTTGGAAAATATCTGTCCAAGCAAGCATTCACAGTTGCTTCAATGTTCTTGATGTGCTCAATTGCTTCATCAACGCCTGGACCCATATCATGTCCATCTATTGTCTTTGTAATTTCAATCATAAGTTCCTCTAGTTCAAAAATAACAAATTAAAAGACATTTGTAAATTGGTCAGTTAGAAATTTTAATCCATCACATAAGTGTTTTCAATTTTGAATTGCCACTTAGGTGCATTTTCATCGCCATCATCATAATCTTCTTCAGGAACTGTCGGCAATCCTTGCATAGGTAATGTTCGTCCTACCATGCCGAACTTTTTACCTACTGCCTGTATCATATTACGGCGTCGTTCCTGAAGAGCATTTATTTCATCACGGATTTTAGCAAGCTCTGTGCTTGTCTTTTCAAGATCCCATGTCATAACATTCTTCATGAGCTTGCTTACATAAGACCAATTCTTCAAAGTCTTATTGACAAAATCTTGATATTCCTGTGATAGGAAATCTCGTAGCGGAATTCTTACCTTCTTCCAGTTAAAGTTATGAAGCAAAATTTTCGGGTCACGATATTTCAACAATTCTTCACATTCACCGCCACGGAAACCGTCCTTGGTTAATGTGTATCGCATTTCATCGCCTTCATTGTCAATGTAAGACTGCTTATCACTGAATTCATCTGGGATGATGAACTCCACAAAGCCATCTTCTTTGAGCCCGCCGCTTTCAGTCTTTTCAACTTCATAACGAACACGAGCAATCTTGAAGAACTGTGTTCGGTTCTTCAGGTTCATGTCAAAGGTTATCTCAAACCAATTGCTTTGGTATGTAGGCGAGCAACGGTAAGAGAAAGGTAAGACCGAACGGTCCATGTAGGCTGCTAGACAAGTACCAATCAACCCGCACAATGCAACTCGCTGTTCGTTTGTGCGAGCGATTAGGTCTTTATCAACGCCTGGTGTGTTTGGCTCAAAAAAGAATTTTGTAATGTCCATCATAGCTCCAATGCACTTGTCATTTTAAGGATTTTTGTTTCGGCTACTTCAACAAGTTGCTTCTGTTCGTCACGCAGTTCAGCAATCTTTGCTTCAAGAGCGTCCTTTTCAGCGACAACTTTTTCAAGCGGCGACTTTTCCATCTTCTCAAGGAACTTGTTAAATCTTTTAATCTTTAGAACGCATTCCTTTATTGCGGTCTTACAATCGTCACGAGATGCATCGCCACGAAATGTCCTATGATCATCACGCTTAAAGAGGTTCTTCAAACAAATGGACACATAACCATCGCCTTCATCTTTATTTCTATACCATAGGAAGTCATGAGCGAGCTTCTTTATGTTATCGCCGTTAATGAAAGCAGGGTCAAAAACTTCTACTCTTAAACCGTTTTCATCACCGTCTACTGAAATCAAGTCTTTGCCCATTGGGCCAATCTTGAAAGACCACACAACATGCATGTGATGTCTGTCGCCCTCTTCTTTAGGCGGCTTGTTTGAAATAACCGCTTCTCTTACATAAGGATAATCTTGTGTCTGTTCGGCGATAAGTTCACGAACAGTTTTGACTGCATCTTCAACGGCCTCACGCTTGAACCAAAGGCTCTTCCTATATGCTTCAAGTTCTTCTCGGCGGCGCATGTGTTCAAAGACTTCATCTTCAAATTCACGGCGACTCCAAGGACCGCCATAATAAGGCTCATTATATCTGTAGCCATACTTTTCACGCTGCCATCTCAAGTAGTCAGCCATGTCGCGGCGACGAATCATTCTACCATCATACGGGTCAATCATATATTCATCGCCCCAGCGACGGTATGCTTCTTCAAAGTCTTCATCTCGGTAGTTCATGATAATCCCTTTTGAGTTGCATTAAAAATGTTCTGATATTTCTTAAACTGAATTTTGTTTCTTTCTTCTAAATCGTGTTGAAGTTTTCTAATCGTAGCAATGTCATCTGCTGTATCATCACGATACTTGATGTCAAGTTCTTTGATGATCTTCATCGCCTTATACCAACCAATCCATTTATCGCGGAAAGCGTCAACCTTTTCTTCATCCCAAAGTTGTTCTAAGCCAATGGTTGATTCTGCATTAGTCAACAACACATGTTCTATGGCACGGTATTCCCCTGCGTCACTACCATGTGACTTGTTATAAGGAATGAATGAACGTTCATCAAAGTAAGGTGAATATAAGCAAACAATATCTGGACCGTCTTTCTCTTCAGAGCTGACATCATAAAAAGCAACAGTGCATCCTGTGCTTTTATATTTCCATTCTGCATAAAACCTTTTGTAAGGAATGCCAGTTGTTGAAAATTTGAAATAGACATCCTCAGTATCAAGGCTTGTGTTCATAATGTGATGAATTCTTTCAGCGATGACACGGTTCTTATCCGGAATTGCTCTACGGTAAGTATTCCAGTAGGTTTCCGACTCTTGCCGTGCTATCATTGAACGAAGATCATAAACCGCCATTAGTCTAATCCTCTTTTAGATGCATTCAAAATGTTTATGTACTTTGTGTACTGAGCCTTATTGCGGTCTCGCAATTTTTCAATCAGTCCTTCAATGTATGCGACGTCTGCTTTGATGTCGTCTCGGTAATCTTTTTCAAGCTTGGTGATTTTATCCATGCCTGCCAGCCAAGATGCCCAACGGTCTCTTAGCTTATTGACTTGGTCTTCATCCCAAATGGATTCTCCACACACAAGCGGCGAGAGGCTACAAAGCATTAGATATTCAATGTCGCCCTGCACACGGTTTACGGTATGATTTTGGTTAAATGTTTCAAATCTGTCTGCTTTTGGGATATTCGGCGCATACAAAATAATCGTGTCTTCTGCCCGCCCATCTTTCCACCATTCATACAAAGCAATGTATTGTCCTAATTCACCAAGCGACCATTGTCCTCGGTATCTGTCAGGACCCAAAGCTAGATGTCTGAAGAAAACTTTGCCGTGCGGAAAACAAGAATTCAAGATGTACTGAATTCTTTCGCAGACAACACGCCTGTCATAAGGCAAGCCTCGTCTGAAGTCTGCGTATCTTCGTTCAGCCTCCGCCAGACTTAACTTTCTTTCATCTACTTCACCATTTTCTTGCGACATCTTTATCTACATCCTTTAATTCAAGTGCGTCTGCAATCTTGTTTATCTTTTCAAAGTGTAGCTTGATAACTTGTTTACGCTGTTCCTCAAGATCTTGAATCTTCTTTGAAATGTTCTCAAGTTTTTCTGCTGTTTTAACATCATTAGGAATGACAACTTCACGCCACTTCTGCATCTTCTTCCACATGCTTACACAATCTTCGGTTGCATGGCATACACCCATCGCATCTGTTCTTCCAGATGTCGCATGGTTATAATTTATCCAATAGCAATCGGTAATCGGTTCAACATTCTTCTCCCAGTCTTCAATCTGACGAGGAGTCATTCCCAGCTTACCGTGATACAAGTATTTAGGAATGGCAAAAGAACCGCGAAGGATATGACCTACATCCTTATCAAGGTGAAGGATACCCAAAGTCAATCCTGTGTCCTTCAAAGAGAAGCGAAGTGTTATCGCATTCGTGATACTTGAGACCTTCTCAACAGCAAAGTCAATCTGGTCAACCGTAAAGACCCTCATAATTTCCGTGACGAATGAATTGAAGACAATGATGTCTCGCATATTCATCTTGTCAAGCAACGCAGCGACTTTCGTGCTGTCATAACCCAGCTCCGGAAAGTAATGAGCGTATCTTTTAAGTATCATTTCAATAACCGCCTCTCTTGTAAAAGGCGGTATACCTTCTAGAGGTAAAATTGCGTCAGCTCTCATTATGTGAAATCCCAAGATAAGTCGTCTGTGAACAACTGTTCATCATCTTCATCATCTTCATCTTTTTCTTGAGGTTCGGTATTCACCTGCATATCATTGACCACTTCAAAGATCTTACCTGCTTTCGTAATCGCAGCGTTCCTTAATGCGGTCGCATCATTCTGCAGTTGCTTAGCCCTGTTAAGCATGTCTTGATGTTCGGTGACAGTCTTTTCAATGAAGGGCATTGCCTTTTTCAGATAACGGTTAGCAGCCTTTGTTGCGTTTATGTATTTCTGAGTATGTTCAATGTCCTTATCTTCAATCGTGTCATACAGTGCCCATTCACGACGGTGCTTTGTCAACTTCTCAACGAAGCGGCGTTCAAATTCGTCTTTATTCCAACCGAATTCTTCAAACATCATTCCGTTCAATGCGTCTTGAACAGCCGATAAATCAAATTCTACCGGTGCCGCATAAAAGTTGGCGGTATTGTTATTTGCTCGGATCTTGATTTCCCAGTAAGCAGTATCGCCAATCTGAACATCCCATTCAACGAAGATGAACCAATGCTTATCATTCTCGGTCGGCGCTTCGTCGGTATGAACAATCTTTCTGTAATTGAAATTATCGTCCTTGGCAGCCATAAGCATGTTGTCTACTTTAGCCACCTTTGCTCTTGTCCAAATATATCCTTCAGGATTAGGAGCATTACGAGGATCTGGCTTTGCTTCGCTCTTTCCTCGTGCAAGTATGCCTGCCATCTTCAGGGCATGCGCCATTGTTTCCTTAGCATCTTTATCGCCAAAGACGCCAATCGCGCCCATAGTAGCAAGCCATTCGTCAAGTTCGTTCATGTTGTTGTTTCCTTTTCCATTTCGCTGCGGTCAATCCCGCCTTAATAATATAATAAATTTCGTTCGGTTCATCAATAGCAAAATCAAAAAACAAGTCTGCCTCCTCCCAAGGTGACAAGTTGCCCTTTTCAAATTTGCCATCTTTAAATGTAACCCAGCCATCGCCGCCATACACATTATGCGTGAATGCGACCCTGCGGTCATCATTCTGAGTTATGATGATGCCTTCAATCTTAGAAAGCACATCGAGAACATCCTTCTTGGTAATTTTATTGCTCATATTAACCATCCTATTATAATGATAACCATCACAACCATGATAATGCGGGCAAGCAATCTGTCAATGTCCGGTCTCATGTGTAATTTCCACCTGTTGCTTAGCTTTTTCGTGTGCGTCCATAATGACCGAGTTAAGCGTGAAGGCAAATCCAATGATGCATGCCCACATAATAATCATAGCAATGCGGCGCTTACGCTTCATCTGCTTTAACAGGATCTTCAGCTTTTCGTCATCTGGCATTCCGTCAAACGGTTCAATCTTAATATGTTTCATAATCCGTGTCCATCTGTTGGAATGAATTTTCAATTAAAGGTTTAGGTTCTGTGGGTTCGTTAGGCACATCATGTCCGATGTGTATGGCATAAAAGACAAGCAATAAAGATACCGCTATGGCTATGTAAAAGAACCACATCGTTCCTCTATCTGAATTTCCGCCATCATACGGAATGCGCATACGGTGCCGATAGAATGAATCGTCATTCTCAGCAATATGTACACGCTTGATTTCAATGTTGGCGCCCATCACTCAATCCTTATGTGTCCATTTTCATTCTTCTCTTGCGCTTCCCGCAAGTCAAGCCATTGAATAAAAGATGTACCAATCCAGATACATCCCAAGACCCAATGGAAACTCGCAAACTCAAGCAAGCAGATAATGATGGCAAGCGCCAATCGTTTCTGCATCAGGTTAACCGTCTTATGACGGAAAAGCATGATGATAAAGATCAGTGCAAGCAGCGCACAGAACGCCGACATAAAACCTAAATAGATTTCCATTTTAAGTTCTCCTTTAAGGTAGGACCTTCATAAGGTTGTGCAGCTTAATCGCCAAGCTCTCCCTTCTCATACGGTTGATAGAAAGAAGATGTTCAAGCTCTTCCGATTCCTTACGGTAAACCACAAGTTCCTCTTCTGCCTTCTCCTTCACAAGACGAATCCAACGCATCCAGCGCTTAGCATTCTGCAGCCAGCATCTGACAAATTCAATCTTCGGCGCGACCTTTTCTGCAGTGTTGAATACAGAGTAGTCCGACATATTGAATGTCTGCGCGGCGCCGATCATATCTGGATAAACATTTCTCGGATTAGTGTTAAGCAAGCCCGCAACCGCTGTTCGGATCGGACAAGCATATCCGGTATCAGCCGGTCCAAGGATAATCTTCGCATGCATCACAAAGGTTTCAGTCTCTGACGCCACCAAACGGTAAACAAGCTCTTCCGTCCCCAAACGGAAACGATAAGTAATCTTACAACGGTAGCCACCCGGATAGCGCTTAAAGTCCTTCACCTTCTTCGTATAAACGAGATCAGTGTTCGCTTCTTCCTCAAAGACCTTGTCAATCTTCGCCACCACATCTTGAATGTAAGCCCAGATACGATCATATCTGGCTTCGCCGTTTTCCTTCTTTGCTGTAGGCAATCCAATAAGTTCTGCCGTCGGAGTATTAAATCCCATAAGTTCCTCCCTTAAGTGTTAATAAAGGTACACAAGTTCTGCAGGTCAGCCATCGTCCTAATGACAAAGAAGTGCTGCCCGTCAATTTCAATTCCATAACAGCGCTTAACCGGCTTTGACAAAATCGGCAATCCAAAGCCAAGACACTGAGCAATCCCGTCAGCGCCCAACTTCTGCATCGCAATCCGATTCATCACCGCTTCGCTGTCGCTAGCTTTCAATGTCATCGTCGTCATGAACTTCTTCCCGCTAGCGCTAATCCCGTCAACCTCCACGGTCAACCCTTCCGTGTACATAGCGGCATTGCGTATATGGTTAACAGTTCCATTTGCTTTTTTCTTGTTTCCGTTTTTATCAACGGTAAATTTCTGAATTGTTGTTTTCATCTGTCCTATCTCTCCATTTCAGTCAATAATAAAATTACAATCATAGTTAAGATACATACGATAGCCAATATCAGAAGTACCATATAACTCAATTCCGAAAATACAAAGATCCCCAAAGGTATAGAGAACACCACAAATACAATAGACATGAAGATCATGCCAAATGTACCGAGTTCTGAAACGAGCCCCAAAAATCCATCCCTGTGATATTCCTCCTTTTGAGTTCTAGGGGTAGGGGTAATCCGTTCGTCGTCCTGTCCAACTTTTCCGATCATTGTTTTCTCCGTTGTTTGAAGAAGAGGGTTATTTGTCAATCCATCATTTTTGAAATTTTTGTAATTTTTTTATTAGGGACCATTAAAAATCCGAGGTTCATCTTTTGAAAATTTTTTGATTTTTTCAATCCGCCGCCGCTGCTTTTCTCCGCCGCGTCCTCAAGAAAGAGATGTCTTCTTTTGCTATAGTAGCCTGAGGTTGACAACCCCCTCTTTTTATCCGGCTAGGGGACTGAATACATTTTTTCGTGTTTCCACCTTTGGTTTTCGGCAATGGGTCAAAATATGGTCAATTTGTATTGTCAGCAACCCTATCAGCAATACTGACAGTATGGGTAGTTCTCCCAAGACCCATCGTCATGCCCACCCACCTAGTAAGACCCGGGCTCATACCCATGATCTACCCATGTTTTCGGTGAAATTCTTTAGTTTTCTTACTTTTTCATGAGTTTTGCCTAAATATATAGATTATTCGTTATTTTATTCAAATATAACAATTTTGCGGCAATATATCAATAGTATTGCCCCTATTGTCAAACAAATTATACCACGAGGTTACCATGAGAATAATACCACAAGTGCTGCGCCAATATCTCGTAGCCAATACATACAGGTCCGTCACTATTGAATCGTTATTGGATAACTGCAATAGCTTTACCACCTTATTGCATTTGAAACGTTTGATGCTGCACGACAAAAAGAAAACCCTAATGAGTATTGATGCAACCATTGACGAGATCGCCAACGATACGTTCCATTTCCTTTATCTATCTAAAAAGGAACAGGGAAAGGAATACGATCCCGTTAGACTGTTTGAGGAAGATCTAGCGGGGGCAACGTATACCAAATGGGAATTGCTCAAGGTGTGCAGGGATCTAAAGGCATGGGTACAGGAGCAGCCGGCCTATAGATACCCCAGCGAGATCAACGCTTAGACGTAGCATTTACCTCCACCGTATGTGCGGGGTCTCGACTCGCACTTCAACGCCAGCTGCTTACATGCCTTGACCTTCCAGGTCTTTAGCTGCTGGTAATGCTCAAGGTGCTGCTCGGAATATCCATTTGAATAGAAATCCCTGCGGATCTTCGTGGTAACCTTCTGAGCTTCGCGGACCTTGGCCTTTGCTTCTGCATAAGCCTTACGAGCTGCAGCGATCTCCGGATCCTTGATAATAGATTCCCAGAGCAGCACGCCCTTAAGTATTTCCTGAATGTGGAACGCCCAGCTTTCAGATTCGAGTTCTGTATCAGGATCGCTGTTGAGTTCCGAACCAATCTTCGTCACCCTATTCAACCAGCTGCGCTCACGCGGAATGGAATTGAGATATCCCATCTGATACTGCATGATAACCTGATCTACCCTTGACGGTTCGCCGAGAGGTTTCATGAAGGCTATCTGGTAGACGTATCGCTGCCGCGAGTAATTGTCTTTAGAGCTGTAGCCGATGAGCACCTTGATGATCGGTGTCGAGTACTTATGCCCCGACAGTTCAACGAGCGCAGGAATATCCTTCCACCTGATCTCTGTCCATACAGGGGTTCGCTTACCCTTCTGAGGGATTACGTCTGTATTGACAACAACGTCGTGGAGTTTGATCTTGAACTGATTCCACAGTTTGCGCTTAAAGGTTTCGAGTTCCATTACTTTACCTCACTGATCTTGAATTCTTCAGGTATTGTTGTGTTGATGATGCGAAGCTTTGCATCGTAGTCCATCAACGTGTGGTAGCACTTTTCTTCGTAGCTCAGCCAAGCGTTGACATATTCCTCAATCTTGTCGAGTTTGATATGCAATGCCTTCTGGAAGGCAGAACCTTCAGGAAGATCGCATTCAATGGTGACGTAGCAGTCATCCGAGTCAACGCCCTTATCCTTACCGATATAGATCGTCGGGCGTTCCCAGTAATAGTTTCTTTCAACCCTGGTGCCGCAGCGACGGACAAGGCTGTACATGGGCACGAGGCAGGGGTTAGCTTCCTTGAGCTTGAGGTAAGTGAAGTCACGCCAGCCGATGTTGCCCTGATAAAGTTTGAACCTTTCATACGCTTCAATCGGCATGAAGATAGCGTGGCGCTTGCCACCCCAAGGATCACTATATTCAACATTCCAGAGACGGAGCCAGAAGGCATCACCAGCCTCATTGTGTTCAACAGTCACATGAAGGCCAGGGATCCTTTCCTCAATCATTTCCGCAATCGGGGCGATCTGACCAAGGGACCACTCGCACTTGAGTTCCTGACGCTTTTTGAACTTGATGTACTCACGCTTTTCCTGCATCAGGCGGTCGTGCTGAATCTTAGCCTGCTTCAGCCAGTTCTTGAACCATACGAGGCGGAAGTTGAAATCTGTGCCCTTGAGGTCGTTGCCGCGATAGGACTTCTGCCAACCCTTGCCCTTGAGGATAGCCTGGGTCTGCTTCACCCACTTCACAGAGGGGTACTTACCCTTGTTGAGGGCGAACACGATAATCTGCATGTCGCCGCGGTAATAGACGCGGATCTTGAACTTTGACGGCTTTTCTTCGTCGGGGGTGTCCCAGGGTTCGTGCGACATATAAAGTTCAACAGCTTCATCTTCAACATCGGTGACGGTCACAGTGACGCCCAGAGCGTCCGCGTCATCCAGCAATCGGTCAAGGAACTTTTTGAACTTGAGCTTGCTAAGATCGCTGAAGTTGTTGCAGAACCACTTAATGTTTGAACGGACGCTGCCAGAGAGCTTGTCATTAGCATTCGCGGCGTCAATATCAACGAGACAGGCGATAAGATCAGAAGTGAGGGTTTGTGCCAAAGTTGCCATGTTATACCCATTTGTTTTGTTTTACGAGTAAAATATAACAACTATTCGGACAACCGTCAAGGGTAATTCAAAGGATTTTTCATATTTTTATGTAAATTTACATTTACATTGACAGAATACACGAAAACGGGTTGTATCGGCAAATTATACGGAACTGCCAGATACAACCCAAAATGGAAGGTTTTCTGCTTTTAACTGTAATAAAACAGCTTATTTAACCCTGAAAAGGGTAGACCGTCGGGGCGGTTTTGCTGAGGTTTGCAGCCACATCCCAACCACGAGGATAACGCTCGCGGAGCGCCTTGATGAACGCCTTTACGGTTTCGTCGGTGAACCCAAACGGGCAGCCTTCAAGACCTTCAAGAACATGGGCGTTTTCAGTGGTATACTTCGTGCGGTCAACGAGAACACGCAGAGCCTTTTCAAGGGAATTCTTGCGGCCATAAGCAGCAGAGAATAGAACCACATCACGGCCCTTACAAATTGACTTGGCTTCAACGAGCGGGGTCAGGAACACGGTGTCCTTGCCTTCTGCCTCAAACTTTTCGGAGTTGGAGTTGATGGGACCCGGGGAAACAACTGCAATCGTGCAAGTCGTTGAACGGGTAGCCTTAGGATCGGGAGTACCCTGGTCGGCACCAGCCTTCTGGACGAACGGGGAGTGGATAAACTTTACGCGGAAAGCAACTTCAGTCTTTTGCGGGTTGCCATCCTGGCCTGTGATAACTACTGGAGCAGTAAGATTCATTTTGATTACCTCTGTGCTGTTAAAAAGAAATAAAAAGTGGGGCGCCGGTAACAACAATCAAAAACCCGGCACCCCACTGGGGAGGTAAATCCCTTAGATGAGGTCGGACACGGCGTCGTTAGCGTCGGCCAGAATATCCTTCATGGTGCGGTGGGCACCGACCTTGGTGAAGGCGTTCTTGATCTTGCCAAGCTGGCCGCCTTCAAGCTTGAGCACGCCGTCAATGAACAACTGGCGGACAAGCTGGGTCTTGCCGTTCTTGAGGGTCTTTGTGGTTTCAACCATGCGGAAGGAACCCACATCCTTCACCTTACCGGAGAGGACACCGTCAGCGAGCTTGAAGCTCTTGCGGTCGGCGCGGATAGCGTCGGCGATCTTGCCGGTCAGTTCCTTGTCAATCACCATCTTGGAGACCTTGGACGGCTTGCCGGCCACGACCATGCCCATGAGCGGGTAGAGGTACTTCTTCTTGAAGGTACCGAACTGAACGAGGCGTTCCTTGCCTTCAGCGTCAATACGGTAGAGCTCACGCTTGTGGGAGGCACGCTTGCCTTCCTTAGCCGGAGCTTCAGCGATGCTGAGGCGATAGTCAATCTTCACCCCGTTGCCGAGGTCAACGCCACGGAGGAAATAGTCGTGGGAGCCTTCCTTGTGTTCAACACAAGCGAAGTTGGAGCGAACAAAGTTCACGAGTGCAGCACCAAACAGTTCAATCTTGGACTTCGGGGCAGCAGCCTTAGCGGTAGCGGTTGCAGCGTTCTTGCTCACCTTAGAGGCCTGAGCGATAGCCTTAGCGTTCTTGTTAGCCATAGTTTTACCTTTCGGTTTGAAGTGAATGTTGCCAGTTGATTGGCGTCAGTGCTGTTTCAATCAGGCAACGAGTATAATATAAAAAAGTTTGTTGATCTTGTCAAGGGATATTTGTGAGTTTTTTTCACAAATTTTCCGAGTTTTTACACAGATTTGAAATCCACAACAGCTCGGTTTTCCGGATGTTCAATCCAATCCTTGTTTTGAATGAGCTCATGGAGCTTATTGAACAGTTCCACAGCGGTTTTGCGGTTGACAGTGAAGGAACCGGACTTCAGCACGGCGATCTTCTTGGGGTTGATCTTTGCCACCGGCACCTCACGGCAACAAGTGGTATCAGGATCGGCGACTGCCATCAAAACCTGTGCCCACGGGTCACCGGCTGCAGCTGCTGCTTCAACGAATGCCTTTGTCAAGCGGGGGCGATTAGCCTCGGTCTTCGGTGCGGGGCGCTTTGCTTCAAGCTTGCGCTTTTCTGCACGGGTGAGGCGGTCGTGAATACCCGCAATCAAACGAGTCAGGTGGGCCTGAGTGTCGCGCTTTTCAGCCTGAAGTTCGCTGAGTTCCGGCAGATCTTCAATACGGCGAATAAGCTTGGCGAGCTTGATGTCGCTGTTCAACTGATGGATGTGCGAGGAGGCCTGCTTCATGGCCCGCTTTTCTGCGTGGGTGAGCTTGGAACGGTTGGCGTTGATGAATTCCTTGTAATTTGCTCTCATAAGATGTTTCCTTTTTGAAAAGTGATTAACGGATACCGAACTTCTTGTTGTGGGCCATCTGAGCGACCGCTGCGCAGAGGGCGCGGTTGTCACCCTTGTCCTTCTTCATGGCGTCAAAGATGCCGTAGCGAAGCTTTTCCCACTTCGTGTCAGTCGGCAGATCGCTGTGACCGCCGCACCAGGTGCGAGGAAGCTTGGAGACCTTCGGGCAAAGCTTGACGCTTTTCGGAACCTTGACAGCGGAGGCCTTGAGGTTCTTTGCGAGGTTCTTGAGGGCAGCGGTGTTGTTAGCCATAGTTCAATCCTTTGAAAAATTGTTGTTTGTTTTGTTTACGAGTAAAATATAACAATTTATCGCTGAGCTGTCAACCAATTGTAAAGGAAAAAATGATTTTTTTCTGTAAACTTTCATTTACACTGTAATTTTGTGTTCAATTGGTAATTATACAGCACTGCGCCATCCATCATATTCTCGTAAGATAACTGCAAAAATCTGTAATAAAACTGCTTAAATTTCCTCAAATTAAGTATGGAAATTGAACCAATTTTTCAACTGTTCAAAATTTCTGTATTCAAGGGTTGTTTCCACATCACCCTTCCAGCGGTGTTCCTTGAACTTCAGCGCCATCTGTGCGCCGTTTGCCTGTTCTTCCGGATATACCGTAAAATCAACAATCTGAATGGTATGGTGATTTTCAGTGCTCTGCAAGTTATACTTGGCAATAGCGTCGGAGACAAATTTCATTTCAGCTTCATTCATTATTTTACCTTCCAGTAGCAGAGGTTGAACTTCTTGTCGCCCCAACCCTTGGAGCGATAATCATACTTTTCTTTGTCAGCGAGAACTTCGGCGAGTCGCTTATCACGAGCTGCTTCCGTATCAAATTCTTCCTTGACGTACTCCCACTTGCGGGTATCCGTAGGATCGCTCACGCACCATTTGACAGGCTTGATGTCAGAGCCGTGCGGGTGCCAGGTTTGATCTTTTGCGGGCGCCGGTGCAGCGGCCTGCTTGACGGCAGCCTTGCGGGGTGCGCCCGTGCCCTTGCCGGACATTTTGACATACAAGCCATCGGCAACGCCCTTCTTCCAGACGGCCACATGAGTGCCTTTCGCAGTCTTGTCCGTAACCTGACGGATAATCAAATGCCATTCGGCAACGCTGTGGGCTTCGCCCTGATGTTCACCTTTTGTCGCAGTGTAAAGCATGTTAGTCTCCTACAAAAATCATGGCAGCGAAAATGAGTGCGAGGCCAGCCCAAGCCTTGATCTTTTCAATTCTTTCGGCGCGAATGGCGCGACGGCGGCGGATGGACCAAGATTCAAACTCATTAAATTCCATTGGATTTCCTTTTGTTGTTTTTGATTACGAGTAAAATATAACAACTATTCGGACGCGTGGCAAGGGTAATTGTAGGAAAAATATGAAAGTTTACACAACTGCGGTTTTGATGAAATTTAAGCACTGAATGTAAATTACTTCATTACTTGATCTCCTTCAGGATTTCGCCGGCTTCAGCAAGTTCCTTGCGGGCGATTTCCTTGACAAGGTTTTCATTGAACTTGGCAATGTCTGCCAGTGCCGTTTCAACCGAGATGTAACCTTCATCATCGGTCCAGCCCTTATATTCAAAGATCATGCTTTCAGCGAGCTGGTCAATCAACGGCCACTCAGGCTTTTCAGCTTCCCAGCCGTCCAACGAACAGTCAGCCATCTTGGTGCCGAAGTCAATGTAGGGGCGCCAGTCAGCATGCGGGAAGTGGTCGCACTTGACGCAAGTGTAACCGGACTTACCCCAGCCCAGGTTCTTAAAGGTCACCGGGTCGCGCTGACGGACCTTGCCTTCAAAGCGACGGAGGGTCATGGTCACCTTTTCAGCGCCAAGATCAAAGGTGACGGTGCGACGTTTGGAAACAACTTCTTTGTAAGCCATAGTGGTATGTCCTTTTGTTAAATGTTGCTGACGGGGTTCTTAATTGTGTAACCAAAATCAATCATGCCGTATTCGCCGAGGGTCTCGCTCGCACGATCCCACATATTGTCGCTGCTGAAGAAACCGTCGCGGCAATCCTCAGCCATTGAGCTGGCAATAGCGCAGGCTTCGCTGTCGGTTAACGGGTATTCGTCGTTGCATTCAATTTCAATGGGGATGTAAACGGTTCGCTTCATGATTAAGCCTTCTTTTCAGCGTTGATGGCACGGTCAGTCCAGAAATTCATCCAGCCAGAAATCAAGCCGCAGCTCATCCAGCGATCCTTGTGCCAGTTGTAAATTCTCGTTGCTTCGTCCCAGTCACGGGCTGCGACGTGAACGGTGCGGTTCACCCAAATTTCTTCTCCTTCAGGAGTTTTGCCCATCATGTAGGCGTCCTTCATTTCAAAATCAAGGAGTTCAAGGGCTTCCCAATCCTTACGCTGTTCAACCCAGTGACCGTCAGGCATACGGCGCATGAAGGAGTCACGGATCAGGACGCGCTTCGGCATCTTATCTTTTCCGCAAACAAAACCGTTCCATTCATTTCGGTCTTCAACAGAACAATAATTTTCGGGGTAGTCATTGCGAAGACAATCGGTAAGGTCACGGCCATATTCAAGCTTTTCCCACGGGGTGGAGGCGATATCGGAGCGGCGTTTGGAATCAATACTCATAGTTCAAATCCTTCAGTTGTTTTGTTTACGAGTAAAATATAACAATTTCCACGCCACCTGTCAACTAAATAATCCGCAAAATATGAAAAAATATGTAAAATAAAGTTTACATAACAAAAACGCCCGAATTTCATCAATTCGGGCGCTAACAAGAAATTGTCAAAAAATGTCAATACGGAGGAAGAAGGACTTGAACCTTCACGCCCCTTTCGGGACACCACCTTAGCAGGGTGGCCACTTAACCAATTAGTGTATTCCTCCAAAGTCAAGATACCATTGCATATCGGGACTCGAACCCGCAACCCCCGCCAGTATGTCGGCGGTGCTCTACCAATTGAGCTATAACCCCAGGAGGAGCAAGACGCATTTTTGCTGTTGGTATCTATAGTGGCCAAGGAGAGACTTGAACTCTCACGACCTCGCGGTCAGCGGATTTTGAGTCCGCCGCGTCTACCAATTCCGCCACTCGGCCATAACAGGGACAAAAGGATTTGAACCTCTAACACGCGGGTTTGGAGTCCGCCGTTCTACCAATTGAACTATATCCCTAAGGGCCTTTAATTACAGATCTAGCTACAAGGCTACTCACTAGAAACGACCCAATTTGTTTTGGCTTTGGGTCACCATAGTTGGGGCGCCTGGACTTGAACCAAGAATTCATGAGTCAGAGTCATGCGTGTTACCAATTACACCACGCCCCAATAGTACCCCCGGTAGGAGTTGAACCTACGACCCGCTGCTTGTAGGGCAGCCGCGCTAAACCACTGCGCCACGGAGGTATATCCCAAGGCCGGAACTCGAATCCGAACTACGAGCGCCACAAGCTCGTGTGCTAACCATTACACTACCACGGGGGTAAGATCAAGATGCCTTTCGGGGTCTGGCGCCTGGACTCGAACCAGGATCTCCCTCTTTTATCGGAGGGTGTAATAACCAATTATACTACTCTAGAATTTTCCTATGAAAATTTAGCTGAGAGCACCTTTAGAGCCCTATGCGAGACTCGAACTCGCCACACCTGCTTGGAAGGCAGAAATGTTACCACTACACCAATAGGACTTATACAAGATACGTTTTTTGCTTTTCCTGCTCTACCGATTGAGCTACAGGTCACCTTTCAGCGACCCGACAGGACTCGAACCTGCAACACGGGGTTTATCAGACCATGCTTTAACATTGCTGTGCGTATCTATAGAGCCCCATGCCGGATTCGGACCGGCGACCTTCTCCATGGCAAGGAGACGTGCTACCACTACACCAATGGGACTTAAAATGTTTTAGCGGAGGGTGCAGGATTTGAACCTACAAGCGAGTTTCCCCGCGGCGGTTTTCAAGACCGCTGCCTTACCGTTAGGCTAACCCTCCAAGACAAGATAGATTTTTTGCTTTGGCTGAGTCCTAGACCACTAGACGAATGGAAGACCAACCTCCATGAGGGGATTCGGACCCCTCGTTTCAGCCTTGGGATAGCATTTAATTTTGCTGTCTCTATCTTTATTAGAGCTTACAGCAGGACTCGAACCTGCGAAGGCTTTCGCCCGCAGTTTTGCAGACTGCGTCCTTTGCCGCTCGGATTCATGTAAGCATAAAAGCGATTTGAGATATTTATAACGGCGACGTACCTCCACCCAAACCGCTTTAGTAGTTCCGCCAGGACTCGAACCTGGGACCTCCACGTTCGTAGCGTGGCGCTCTAAATCCGACTGAGCTACGGAACCGAATCAGGGACTCGCCCGTTCGCAATATCATTCTTGCGCTTCCAAGCAGCCGCCCTTTCAGACTGAACGCAGTTAAAGATCTGAGTGATACCACAAGTGACGGGCAAAGGGAATTCACCCAAGGCCTGGGATCGCTGCAAATTCCAATTCAGCATTGCTTCAATTTCTTTTGCTCTTTTTGCTTCTTGTTCAGTCATAATAACTCCTTGTGTTTTAGTGACCTACGAGAGACTCGAACTCCCACGCCCTCACGGGCACCTGATCCTAAGTCAGGCGCGTCTACCAGTTCCGCCAGTAGGCCATAGTAGCGGCGGCAGGACTCGAACCTGCAGAAGCACGGCTTATGAGACCGGCGGAGGAACCATCCTCTCCCCGCTATAATTGTTTTAGTGCCGAGGGTTGGAATCGGACCAACATCTCAGGATTTTCAGTCCCGCGCCATGACCACCTAGGCTACCGCGGCATAATCAAGATACCTTTGCGATTCTACCAAAAAAAGAATGTTGATAACTTTGCTGTAAGTATCTTTAGTCGGCACGGAAGGAGTTGAACCTTCAATCTCCACCTTATCAGAGTGGCAAACGAACCAATCGTTATGCATGCCGATAGTTGCTGTTTGCTCTGAGGGCTGCATATTCAGAGCTCTTTAGAGGGTGCCTTCCCGCCGTTGTTTTAATGCCCTTTTGGGGCCTCCCTTCACCGGCTCCTGAGGAACTTCCTCTAGAACCGCGCTTCCGGCTATTCCTTTGCATCCAGCCGTCGCCGGACCTCAAACCGCAATCAACGCCTCAGGCTATCTGCAGTTCACCTGATTTGTCAAACAGCAATTTTTAGCGGGTCCAACGGGTCACGATCCCGTACCGCCGGCGTGACAAGCCGGTATTCATCCATTAAACTATGAACCCAATTCAAAAGTACCGGAGCAATACACCTACGACGTCTCTCAGCTTTTTGCTCCTAGCCCCAGACCGTGTACTCACTGTTCAGGCAAGCGGATTCGGACCGCTCTTTCCCACTTCGCGTGGGCGTCTTGCCATAATCAAACGATGCCATCCGAGGCTTAGTAGCTCCTCCGGGACTCGAACCCGGGTTCTCACATTGAAAATGTGGTGTCCTAACCTCTAGACCAAGGAGCCAAAAATTCTTTTCGTGCCAGAGGGTGGATTTGAACCACCAAAGCCCGTGAGGGCCCCGGATTTACAGTCCGGTCCGACTCTCCAACGTCGGCGCACTGGCAAATACTTTTAGTAGCGGAGGTGGGACTTGAACCCACGACCTTCAGCTTATGAGGCTGCCGAGCTAACCACTGCTCCACTCCGCAATAATGTTATCGGGCTGGCGGGATTTGAACCCACGACCCCTTGATCCCAAATCAAGTGCTCTAGCCAGACTGAGCTACAGCCCGCAAGTTTTTAAGGTGGTTCCGCCACCACCGGACTACCGGCATTGTGAAATGCGGGCACCCATCCCATTACAGAACGGGGCTCGGTCCACCTATAGGCTATTGTTTATTCCTATAGGATACCCAACATTCAACCATTAGCGCCTGCAGAGGGATCCGAACCCCCGACCTGCGGGTTACAAAGCCGCTGCTCTACCAGCTGAGCTATACAGGCAATCAAAAGCGCTGGGACTCAAGCGTTCAGCATTACTCGAGTTGTCTGATCGTCAAGTGTCCCACACCTTTCGGCTACTTGATGTTGAGGTTATCTTAACCAAGCCATTTCCTTTGGTGGCTACGAGTGGAATTGAACCACTGATTTCCGGCGACTGCCGGCGTCCGATTCCTGCGGACGGCTATAGCACAGAAAATGTTGCCTAATCGGCGTTTAGCTGGAAAGGCAGGACTCGAACCTGCGACCAATCGGTTAACAGCCGACCGCTCTACCAAACTGAGCTACAATCCAATAATAATTAGTGGGCACCGAAGGATTTGAACCTCCACAGTGGCTACCACATATACCTAAAAGTCAGGAGCTTATCCCTGTCCCATCAGTATACCGCCTCACCGTTTCCATCCTTCCAATGCCGCACATTTACTTCAGCGACAGTGCTAGCTGCACACCATCAACCTTTCTGTTATAGGCATCTTCGGTCGTTTCAGCGATTCCCGATCCGATCTACTCCAGCTTAGAGCGATTCCTTCACGGATCTACCTACTCCTTTGTATGGTACTTTCATTAGGAAGGACCAAGATCGCAGCCACAAAGAGCAACCAATGTAACTACTTTCGGTTTGTCGTGCCTTCTTTGTCTTACTTGCAAATGGCGGAGGGAGCCCGAAATGTTTCGTGGAGCCACCGGGACTCGAACCCGGAACCCCTAGCTTGCAAAGCTAGTGCTCTACCAAATTGAGCTATGACCCCAATAATGCTTGTGCTGGTTAGGCTTAAGGCGCCAAGCAAGCCTAAGTCCTCTTTTACTTGTTGAACCTTCAACCAAGCCTGAGCGAGTCTCACGGGACCAACCGCGACCCAAGCAGGATATGCAACAATCGGTGACTTCTGGTAGCCTTGGCTTTTACCCAGTAATCTTCGGGGACAACCCGATGTTCTACGCTTGAACTATCTGCCGAAGGCGATCTTGCATTGTGCAGCTTTGTGGTTATGCTGTAACCCCACCATCGCTCGCCGGTGGCACGCTCAGCTTTTTTCGCATTGGAGGCAAGCTTTAGATTAGCCCTTTGACTACTCACAGAATCGTTTTACGGACGGTGGGAGTCGGACCCACAATTATGAGCTCGCCGAAGCGGACCCTGTTTTTCCATTTATAACTACATCCAACGACTTGCGATGATTCGCTTTCATCAAATTGTCAAGACTCACCCCGATGCGCCCCCAGGTCGGGTTCCTCTGCAGTTCACCCCTCCTCATCGGTGGGGTCTGCACGCGTTGCCATCAAACCTACTAGCAACCCTGTTCATAGCTTGTACTTCGCTACTACTAACAATCCTCTTCAGTTTGACGCGATCTTGTCCAGTAGTGCCCCGGGAAGGACTCGAACCTTCAACCCACGGATTAAGAGTCCGCTGCGCTACCAATTGCGCCACCGAGGCATGTTCAGTTGTTATTCATATTTATAAACAACAACTTTTCAAAATCTTGTGTTTCCGCTATTTCAAGCTGCAATCAAATCCGCTCGGGATTGATTTTGTTTTGACAGTATCAAATATAAAATAGTTTTCTGAAACTGTCAAGGGTATTTTTGTCAATTTTTTCCGGGTGACGCCCGTGAAGATTTTTCCGAGGATCTTCTGCAACTCGAGCAACGCTCATCTAGGCCTACCGCAACGGTGGGATCAAAATCCGCTCGCCTTCATCGCCCCAATCATTGATGAGCTGATACGATGAAAGCTCAAACCGTTCTACATACACGTCAAAAGTTTCATTTCAATCTCCAAGTTGTCGCCCTTCCTAGGATGGGCAGTAGGTGAACCGCGTGGGTTTTTGTTGTCCTGCGTGGCCCGCGGCGTTGAACCAGAGGCAGTAGTTGTTCAATTTCAACAGTTAAAATATAACAATTTAATTTTGAACTGTCAAGGGTAAATTTTGAATTTTTTTCATTTTATTTCAAAATTTTTGCTTCAGCGCGGAGGGCAGCCTTTGCGAGGCGAGCCTTCTTTTTCGGAAAACCTGCGGCCTTGCGGGCGAGGTAATTCTCGTGCTTGTCAAACTTGATCTTGACGAGCTGCTTGGCTTCTTCAACCGATTTGGGCATAGCCTGAATGCGAAGCGTTGCCTTCGTGAATTCCTTGCTGAAGTCGCGCTGCGCTGCGATGGTAGTCCTGCGACCCCAATCGGAGAGCATATAGGTGAAGCGATTTCCGTTCTGAAACTTCTTGATGAAGCCATCATGAACGAAGGTCGTCCACATATCCGGACTCCAGATACCCGTGCCCCAATCCTTTGTGCCGTCAGGGCTGAAGGTATGTTCCATCACTGCGGCGATTTCCTTGCGGGTGACCGCGCGATGTTCGGGGAACTTCAAGAATGCTTCACCGAGGCGGAACCAACAGGTCTTGCGGATGCGGCCGTCGCAGCGCACCGTTTGATAGGTGTGGTCGCTGTTGGGACCTTCCGGATAGATCGTGTCAGATTCAACGTAAAGGGCACGAGCGTAGTTGATTTTCAAAATCATTGTCGGTTCTCCTTAGATGAATTCTTCCTGACAGGCACTGAAAATTCTGCGACAAATTTCGGAGACGGAGTGACCGTCGGTAGCCCAGAATTCGCCGTTGGAATCAACAAAACCGTCCCACCCAAATTGATGGTCAAAATGAATGTTTGAGCCTTCCTTTTCGGCGGTTTCAATCAGCGCGCGGATCAGTTCTTGTTTGTTCATATTCCAGTTTCCTTGTTGTTTTCAATTTACGAGTAAAATATAACAACTATCTGGAAGTCCGTCAATGGTAGAAATGTAAATTTTTTATTTACAGTGATTTATGATCAAATTGACAATATATCAACAGTGCTTAAATCAACACAATCTACGCGGTTTACTGTAAATTACTGTAATATAACTGCTTAAATTTCATCGTTTTGAGATAGAAAAATGGCGCTTTTTAGGGCGCCATGAATAGTTCAAAATTTGAATTATACAGTTAATGCACAGTTTTATCAACAGTTTATTAACTATCGGCAAAGAAGGATTTGAACCTTCAACCGGCGGGTTATGAGTCCGCTGCACTAACCATTGTGCTATCTGCCGTTGAGTTTAACTTGTTATCGCAGTTCACTCTGCTTGAGGGATTTGCACACCTCGTGATCTATAGCTGCCGGTGCTGGAGTCGGACCAACGCCAAAGGATTCAAAGTCCCCTATACTACCGCTATACGAACCGGCAAGAAATTTAGTGAGGGTACCGGAGCTCGAAGCCGGTTCCATAGATTAAAAGTCTATTGCTTCACCGTCAAAGCTTTACCCTCAAAGAAGTACCCTAGGCAGGACTCGAACCTGCAACCCACGCTTTAGAAGAGCGTTGCTCTATCCAGTTGAGCTACTAGGGTATAAAAGCTAGCGAGCGCCCCAGGACTTGAACCCAGGGAAGTCTATCGTCCTAACTTCGTGTTTTCTCGCGACCTAGCACGAAGGTCTGAGATCGTTCTGTTTTACTCGGAAAGTATTCCCGACCGCTTGAACTATCGCCCGAAAAATGTATGGCCCCACCGGGACTCGAACCCGGACGCCATTACTGGCAGGGGATTTTAAGTCCCCAGCGTCTACCAGTTCCGCCATAAGGCCTGAGACTAGTAGTCGTATAATTCTGTAAGCTTCGGTTTGCGGTCAATCTTTATGCCCGCTTGTCTGGCAAAAGACCTCGCTTGCTTTTTGGCTTTTGCCCAGCGAGCTTCTTTTTCTTCTTGAGTTTCAATATGTTTTTCACGTTTCTGTTTCATCTTTTGCCTCTTGTTGTTATTTCAATCCATTCGCCCTTTCGGCGCGGAGCTGTTTGATCTTACGTTCCTGATGGCCTAGCACTTTTTGCTTGTCCATATCGGCTGCGCCCTTACATACATATGCTCGGTATTCATTCAGGACCTTAGGATCAATTTCGTTCAGATCGCCGAAACCTTCTGCGTATGTCCGTTCGTAGTCAATAAGTTCATCCTTTTGACTGAACCTGAAATTGTGTGGGTGATGCAAGGTCATGCTGCCATCTTCGTAAAAAGTGGCGAACATTACGTCACGCATGTTACCCATCCAAGAATTGTATTTCTGGACTCGCTTCAATAGGTGATAGCGAGTACCGTTCATAGCACTCTCGGTCTCAAAGTTCAAGCCTGACAGTGACGCCGTGTCTCGCATCCAAGCGATAACTTCGTCTTTTGTCATCATGAGTTCAACCTCTCAGTTGTAAGTATTTATAATTTAACAAATTTTCAAATCTCCGTCAATGGTAAATTTGAATTAAATTTCCACGGCAGCCGCCTTCGCCTTGATCCCAAGCATCAGCTGCTTGCGCTGATCATACCATGCGCAGCGGTTGTCCACGAGCTTGTTAACGACTGCCTTGACATCATCAACGGAGTAGTACTCCTTGTTGTCAAGCTTTTCCCAGCTGTTGTCATAACGCCAGCTGCCGTCATCATTTACCTCAACAACGAGGTGAACCTTGTGGAACTTCTTGCAGCACTTTTCAATATAGGCGATCTTGTTGAACTTCGCCTTGATGGCGTCAAAGCTCAACTGGCCCGCAGCTTCCGCCATGAGGGCGGCCTTCTTGTTGGCCTTATTGATGGCGTTGAACGCCTGCGAGAGCAGTTCAACCACACGGGTGGCGTTCTTCTCGTAGTCAGCGTGCGGCATGCGGGTATGATAGCGGAACCCGTAGACAATATGCTGCTTGAGATCAGTCAATTCCCAGCCTTCAGACGGCACCTTCTTAGAGGGCTCAACATAGCGCCCGTAGATCTTATTGAACCAAATGCCGTCAAGGCCATAGAAGTCGGTCTTGAAGTTGCGCTGTGCAAGTTTGTCAATCTGTCGGAACGGGGTAAAGTTAGCCATGAGACACCTCTAATTCAATTTTACAGTTAAAATTTAACAACTGTCGCGGATCTTGTCAAGGGTTAAAATGGGAAAAAATGTAAATTTTCGTTTACAGATCTTCCTCGTCAACCTTCTTTTTGCGCTTGTAGCCCTTCTTATTGGGCACCGTGCGGGTGCGAAGCGTTGCTCCGTTGTTACTGTTTTGAATGCGTTCGGAGCGCTGGCGTTCAGATTCTTTAGCTTTTGTCATAAATCACCTCAATTTTACAGGTAAAATATAACAACTATTCCGACATCTGTCAAGGGTAAATTTTACGCCGCGTAGGTCAATCCGGCCAAACATACGCCGGCATCATGAGCTTCATCAAGAACCGCCTGATAGCTCCAGAGTGCATTCTTCAGCTGCGAAGCATAGTACTCCTGATTCTTCTTGATTCCGTCCGCGTTGGCGTGCTGTTCGTAATAGTCAACCTTGATCTTTGCGAGGTTGAGTGACGCCTTGATCCGATCTTCGGTGGTCTTCGCCTCCTTGATCTTACGGATGGCAAGAAGGCAGTCTTCCTGGAAAGTGTCATACAGCTTCATCATTTAATACTCCTTTGATAATGTGGTTTGGGTCTGCCCATTCAGAATACTTCTTGTAGAGGGGCAGCGAATTCTTTACGAGCCATTCCTGAATGTCTTCGCCGTTTGCGAGAAGTTCTCTCATCTTGGTGGCCCATTCAACGGTCTGGTTCTTGATGTCATACAGGAACAGGTTGCCCATCATCATTTCGAGCAAAAGCCTTGATCCCGGGAAAAGCTTGAACTTCTTGTCGCTGAACATTGCTCGCCAGCCGGCTTCATATTCAATGTCACGGAGCTCTGAATTGCTCACACGGTCAACAAGATTATCCCCGCTGGCAATCTGGTCCATTCTGTCAAAATCAATCGGACACTTGTTGATAAGCGACGGCGACTTGAATGTTCCGCGGTCAACGCAGAAGTGCTGGAAGTGGCTCGCTTCGTGGACAAACATGGCGAAATACCGATCATCGGCAAAGGTGATCATATTGTCTTCAAAGGTGGCTGCTTCCGCTGAAAGGCAGAGCGTGGTGATACCCTTACGAACGCCGAAGTAAGCACCGCAAAGTGGCGGCATCGGAACGCCGATCTTAATGACTGCGAACGGCTCCTTCTCCAGCTGGGTCATCACCTCATACCACCAGAGCTGACGGCCTGGGTTATCGGTCGCAAGCGTAATGTCGGTGAAGTGCTTATGTATACGAATATCAGCCACAGCAACTCCAGACGATTAAGGCGAGGAAGTCAACGGGCACGCAAGCGATGGCGAGCATTGCCTTGGTGGTGTAAAATTTGATTTTCTTCATGTTAGATACCTCTGTAAGAGTCAGCCCATTCGAGCATGTCGGTGATAGAGAAAAGTGCGGTAGACGGGCAATGCGTCAAGTCAAAGTTGAACACCTCAAAGACGTATGCAGCGAAGTCGTTCCACTGTGCGGTCTCGATGATTTCTTCGCGGGTCAAATAGTCAAGTGTATCAAACTTGACAGTGCCGATCATTGCCTTAGCCATTGAGCATTTCTCCGTAAAATTCATTGATCTTGTCGGCGACGAATTTTGCGCCGTCTTTGTATTTCTTGCCGGTGCAGTCAATATAGCGACCGCCCATGTTGTCGCTCCACATAGAGCCTTCGCCGTCGCGGCCGACCCAAACCTCGTCAATCACGACGCGGTGCTTTGCATAGGGATCAACGGTGACATGGAGCAACTTGGAATGAATGCTCATGTAGGGCGCCGGATTCGGCATTTTCTTTTCAATGTTCAAACAGTTGTCAATAATCTGGAAGCTAGAGCCGTTCAAAATGGCGGGGGTAAGCTCGTGGGTGACGGCGTTGAAAAATTTCTCGATATTGCTCATAGTCAGATTCCCTTGGTTTACGAGTAAAATATAACAAATTCCACCCGCGCCGTCAATGGAAAAATCAAAAATATATGAAAAAACTCTGTAAACTTTCGTTTACAGAGTATTCAGGGGAATTATGGACAATCGCTTATTTTAACATAAAATACGAGGTTTTCTGCCAAAAACTGTAATTTTACTGCTTAAATTTAGGTTTTTCGCGCTCGTTTATTAGGCTATTTTTAATCTTTATTTTGTTTATTTGTTGGCGAAAACCCGTTACTGCATCATTTATCTGCACCAGATATGGCTCGGCAAATTCCTTCACTCGCTCTAAACCGCGTATTGATCTCACCACATTGTCAAGGCACTTCTTTACATCCTTGGGGTCCACGGGCATTTCCGTAGAGGTGTTTTCGCGGAACGGGCGGTGCTGCTGATAGAGGATCATGCCGTCATCCGTGAAGTCCATTGATAGACTTGTCAGGTTCAACGCCGCTGGACACATCAGATACCATACGCGTGCACGAATGTTATCATCAGCGTTCAGCGGGTGCTCCTTGGGAACCCAACGGATAACCGGAGGACCTTTCTCCTTCCATGGACCCCACTGATACCACTTCGGTAGCAAGCCTTTGTAGTAAAGCCAGTTAGGCCCTAGGATGTCTTCCACATAGATTACGTGCTCGAAGCCGGACTGAATGTATTTGCCGCCTCCGTAGGGGTTCTTCCGATCGTCTGGCACATAGAAGGACTCACGAGCCTCCTTCGGGACAGTCTTGAATTGGTACTTCAAGCCTTCTTCCACCCAGCGCTCGTTGATGGCGTCTGTAAAGCTCATGGCGCCCTCCTTAGAACTCGAAGTTCTGGTCCTTCATCCACTTCTTGATGTCCTTGATGTTCAGGAAGTGGCGGCACCAGCTCGGAGGAGCACAGCAGTTTTCCGTGCCGATGATGAAGATCTTGTTCAGGTACTTAGTCTTCGGACGCGGCCAGTCAAAGCCACAGTCAGTGAACACCAAGATACCGCCGAACTGCAATCTTTCCTTTTCAATTCTGTCAATGATGCAACGGGGATCGGTACCGCCTCTCATGTTCTCGAGGTTGAGGTCACCCTTACGCTTCTTCTTGACAGGTTCAATCGGACCGCAGGCAGCGTCCCAATAACAGAACCAAGTTTCGCAGTGCTTGATGAACAGGTTCACAAATGCTTCACCTGCCGCAACATCGCGGTCGCTCATAGAACCGGAAGCGTCCACGCATTCCACCATCGAGCTCTTCATCTTGTGGCGCCAGCCAGGTCTGTCAAAGCCGTGGCGTCTGTTTGCCTTGGCACGAGTATCATAGTATTCTTCAGACTGAATAGTCTGCTTCCAGTGCTTGATAATCGGAGTCGGGTCAAACTTCGGCGTGTTGGCACGGCGAATCATTTCCTGAAGTTCACCAGGCATGGAACCCCAAAGTTCAGGGTTAGAACCGAGGTGCTTGGTGATGCTACGGATTTCCTGCTGGACAAGAGTGTTTTCACCCCATTCTTGGGTAGCCTTACGAGCGTGGCGTTCGTCAGCCGCAAAGTGTTCATTCAAGGCGTTGCCCGTATCATTGCTGCTGTTCTTCGGAGCATTGTCGCCGCGAAGGTCACCGCAGTCTGCCGAGCTGTCAAGGCCGTTGGAACCGTGGGACGGATCGCTGCGGTCACCCTGGTTGGCACCCTGGTCACCCGAGGAAGAACCGTCATCGCCCTGACCCTGGTCTTGACCCTGCTGGCCGCCTTGGCCGCCACCTTGTCCCTGACCGTTCTGGCCCTGCTGTTGATCTTGGCCGTTACCGGAGCCTTGTCCGTTTTGACCCTGACCCTGACCGTCCTGTCCCTGGCCCTGACCCTGACCGTTTTGATCTTGGCCTTCGCCGTTCTGACCTTGGCCCTGTCCCTGTCCTTGGCCTTGCTGCTGCTGACCTTGTCCTTGGCCCTGCTGTTGCTGACCGTTCTGGCCCTGACCCTGCTGCTGTTGGCCTTGGCCGTTTCCTTGGCCTTGCTGCTGTTGCTGTTGTCCTTGTCCTTGGCCCTGCTGTTGCTGACCCTGACCCTGACCGGACTGTTGCTGTTGTCCTTGTCCTTGGCCCTGCTGTTGCTGACCCTGACCCTGACCGGACTGTTGCTGTTGTCCTTGTCCTTGGCCCTGCTGCGACTGCTGGCCCTGCCCATTTTGATTTTGGGAGCTCTGGCCCTGCTGGCCCTGGCCTTGACCCTGCTGGGGTTGACCCTGACCCTGCTTCTTCTGTTGCATTTGTTCCTGCACGCGGCGCAGGTAGTCGCGGATCTTTTCAAGCTGCCACATATCGCGCTTCTTGAAGCCCATCGGTTCAATGGCAGGGGCGATCTGACTGTAAGACGGCAGGTTTTTCAAAATTTCTTTAACATCGGAACGCCACTTGGACAAGAGCTTCTGGTTTTCAAAGCAAATCAAGTCGGAGGCGAACTTGTGCGGCGCAGCCGGCATAGCACGGCGGTGAGTGGCGTGGTGCAAGGCGATGCGCAAACTTTCGCCGAAAAATGCGAAAGCCAATTCGGATGCGTCATTCAAACGGCAAATCCAATACGGGTTATACTGGAGCTGAATTTGACCGCCAGCGTTCGCAGTCGCAAGACGCAGCGTCACATCCTTATCATTGATGGGAACCATTTCACAAATTGAAAGGTAAAGCATTGCAGCCGGTTCAAGCTGCAGAATTTTCATCGCTTCCGCGATAGTGTTGCGGGCATGTGCGAGGACGGGTTCCCAAGCCATGCCAGTTGTATCAAGGTAGTAGTTCTTTTCAGCCATAATTCAAAATCCCTTAGTTTACGAGTAAATAATAACAATTTCCACGGTTTTTGTCAATAGTTGATATGAAAAAATATGATTTTTGTCAAAAAATTTACATATCTGCGGAATTGACGAAAAATGGGCGGCATTGCTGCCGCCCATCCCAACCAAGGAAATTGCGGGAATTACCCTCCCGCAGGGTTTTACACATCGTAGTCAGCGAGGTCAATGTAGAAGTCGCAGACCTTTTCATTTATCGCCGAGAGGCGAGCAACCCACTTGCAGGTGGACGGGTCCTTTTGGTTCTGCTTACGAGCAGCTTCCACGCCCTGCATGTTCACCTGAGCAGCCACTTCCTTCGGGATGCTGGTAAGGAACTTATACCAGTTGTCGGCGACAAGCTTACCGTATTCAGTCGGCTTGGACTTTTCTACGAGCTTATCTTCAACCTTCTGGAGGTAGCCGCAAATTGCGGAGCCGAGGCGAAGGGTTTCGAGCGACTGAGCTTCACCCATCTTCTTGAGCTTTGCCCAGATCTTCTTGTCGCTCGGGTCAGCTTCAATAATCTGGTTAGGCTGCAAGCCAGCGCCGTGCTGCTGGTACCAGGAAGCGAAGTTCTGAGCAATCGCTTCACCTACCCAACCGGCAGCGAGCAAACGGAGTTCAGCGTTGCCCTTAGGACCGCTGTAAGCATCCGGGTCAATTTCAAGGGCACGAACCATATCCTTGGAAAGGCGAACCCAAGAACGGCGAGACTGCTTAACGCCGAGCTGGTCAACTTCGTCGTTGGAGCCCTTGGTCTTCACCTTGCCTGCCATTGCATACGGGTCAAGGTCTTCTTCATGGGCTTCAATGTAGGAAATGATACAGTCCAGAACGCCGATCTTGCGGGCATGGAAAATCCATTCCTGAATGGTCGGGGTGAACAAGATCTTCCAGTAACGGTCGTTTTCGGCGTCGTCAAATTCTTCAACGTCGTAGTTACCTTCATTGTCCGGGTTGATGGCGCAAACCACGCGGGAGCCTTCCGGAAGTTCAAAATTCAAGAGGCGATGGTCGTTACCGATCTGCATCATTGCACGCTTGATAGGCGGCGCAGCACGGTTGATTTCGTCCAAGAAGAGGCAGAACGGCTTGCCGTCCTTCGGGAACCAGTAAGGCGGAATCCACGCAGTTTCCTGACGCTTCACCGTGGTCTTCACGGGTTTGCCGTCTACGAAGACTTCCACTTCTTCTTCATATTCAATGATCTTCTGGAGACCGATAAGGTCACCAACGTCAGAGAGCTGAGAACCCTGAAGTTCGCAGCAGCGAAGGTTCCAGCCGTCCGGTTCAGCGCAAAGCTGGCGAACAACTTCGGTCTTTCCAGTACCGTGGATACCCTGAATCATCGGGGTGTGGGAGGGGCTCATCTTACGGAGCAAAGATTTCACAGTAGCAATATCAGCCATGTTTTGTCCTTGGTTAAAGGGGTTTCAGTTATCAGTTTGTTTTCAATTTACGAGTAAAATATAATTATTTTTCAATACGCCGTCAATGGTCAAAATTGAGTCAAAATCATTATTTTTCCACCCGTCTTCTTTAGTTGTGTTTCCATCATTTTAAGAACGGAACTTTCTCAAATTCAGCTTCTGCCAGTTTTTTGGCCTTTTTGGACAGTTTTTCAGCAATATCCATAAGATCAAAAACTGCGTTTATTTTAGCTGCCGCAAATTCACCGGCTTCCGTGCCATTCTTAAATTGCGAGAATGGGATCACATCTTTACCGTCGCAGATCTTTGTATACTGCAGTTCTAGGTCGTTCTCGATGAAAAACTTAATCGCATCCGCTCTAGAAGAAACTACTGTATAGCACCTGAAATGTTCCTGATGCGGCTTTAACAATATGATCCAGCAGGCGTCATTGCCAGACCCATATAAATTATGGGCACGAGGACAGTCCTTTACAAACAGCTCATACGCAGGCTCGTGATCGACGATTCTGTGCTGAAAGCAGGTTGAATTAGTCTCACGGATAGCAGCGTCAATGAAGTCAGCCGTAAACCGGAGTCTTTCTTGAACGTTCATTATTGCTTCTTTGTCGGACACACGATCTTTTCAAATTCAATACCAACGAGTTTTTCAATCTTGCTGTGCAGACGGTCGTTGATTTCACCGAGGCTAACTAAATTACGGAATTCAGTCACCACCTTTTCTGCAGCTTCTGCAGGAGTCTTGAAATCATCAAACTTGATGTCAGCGCTCCACTTGACGATTCGGTTTTCCCTGTTATTATAAAGGGTGCAGCCGTGAGCAATAAAGTTCTCAATCAACTGCTTGCGAGGCATGGCGACAACCCAGTACTCGAACACCTGACGAGTCGGCCAAATGCGAATCATGTCAGCGTCATTTCCTCGTTCAATACCAGCAAGCCAGTTACTGATACCACCGATGTCTTTCTCCTTCAACGAAAAGCACATGTAATTGCTTCCGTTGTTAGAGCAGGCGCCAACCGTCGGATCGGCTCCGCCAAATTCCTTAGCGATAATGTCCATCATTTCGCAAGCGAACTTCATTCCTTTGAACTTCTGCATAATCATCTCCATTTCAATTTGCTCTGCGAGCACGAATTGGTCAAACATTGTTATTCCTTGTAAAATGCCTTTTCAACAGTCAGTTCCATTTTCTTTCTGAACTTAGTCAAATTGGCGACCAGTTTACCATAGAAAGCACCCATTGCCTTCTGTCTGTTTGCTGCAATTTCCGCAACGGTTTCTGCAGCCATATCGTTGTGATAAGTTCCAGTGAACTGATCTCTGACCCAGAATTCACCAGTCTTGTCATCTCGTCCCCAATAGAACGAGAAACCACGGGGGTACTTTTTGCTGAGCTTGAAGTTGTTTACCAGCAAGTCCTCAACGACCTTTCCAGCGGTCAGATCGTGGTCCAAACAGCGATAGTCCAAACTGTGGTTCGGCGAGCACTGGAACAAATAGCTCCATTCATACTCGAGAAAATCCCAGTCCTCCTTGTTCGGCAAGTTAGACAATTTGACGCACCAGCCGCTTCCTTCAGGAAGGAGCAAGTCTTCGGTAATACCCATCAGTTCGCAAAACTTGCGAAGCACCCTCATTCCATATTCAATATCTCGAAAGTCGGGGTGCGAGAAAGTGTGTTCATAGATGTTTTCTTCAGCCATTAGTATACCTCTCCACAGCAGGTAAATGCGCCTTCAATGTTGTCAAAATAGCGCAACAGTTTCTTTTCATTTGCGAGCGAGTCGCCGGCCTTAGTGACCCAAAGCATCACTCGAGCCGGAACGCTGCTGTTACCCATAATACGGGAAATGTAATCACCTAGGCGTTCCATGGCTTCATCATTAAGATCACCGCCGCTCATGCCGTGCAAGATCAAGGTCGGCATCGGACCGACTTCGCCATCCGCAGATTCTTCAACGGTCTTCATGCGAATGTCTTGGAAAAAATCAATCAGGCAGTCAATGTCGCCCAATTCAGCGCGGCGCATATCGTAGACAACCACGCTCTTAGGCGGCACATCCAGCGCTTCCATGAGCTTCAAGCGAATGTTGTCAAAATGCTCCCCTCGGATTTTGAACTCCGTCGAGTCGTGAATGACCCAAGATTTGACTTCGGGGTTCTGCTTTACCATTTCAATAATATCGGTAGCCATTTTCAAATCTCCTTAGCAGATCGGTTCCTCAATAAGTGCCTTCACCGCAGCGAAGCGTTCACCGACCGCCTTCCACATTTTGAGGATCGGCGCAACGTCAACCGGTCGCAGATCGCTGTAGTCCAGTTCAACATTGCCCTTCAGCTGCACCGTGGAGTAGCAGCCGCCAGGTGCGTGACGGAAGGATGGATATACCCCGATCTTTCCTTTGTTGTTGGACGGATAGGTCGTGCCGTCGCCGAAGTCCATGTGACCCAGGCCAACGCTGACTCTTACGAGAACGTCCTTGTTGTAAATTTGAATTTCATCGTAGTCGGTACCCATCTGGCCCGCGGTCGTATAGTCCAGTTCATACCCGTTGTTCTTTGCGTGAGCGTTAAGGTTGTCAGCGAAAAGCTGTGCGAGTGCGGAAAGTTTGATCTGTCTTTTTGCCATATTGAGTACCTCTATTATTTCAACAATCAAAATATAACAATTTTCGGAATAACTGTAAATGGTATAGGGGAAATAATGACGATTTTTCTTAAAAATTTACAGATCTGCGGAATTGATGAAATTTGGGCATTTTGTGTAAAATATGAAAAAACCATAGGGGAAATGATGCGCTTGACCAAATTTTGTCACTGTCAAGGGTAGAACCTGAGGTTTTTTCTGCGGGTGCCGCGGTGGCGCTTCCGAATGTCATACACGGATTTAATAAAAGTTCTAAGATTCCCAAAGTTAACCCAGGGGTTCAACAGCAACCCAAAGATATCCCAACATCTTAAGATAGCAACAAAAAGCCACCCCTACCCCAAAGATAGCAACAAAAATAACCCAAGGAGATAATAGGAATAAATAAAGAAATAGATGCACTTTTAGATAACCCCGAGTATACAACTTATCAACAGTTAGATAACAGATTATTAAATAGGGGTAGTGAAGTGATATAAGGAGTAATTATAATGCAGATACTTACAGATGATGGGTTTAAGGATTTTGACGGTATTGTGCGAAAAAAAGCAAAATGCCTCGAGATTAGATATAAAGTAAATGGAGAACCTGACGGTACATTAAATTGTATTAAAGGCAGTAATGATCATCAGGTGTTAATTATCCCCCGTGGAAAAGAATGGGATTTGACTATTGATAGTTGTAAATGGATTAGACTAGATAAGATAGAAAAAGGGGATAGATTAGCAATATCAGTTGATGGGAAGTTATTTGACGGAACTGTTGTTGAAATTAAGCAAATAGGATTAAATGACGTATATACCCCATTAAATGTTGATGGAATAAGGTACTTGGAAGTAAATGGAGTAATAAACCATAACTGTGCGTTTGGTGGTTCTACATCGACTTTGATTTCGGAAGAAGGTTTGGATAAGATGAAAATCTGTGACCCGGTTGAATATAAGCTGGGGTATGACTTCTTGATATATGAAAAGCCGGATCCGAAAGCATTGTATGTTATGGGCGTGGATTCAGCGATGGGTGTTGCTGCTGACTATTCAGTGGTGCAGGTGCTGCGAGTGGTAGCGAAAGGAAAGTATAAACAGGTTGCGGTGTATCACAGAAATACGATTCGCCCAGAGGACTTTGCTGAAGTCGTTCATGACATTAGTGAGATGTATAACTCTGCTATGTACATTATTGAAAATAATGATATTGGCAGAACAGTAGCGGATGTTCTATATTACGAGATTGGCGACAACGGAATGATCTCGACGGACAAAAGAGGGAACCTTGGTACTCGTGCGGACCGCTCAACGAAGATTGATGCTTGTAAGATACTGAAGACGATGATTGAAAGAGGGGAGCTTGAAGTCGTAGATTCGGAAACTGTGAAGGAGCTTTCAAGGTTTGAAGAAGTGAGCACTGGTGTGTATCGTGCGACTGGTGATAATCACGATGACTTGGTGAGTGGGTTGTATTGGGCAGCCTACTGCTTACAGCAGCCGGAGATAGACCTTGACGGAGTTTGTGTGGCTGAAGTGAAGGCAACTGGTGATGACGCTTTGCCGCCGCCGATGTATATGAGCTTGCCAGGCGACTCGATGTTCGGTGCTGGCATTGACGCCAATTCATTCTGGAAAGGATTGAACTAAAAGTATAAATAGAATAGAAGGAATTTTTCAAAGGAGATTTTCAAAATGGAATTAAATGAAGCATTGACAAAGTTGCAGCAAGCAGGGTTTATCTGTGAGGCAGGAACAAATGGACTGATGCAGAAACTTAGAGGCTTTATCGCAAAGTATGGTCTAACTAAGTATAAAGTGACTACTGCTCTGTTGCAGAAATGGGTAAAAGAATCTATGCAAGACAAGATGAAGGAACGCCCGTGCCTTAGCATTCTTGATTACTTGTATGATGTAACTAAAAATAGAAAGTTTGACCCAGAAAAGGACAATCCCGATACTGTTGATATGTTCTATGAATGGGAAGAACTCATTGATGATTACTTTGAAGAATGGTATCAGGACCAGTAATTAAATACAGCAATTATGATGATAGAGGACATCTACGGGTGTCCTCTTTTTTGTCTGTTGAATTACCAATGGAATTATAATGTACATTTGTAGGGTGGTTTGCGGGTTATAAATATAACATGAGTTTTGAAACCCACATGAGACCGTTGATAAATCCGCAGTTGCGATTGGAAGGTGACAATCCCGATATGGAATTCTATATCAGGAATACCACAAAAGCGCTGAACAAGTATATGAAGGAACTTGAAGATGAGTTTGGTAAAAGGCACTTACCAGTGACTGGAGTGACTGTCCTTCCATTCTCCCCGCCGATTACGACTCCTGTGGCTAACAATTTTGGATACTTCGTTCCAAATCATATTCGTTTGACTGAAAGTGAGGTGAAGGCTGCCTTGTGGTGTGGTGTTCCAGAAATGTCGTTCATCAACCTGTTTAACCTGTTCGGCAGCAAGATGTCATTGAACTTTAACCGCGTATCATCAACGACCCGAAGCGTTGCTGAGCTGCAGTCTGCTCCTGTTGTTCCTTATGTATGCAACAGTATGGGCGTTGTTATGATGAGCTCGGCGCATTACGCAATGTATGGCGCTCAGTTCATGGCTGCGGTAAAGGCGTTAGGCACAGCGCTTGACGCATATAAGTTCTGTGAGCTAGAATCAAGATATCTGCAGATGGCTGTCACATCAACGCCGCCTTGTCCTGCTTTCATTGCTGGCACATGCTTGTCTACGAACGGCATTGTCGTTAATGGTATTTTTACAGGAACATTGGAGGCACATTTTGCAGCAGCAGCAACAGTATAATTATCTACCTATTGAAATGGAAGATCTTCCATCAAGAGGGTTGGTCTATCCTGAAGGTACATTCATCAAGGGCAGGTTCTTGAACATTCGAGACATTAAGTTCCTTGCTCTATTGACAGATGCCACAGCGCAGACAATCATTAACGAAATCATTGACCGATGCTTCTACATGAACATTCAAGTGGAAGACTTGGCTTTGTGTGACCGCACATACTTGATCTTCTGGTTGCGAGCAAACTCGTTCATGAAGGAAAACGGATACCGCGTCAGCGTCGGCAAATGCAATTATTGTCGCCGTCCGTTTGACTTTACCATCAAGCTAGATGACATTCCATTGAAACAGTTGCAGTCAGCACCTGGGAACATCAAACTTCCAAGATCTGGAGAATGGGTTAGCCTTAAACTGTCAACAGTCGCTGACTTGAAGATTGTTGATGAAGACCCTGATGTGCAGTTGATGGCTAGAATGATACGCAAGCCTGACCCCGTCAGGTACATTATGAACTTGAAGGTGATGGACTTCACATTCCTTTTGAATACATGCAAGCAGTATGACGCTGGCTTTGACATGCACTTTGATCTTGAGTGTCCGCACTGTCACGGTATCAACCCTATGCAGTGTATGATATCAGAAAGCGCATTGTTCGGACAGATAAACATGCGAGATATCATATCCTTGTCAATGAAGATCACCAAGTACCTTACATATCAAATCAGCGATGACACTCCGTGGCCTGAATTTGAGATGATAGCCGAATTGACAAATGTAATGATTAAGGAAGAAAACGAGGAAATGGCAAAACAAGAATCTGCTGCCAAGGCAAAGGCTCAAGCAGCACAGGCTCAGGCACATAGCCGTAACTTCAGAACCCATTAAGCACAGCCTCGGAAAATTTTCATGGGGTCTTCAAAGATCCCATTTTTTTGTTATTTTTATACCAGCATATAACATGCTACAAAATAGATAAAGGAGATTCTATGCCCGAATACGTTAATAATAAACGCTTACGCGAGGTGGTGAATCTTTACAATAGTATGAACATCAACGACAAGGGAGATTGGTGTGCTGCCTATCTCGCACGACTTGAACACAAGAAGAACAATGAAAAGATTGACGGACAGAAGTTTGAACTAGGTAAAGATTTTATCATCAACAAAGTCAAAAGCATTGAGGCGCTTCAAGCTAAGTATGAAGCATTTACGCCCGAAGAGAAGAAAGCGTTTGACGCTGAGTTTGAAAAGATAAAGAATGAACTCTGTGAAGACTTTCTGCTAATCATCAATGGTCGTATAAATTCATATAAGTTAAGAACCTCGTTGCGGAATCCTGATGACATAAATGACATCATTCAAGACGCACTTATTTGTGCATTTAGCTACATAAACAGATATGATCCTGCTCGCGGTTCCTCTGCATTTGCATTTATCACCCAGATCGTCTCGAACAGTATCATTTTAAGCGTCAACCAAATTAAGGACAGAGAAAAGAGAATGGTCAGTGGCCTTGACTACTTTGACAACATCAACACCATTGATGATCCGACCGACGGTGTCTCTGGACTTGCAAGATTCCTAGAATAGGAGAGGATATGGCAAACATCTACGAAAAAGATATAGAAGTTGCTTTGTTTGAAATTAAAGCATTGTTTGAATACAGCCACAAGAACTTGGAAGCAACAAACCTTCCTGCTAAGTGGGGCCTGGTAATTTACAACAATGTTCTACTATTGGGCACACCTTATGCCCAAATCGCACAAGGCACCTACGATGAACAGAACGACCCTAAGTATCACGAATACTGCCAGAAGATGAAATCCATCATTATGAAGTATGTTGACCGTGATGAACAAGGCAATCCTGTTTTTGATGAGAACAAACAGCCGGTCATTACTGACATGAATGTTGAGTTCCAGAATGAAACAGAAAAGCTGGATAGGGAATACGCCGAGCTCAATGATAAGATCATGCACAAGGATGAAAAGAACTACGACTTCCTCAAGCAAAAGGTCAAGGTTAAGATCTGTGCTTGCGACTTAGAAGATATTCCTGACGGCGTCCCGCCGAAGATTGTGGGCATCATTACAAAACCTCAAGTTAAGTAAAACATAGCGGCGTTGAAAAACGCCGCTTTTATAGTCTTTAGGCGTGCTTGTGTGAAACCGCGTAGCCAGTTCTTCCAGTGAAGTATTTGGTTCGGTCAACATACGAGTTCTTTGTTTCTTTTCGCATGTTAGCACCAAGGCTAGCCGCCATCTTGTTAGCGAACTCTTCGGAGAACTTACCATTGTTCTTTCTAAGATCTTCCAGAGCCGCTGCTTTATTCTCACGCAGATATCTACCAGTTGCTGCTGTGCTGCCACCAGAGCCATATTCCTGATGGAACAAACCACCGAGAGTATCAGTGTCCATAGCCTTCAAGATATCAGCGTCAACATTCCTCTGAACATTTCGAGCAACTTTGCCTAGAGCGATATCTTCAACCTTCTGAGCTGAAACATCGTCCATCTTCCATTGAGATTGTGAACTGTTTGCATCGCTGCGGCTTGAGAGCTGTTTAGTCAGCTGGTCCATAGTACCCGTGAGCTTTTCACCAGTCTTAGCATTGATGATTGTCAGCTGTGTATTCTTGAGGTCAGTACCTTCAAGGAATACTTGAGTATTACCGGCGCCAAAATTCAACTTGCCTGCCTGTTTGCCTTCGTCCATCTTGTTGAAGTAAACGGCGTTCTTTGAGCCTTCCTTTCTGCCCATACCATTTGTGCCGTAAACTTCAGCAGCACCAGCTGCCTGAATGCCTTTGACATCTGATACACCTGCAGCGCCCTTACCTGCGACTTTGACGCCTGTAGGCACGGTGTTGCCATGTTCAGTTGTTGAGCTGGCTTGTTCATCTTTCTTACCAGCTTCGTAAGCATCCTTAAATTCATTTGTCCATTGTGTAAGATTTTCAACAAGAGGCTTGACTGGCTGTGTATTATCAGTTGCAGCAGCAAGAGCGGTTGTCAAGCCAGCGTCATCTTCAATAGCTTTACCTCTACCAACATCGTGTGCATCTGCGAGGTTTTGAGACCAAGGCTGTTCTGACATGATATTGAATGTTGCCGACACAGCAACAATACCCGGACCTCCTGTTCTTGAGAAGGCGGGTTCATCGTATGTTGAAAGGACGCACTTGTAATACTTGTCAGATACGATTTTATTGAAGCGTGTATTGAATTCTTTAACACGGATGCCGACCACATAAGGCAAAGCATTACGCTGTAATGCGATAATCGTATCTAACCAGCTGATAACTCTTAAGCCATCAGTTTCTTCAAATGTAATCGTCAATGTGCGGGAAGCAATGTTAAAGATAGGAATGGTCTTAGCCATTACCCAAATACAAAGCAGCCTTTGATGTATCGCATTCAGTGCCTGAGATCTTAACTGACTGCACAGAATACTTCAGCGTTTCGGTAAGGGCGTCTCCCGCACCGAATATCTCAACCTCAAACCTGAAAGGTAGGTGAGGTCTGAAGTCAAAGAATTGTTTAACTGCTAATGCCATTTTATAACTTGTTTACTGAATAAGGTCCGCTTTCGGGCACGCCCTTTTCCATTGACTCAAACACAAATCCCAAACTCCACTTCGTCAGTGCTTCGTCCTGATAGCTAAGTTCATAAGGTTCAGCCTTTGTCAACTTCAGGTTATGGAAGTGGTATTCATACACAACCTTAGCAAGACGGTTATCAAGAATGAAAATGTCAATGTTAGTGTAGTCGTGCTTATCAACATTGTATGTGCCGTTAAGCGCCGTGTAGCCGTCTGTTGAGAAATTCTGATTAGATGTAAACCCTTTGCCCAATGATTGTCCATCGGGATTTTGGTTAAACAGTGCTTCCTTTGTCATCAAGTGTGCTTCACGCTCTTTACCATCTGCAACATAGCCTTCATAAAGTTCAAGCTGTAGTTCCTGCTGAATATCAATCTTCGGTATCAAGAACTTCTGCGAAACATTGCCATAGCTGTATTCTTCTTCAGTCCATTCAGCAACTTTAGGAACAGTGAAAGACGCACAGCGAAAACATTCTTTACCGTCCAAGCGAACGATAAAGCTATCGCTGAGCTTTATTGACTTCGTGTTGAAATAATTGTTTGCTTTGACTAGAGGCATACCAATTATATTTATCCTAATACTGTTTTTATATTTTGCCTGTCCTTATGATATTATTAGGCTCTAACTTTTTGCTGAGTGCTATGTAAAATCCCGCAGATTGGGCAATTCGTCAAGTTGTTTACGAATTGCTTTGCTGGATTGTTGCCAAGGTCAACGAACATGCCTGCATCAACAGTCACATTCTGCGTTGCGTAAACATTTGCATTACCGCTAACATTGATGTTGCAGTCACCGTTTACAGTCACATCAAGCCATGACTTCATGTTAGTGCCTGTCTTGATTGAGATGTTGCCGTTCTTGTCAATAACGGTTGTGGCGCCGGTGCGGTGTGTAAAGCACAAGTTGCCATCCTTACGGTTCAGCGTCAAGAAGTCGCCTTGGTCAGTCTCCATCAGCACCATCATGTGCGGATAGTCAGCACGGTTCTGTCTTGAGGTATAATCGCTTTCGCTGTTGTATTGGTTGAATGCTAGCGAGTCATATACGGGACGCTGCACATCGCCTTGGTCAAAGTAGCCACGAACCATCGAGTCAACTTCAGGAATGATCTGTGACCCGCATTTGCCGCCAAGCCATGCAATGTCAGGGATAGCCCAAGGTAGCTGCTTATCTTCAATGTTGTCATAATAACCGATGATCTTAATACGAACTCGGCCTAAACGGTCTGGGTCAGCCGTGTCAACCACCTTACCTGTCCAACGCTCATTTTGCGGAACAGTCTTCGGCGTCTGTATCATGTCCTTGACAACAGCCTTGCTGTCACCTTCAAGAATCTTACGGTACTGTTCAATATCACTAACCATTATTCACCTACATCAAAATAGCCATCATTAACCAATGTAATGGCTTGTGTATACGGTTCACCCCTTGAGTACTTGTGAGTAATCTCTGCGATGGCATACTCACCGGAGTGAATAGAATCAATTCTTTCGCTGCTTGAGAAGTCACATTTGACTGATGTGCCAAGCACAGGACGATGTGACTCCTTTTCATAAAGGTTGCCTTGCTTTGAAGTATCAACCATAATGCGAACAAAGTTCTGGAAGAATGAGCGACGAATCATTTCATTGTGAGATGGCGCGACTTCATAATGATCATGCAACTCATCAAAGTGCATGCCGCCATCTTTATGAATTGTCACATTGTCAATTTCAGACTGTTGCTTGTTCGAGATACCGCCAAGGTAAGGATCTTTACGCTGATATTCCTTTTCACGATATGCTTCAGTTCTATCCTTTGTGCCTGCGCCGAATACAGATGCAACAGCGCCGAGAGCAGCACCAAGCATTCCTTGTCCGTGTTGCGGGAACTCAAACATTGTCTGCGAAGAACGGTTATTCTTCGGAGTATAGAAACTTGTTTGAACCTTATAGCCGCCCATGTTCGAGATAGGACCGCCGGCATTCAAACAGAATACATCGGCAATCGTAATCGTCGGCACAGTGTCAGCGTCTTCACCATTCACAGTTGCTTGCATATCTGCAAACTGTATCAATGTCTTGTTGTCTACGATAGTCTTGACTGAAGACAAATGCGCAGTGCCTTTAACATCTGTATAGAACACTGGAGCGTCATCATCAGTTATCCATACATGCTGCAGAATTCGTTCGCAGAAGTCAGCAGCCGTTTCATTGGCATTAAGCCAGAATGAATAGTCAGCAGTAGCAACATCATTGACAAAGCCAATGCCTGCTTGAGCACATACATCTTTCATTGCTTCCCACGATGCTTTCTTGAGTGGGACAGGGTTTAGAATGTTCGTATCCTGCGGGTACTGGATAATCTTATTGATGAACCCTACAGCAGCATACACGCCTGTAATTCTGTGAATGTAAAGGTTATTGCGGTGGTCAGGCACATCAGTCACTGACTGAACTGTGAATGATGCAGAGACATACGGAGCTGCGACTTGGTCTTCCTCTTCCTTCAATGTAGCAGCCGGAGCCATACGCACATTCAATGTATCGCCGATGCGAACATTATAACGGAAGAAGAAACGGCCTGAGTCTGTCAGGACCATGTTAATGGTTGGCAGGGTTGTAAACAAGTTCTCTGTAATGTCTATTGAGTCAATGGCTTCATTCTCAATAGTAATGCCTTTCGTAGCATCTTTAGGGTCGCCAATCCAAACCTGAAGGTCAACATATGAACCTCCAGTATTGCCACCGCCAACTATTGTTTGTCCTTCCTTAGCCATTCTTTACCGTAAATGAAATACCTTTGTTGCCTGTCATCCAGCCGTTGATGTTGAAATTCTTCATGATTTCAGCAGCCTGTGAAAGACCGGCTGGTGCCTTGAAACCCCAGAATACCTTGTCATTGATAGCCAAAAGGAAGTTTGCCTTTTGAACTTTCATATATGTCAAAAAGTGTGTAGCCGCTATTACAAGCTTGAGGTCGTGGGTATTGTTAAACAACTCGACCATTTGATTAGTAAGACTTGCGCTAGGGTTTTTGAGATTTTGAAGCAGTGCCATAACCTTCGCCACCTTTTGTGGGTTCTTCAGCAACAAATTCTGGAGTTCTTCCATTGTTTCAAGGGTTAGGTCCTTTGCTTCTGTGTTTGTTCCAAACTGCGAATAGATGCCATACATCAATGATTGGTTCATTTGCTTGTATGGTCCTTCTGAACCGAAGTTGGCATGCTTGCCCTTAACTTCTATACGGTTGCCATCAGAGTCAACCAAGTCACCCTTCCCTGCTGAGAAGCGTATGTTGTTGAATGTAGCAACAAACAAGAATTCCCCTCGTCCAATAGCAGGGCGTGGAGTAGTCACCTTCAAGCAGTCCTCAACATAAGAAGGCTGCACATACAAATCAATCTTTGCTTTCTTTAAGAATGAACCTAGAGAGATCGGTCCAAAGTCCTGAAACTTGAAATGATTTTCTTTTACCTGTTCAAAGAAATCCGACGCAGGCACCTTCAAGTCCTTCATAAGGATTGTGCCGTGCTTTGACTTTAAGTCGGTGTGCTTACCAAGCTTTTCTTCGGTCCAGTAATCATCAAGCTCTTTCTTAATGTCACCGATGTTAGTGTCATTCTGTATGCGCGAAAACTGGTCGGCAGAAGCGTTGCCGACCTTTTTCATTTCGCCATCATCGTTCTTAATAAAAATCTCAGCCATACTTATTGTATTTATATGGCTGAGAAGGAATTAGGTTAGGAACTTATTATTGTAAGCGTAGTTGAAGTTCATTACACCGTATTCACCGTAGTAACCATTATCCTTATAAAGGATGCGTTGAACTTCTGCCGGGCGGATACCCTTGACAGCGTTCAAGGTCTGGTAGTTACCGTTTGACATCTTACGGAGACGAACGCCCTTGAAGTATAGGTTTTCCTTCGGGTCACCGTTTACGCAGTAGAAGGTATAAGTGTTCGGGTTCTTACCAAGGTTGCCGTTATTTGAAATGTATCTTCCAAATTCAGCCTGTGTTGCCTTCAAGATATCTTCAATGTAGAACTTGTAGCGCATATCGAGAATTTTCAATTCCATTCCCTTATAGCCCTTAGTTCCCTTGAGACCCTTAAGACCGGCAAGTCCCTTCTTACCCTTAAGACCTAGGGTAACTCCCTTGATACCTTTACGACCCTTCCAACCCTTGGTTCCCTTAGCACCCTTTGAACCCTTGATGTAGTCCCAACGGTAGGTGATGATAGGACCAAGCGTTAGCAAGAATGATGTGTTCTTCTTGTAGAAGTCAGAGATAGCCTTATTCAATGCTGCTGTCTTCAACATGCTTGCGTTAGTCTTGATGTAGTTGTCGTGTATCAAGTAGTCAAGTTCACGGATACGGAGCTTCCACTGTTCGTTATGAGCGGTGCGCTTCGTGAAGTAGATTGTGTCAGGTGAATAGCAACCATTCTGCAGGTTAGCAAAGCGTTCTGACAACGAATCATACTTAGCCCAATTACGAACTGCGAAGAAGTCAACTGCCTCGCGGTGTGTCACATTTGAGTCAGGGATTTCATCGTAGTTGTTGTTATGTGTTAAGAGCATACCGTGATTCTCAACAGAGAATACGTTCATACGCTTCAAGTACTGACCAATGTCTAGGTCACAGTTGTTTTCAGGTTTGATGTTGATGTAATCGTCATACAAGTTAAATGCCTGCTGATTTGACATCAGGTTCTTATAGAAGTAGCCATCACCGACCTTAACAACACCGCCGTCTTCGTATGCAACGATTGGGCGATACTTGACCTTTCCTTCGCCGGAACATGTTGGACATAGCCAATGTTTTACGCCGTCACAAGCATCACAAGGAACAATGCCTTCTACGCAAGTAGGACACTTAATCTGACCCCATTTTGTATAAGGCTGAGTACCTCTATAGTTACATGCATCGCAAGCTGCGGTATAACCACCGTCTAAATTGACAATACCATCAAGTTCAATGTTGCTTTCAAAGTCCTGCATGTTTTCATGCGAGAATGTATCATGCATGTTAATGCCTGAGAATGCACGATACCAATCGGTTAGTGTAGAATTATAGCTATGGCTAGTTTGATAGTCAACTTCGCTCTTAAGCGGTTTCATGTTCATGCACTTAGGACAAATCATGCCGTCAGCTTTACCACCAGTAACTGAATACCAGTCTTCGCCAACAAGTATCATGTGATATAATGGGCTTTCAGGACGAGAACCAATTACGTTCTTCATCATTTCTTCGTCCCAGCCTTCTAGTTCACGAGCCTGATCCCATGTAAGTACCTGAGTACCATGACATAGGTCGCATTCATGATAACCAACATTTGGCTTAACTTTATAATAGTAACCCGGAGTTCCGCAGTATCTGTTATTCGCCAAGCTTAACATATCACGATACATTGCCGAATATGTGTAAGTTCCGTCTACTGAATGTGCAGTTGTTGGACCAACTTTATATACGTCAGGACGTGAGCTTGTGGTATAAGTGAAGAGCTTATTACAGCAAGGACAAATGATTCTCTTATCAACCGTGTGATTTGTTTCATCATAGCCACCACCGCCACCACAGTGTTCACAAACCTTAGGTATAGAAACAAGTGTTTTTGTTATGCGTCCGCCGTGAGGTGCATAAGGATATACATATGATGTTTGTGCTGAACAGGTTTGCTTGCTAGTGTAAATGGTAGCGTCTTCAAAGTTAGGTACCCAAGTTGGTGCTCTTTCAGTTTGCTTTGTGAAGCCAATCAGATCGTTGTGTTCACCATCTTCATCGGTGTATACTTCATAAAATTCACCGTAGCAAGTGTTTTCATCAATACCAGTACCTTCACATGCAGTACATGGGTTTTTCACCAATGATGCATAAATCTTAAGTCCGATAGATGCTGAGAATGCACCGCTGGCACTATCGCGGTCACCCATACCACTACATGTAGGTAGCCATGCAAGAATCTTTTCTCTATTATCAGTGCTTGCCCATGAGATATTACCATCATCAGACAATGATGCAGGATCGGGTTCAACAAGCAAGCCGCTACATAGAGGGCACAGCGCAGTTTGAGCATGTACCACACATTCAGGACATTCAACAATTTGTGTGCCGTGGCATTCAGGGCATTCATATCCGCCTGTTCCTGAACAGGTTGAGCAAACTTGTTTGTCACCGCCACACAATTCACAAGGAATTGTCGGATCATCGCCGGTGTAGCCCTGACCGCTACATGCGGTACATGTCATCAATGTTTCATGGCAAGTAGGGCATGCAGAGTATCTCGGTGCATGTTCATAGCTTTCAATGTAGCCCAAGCCACCACAGTCAGGGTCAATCATTTGACCATAGCCTGAACAATCAGGACAAGGCAGCCATGCGGTGGTTGATGTGTCAATAATTTCCTTCTTACCTGAGCAAAGTCGGCATTCGTAAATAGCGTCATTTGCCGAAACATAATCTTGGCATGTGTAGAAGCCTTCCCAATCATCAGGGTTAACACCTGAATGAGAATTCTTACCTAAACATATTGGGCAAACCTGTGATGGGTCATCATTCAAATAACCCTTACCGCTACAGTTAGTGCAGATGTCAGCTGAGTAGTTCACATAGCCAAATCCATAACAGCTAGAGCAAGTGACAGTAGGATGTCCGGTGACAACACCGCGAGGTCTACCATCTTCACCAGTACATGTAGTACATAGGATACGGCCAGTACCTTCACAGTGTTCACACATTTCATATTCTTTATTGCCGCAAGCGTTATGATTACCAAATACAACGGCGTCATGACCGAAGTTTGAAAGCAATCCCTTATGGCCAATGAAGAAGTTGTTGTAGCCGTTGAACTCAACTGATGAAACGTTCAAGCCCATCATTGACAAACGGCCAGGGAGACCGTATGCACCGAAGTGTCCATCGCCGCCACAGCGTGAGCATTCTTGTGCCGCTAGCTTAACGACGAATGCGAGGTTGCTTACTGCGAATGAGCAGTTAGCTCTTACATCAGCCGCAAATGCTTCTGCGTCTTCCAGCGTTGTGAAACCCCATGCTGGGTCAATGTATGGGTCGCCTGTGTTCAAAGCATTGGCAACTTCTTCTGCCAAAACATTTATTCTTGGGTTAGGATAATTCGTAGGTATTTCACGACCGATGTCACCGCTGTGCTGGAATGTATCATCTTCCTTATAAACAACGGAATCATACGCAAATCCGTTATATTCAATGACAACGAAATACAGGTCAGTACCAATCTTACCTGTGCCGTCACAATCAGGACAACGATAAACATCACCACTGACAGGATCATAGCCGTTTGTTGCTGTGAATGCCGAAGCACGCTGAGCAGCAATAGCTGTCAAGCCAAATTGGTCTTGTCCAAAAATCTTTTCAGAGTCAATGATTAAACCACCGGAAATTGCAGATGCAGATGTTCCGCGTGAGTCAATCACATGAGTGTCGTATGATGAGGTTACGATTCTGTTGTCTTCGCTCAAAATCATTGAGCCGTCAAACATACCAGCGGTATTGTCATTTGACTTGATGAACAAATCGTTCTCACCAATTTCGTGATAGCCACGGTCACACAATAGACGCATATAACCAGAGGTCTGGTCAAACTTAGAGTCATCGTAGTTTGCGTTTTCGCGCTTCGTTGCTCCGCCGAACAAGTCAATTCTTGTCGCAGCAGTAGGAGCCTTTTCATTCATCTTGAAATAGCTCGGATCATATTCAAAGCCGATGCTCTGAGCTGCGAAAATATCGCCCGATGTCTTACCACCGTAAGAAAGCAACAACTGAGGCTTGACGAACTTATCATCATGTTCGTCAAAGATGTTCACTCTCGGAGTGACATTGAAGATGTTGTTGTTCTTGTATGTATTAGGGATAAGATTGAGCGTCTTATCCATATAGGCAATGCCTTCGTTTTCAATCTTCTTGCCGTTTTCAAGTTCAACACGAGTCTTATATTCCTTGCCCGATGGAACAAGGAATGCGCCTGGAAGGTCCAACTTAATTGTAGTCTGGTCCTTCTGATTTGAGTTCTTCATGATTTCGGCATAGTCTTCATCAAGCTCAACCGGAGAAGGAAGCTCACCGAGCTGCGACAAAGAGAACTGCACGTTAATCGTAAATGCAGTGTCCTTTGTAATTACCAAGCCTTTTGACTTTTCAGCAAAGCAAGGGCTGTCACCTGCGCCGAACCAAATCCACATAGCGATGTAGGATTTCTTCTGTGTGATAACATGCCACTTATCTTCGGTGTATTTTTCACCGATTAGAACGATAGCACGGTATGTGCCCATGATACCGTTTCTTGTCTTGTTGTTCAATGCTGAGTTGATGCGAATCTTGTAAGTACCAAACTTTTCCCCACCAAGGACTGTGCCTTTATCATCTGTTGTTTCAGGAACCGTCAATTCCAAGCACGGTTCAAAAGTGACATCAAACAGGTTGTTTAGGATGTCAGAGTCGTGCTTGTCTTCATCAGTCACAAGAACACAGTTGTCACACAATTCTTCAAGAGTAATATCCTCAAAGGCGTATGCATCAGCATACTTCTTTTCAAGCCACTTCTTTGTGTCATTGACAAAAGCATATCCTCGGATCACGCATTTGATACCGCGTTCAGCGAGGATAGTGTTGTTTTTGAAATCTGATGTATGTATAATCTTCATGTTATAACTCTTCTTTAATTATTTATACTGAAGAAACCAGTCATGTTGTTGCTGGTATCTCTCAGATACAAATACTGAAGAGAGTTATAAGCAGAGACTCTGCGAATGTCGTATGTCTTTGTTAGACCATCGCCATTTCTATACATACGGTATGATGTAACGGTTGTTCTAAAGTCAGGGTCAGCCTTTGTTGCCGTTGTCTGATAGGTAACGTTGATTATTGAGTTGGACTTAAGAGCCGAAATATCAGTCTTGAAGTATTCTTCAAGGTTTGTGGCAGCGCTGATAACAATGCTCTTGTTAGTAGGCATTGTGTTGTTAATTGCCTGAACCTTATCGGTGTAGCTGTCAATGACGTTCTGGAACTCCTTCATAGAGTCATAGACGTTCAACTTAGCATACACTGATGAGAACGGGATGTCATATCTTGCACCCTTACAGAAGGCCGTGATACCGCTAAAGCCATATCGTGCAGAGTTTTCAGGATGTGTATAATCAGAGATACCCACCCAACCCTTACGGTTGACGGTGAACAAGTTATGGCGATAGAAGTTAACCATATCGCCGCGTTCGCCTTCGCCCTTACAGCCGATGGCATTGAAGAAGCGGTTATTGTCATTTGAGCCATCAAGCAAGTGGCTAATCTTCTTCAAATAATCTTCCGATACGAAACCGTCACCAACAATGAGCACATTGTCAGGATCCTTGTCATTCAAGTTGAAATGACCAAGAAGGATCTTATCGCCCTGACCCTTGACATATGTCAAGCCACGACCGATAGCAATTAGGTTGCCACTGTTGTTATTCGTGTAGCCATACATATTACCGATTTCAAGATCGTGCTGTGAGTATTCACTGAACACGTGCTTTGCTGACGGCGTTGAAATGTATGTGCCGTGGAAGTCATCGTTGTTGTGACCGTTGATGAATGAGTAGTCAGAGTCAAGCAAGAAGTGCTGTGACAAGTGACCACCAACGGTATACGGTGTCCAAACAACTCTACCCTTATGACCCTTGACTCCCTTGTCTCCAGAGTAGCTAGAGGTGTAGTAAGTTGAATACCACGGTGTGACAACAGAGTTATCAGTCTCCATGAATGTCACATTGTTTGTGCCTGGGAACTGATGGAATACCGATTCCGTCCCAGACTGAACGACGTTAAAGTTCGAGTTGATGAAGGAGATGTTGTTTGCCGCGTGAGCATAAAGGATGTTGCTATCAGAGTTGATGAATGTGTTATCAAACGCTGATGTCGGCAATTCGTTTTCTTGTGAGTAGATGAAAGAGTTGCCGTAGATACCCTTTATGTTCTGATAAAGGTTGTTCACGCCAAGCAATTCAACGTTGATGCGTTGCTTACCGGCGCCTGCCAATTCAAAAATTCTGAACAAAGGAGCACGACCACCTGAAGCATAGTTAAATGCTAGGCGTTGACCGTTCCATGATTTGTTTCCTTTGTTGTTAACCAACGAGAACATCAACTGCGGTGTAGATTCCGCAATTCGTTCAGTACCCTGAGACATGATGTTCAACTTAGAGAATACATCATACGGTTTAATTTCTTCATCAGGTACTGATGTGATGAATAACTTATTTACAGTTTCATAGCTTTCACAGTCATTCAATGTATTCGTTGAAGCATCATTAGCAAGGTGAATGCCTTGGACCAAACCCTTTTCATTATAGCCTTCAGGCATTTGGTTTTGAATGTCAACGATAGCGTCTTCGCCGTTTTCATCGTAGGCATATCCTACATGCATTTCAACATTCATGACAAGGCGATCTTTCTGTTCCTTCAAGATCATCAACTTATCAACAGCGAAGTATGAAATTGCGAACAGTACCGGCTTCTGTGGGTCAAGAATGTCTAGGTTATCATCCTGTGGTTCATTCTTGAACGGACGAGCAATATAGATGATACCGTCAAAGGTTTGGTCACCTGTCACATCAGTTACGTCAACAAGTTCACGGTTAATGACAACATCATATGAAACATAGGTGTTGTCATAATTGTTCATTTGCTCGTCTTCTTTGCCGTCGCCATCAGCGTCGGTGTAATATGATTCGTCATAGTTGTATGCGTGCTGCAGAGGGAACAGATGATTTTCAACATCGTCCCAGGCATTTGCATACTGAATAGCATTTGGGCGGTGAAGGTTGTTGTCATACGAATAAGTGACGCCCTTGAAGATGACGTTCAGGTTTTTCTTAACATCATCAAGCGTAAAATCACGAAGGCAGTTGAAGTCAAATTCATCGTCCTTACTGCCGGCGTCCTGACCCTCTTCGTCTGTGCCGTCATTGTCAATTTTCAAGCACTTTTGTTGGAGCCATCCGTTGACATCCTTAAACAAAGCATAGCCCTGCAGAGCAAACTTAAAACCGTTGCCCTGCTTATAAATGTTCGCCTGTCCCTGGCGAGTAATAACGCATTCTTTTTGTTCTGCTCTATAACTTGACATAGCTTCTTAAATCCTTTTTATATTTATTCCAAAGGTTCGCAATAACAAATTTCAGTTCCAGGCACATGTCTGATTTGGGTTGTCATTGTTAAGTCAGCACAGTCATCAAGATTGGTAATTCTGATACGGATTTCCAAACGAGTCTTGACACGGTTAACAGCGGCAGCCTTTTGTTCTTCAGTCAATTCGTCGTCTGCCATGATTGCTGCGATGAGCTGTTCACGAGCTTCATCAGCCTTGTCAGCAGCGTAATTTTCAAGGTAGTAGACTGGCTTTACAAATTCAGCCAAGTGAGTAGCCATTTCACCATCCTTAGGATAGATGTAGAAACCGCTGTCACACATTGTAATGTCAATGTCTGTCAACTTCATTTCCTTGATGAACTCGAAGTGTTCAGTGTCACCTGTCACATCGAGGTCGTATGTTGTTTCGTGTGTCCATTCACCAGTCGGATCATACTTATCACGAATGTCAACTTCATAATTGATGTCATAATCAGCGTTCATCTTGAAGATGAATTTGTGTCGTGATTCGTTAATCATTGTTGAGAGCAATGTGTAAGCATTCTCCATATCAGCAGGGCTTACTTCACCTACTTCCTGTTTTGTCTTTTCAGTGGCAATGCTGTGCGGCACAAAGTTAACCCACAAGCGTGTGGCATGCATGACCCTCCAGTCTACTCTTGTTCGTTCAATCATTTCAGCCAGTTCTTCATTCTTCCAAGTGAGCGTGTATAGGTAGCTGTCATCGCCTTGTCCTTCAAAGTCATCATGAACATACGGGTTCACGAGCCAATGCAAATCGTATTCAAAGATGATTGTGTACTTAATCAAGTTCAAGATACGAACGATAGGCTTGATACTCTTGATGAAACGAACGAATACTTCAAGGTTATCGTTGAAGGTAGGGAAGTCAACGTTTAGCGAGTTGAACTCAAGGTTGAATCTTGAGGTCAAGAAGTGTGAGGTGAAGTCAAACATGCGGTCTTCTTCAACGAAGTCAGGATGTTCTTCAACTTCCGGTCCTAGCTTACACCACAAGTTAATCACCTTGCAGCTCAGTGAGAACATCTTCATTGCGAACACCATACCCTTGACAGAACCCTTAAGCTGGTTATACATCGGAAGGTTCTTCAAGGCATACTTCAAAATGTCAATGACATCGTCTTCAGTTCGGCCGTTGATGTAAGCGGCTCTCTTAGGTGTCTTGCCGTCCTTTTCATAGATGATTTGACCGTTGGCGTCCTTTACCACTGCAGGGTTGCTGAAGCCAAGGTTTAGGTCAATCATTGTCTGTAGGTCAATGTTATATTCCATACCGAACTGCTTAGCATAATGCCAAATCATGCCATGTTCAATTCGGTCAATATCATTGAAGTCACCGATCTTCGCAATCTTTTCAAGGATTGAGATATTGGTGCCCTTTGTCATATTCGTGTAAACGGTATTCAAGTAAAGTTCAAAGAACTTGATGAACTCGAAGTAATCAGTGTTTCTTAAGTACTTCGGAACATAACGCTGGATGTTATACTTACGACCTTCGGAGTCCATAACAATCCACGGACCATCGCTTTCAATAGCGTAGGTCGAGGTCTGTATCATATCATCAAAGATCTTGACGCCTGTATGTAGCCAAGCTTCAATGTCAATGTTGCCACCCTTCGCAATGTTTATGACCTTGAAACGAATCACGCCTGTTGTTGCGTATTGTGAATCGTCGTATGTGCTGATGTCAATGTCAGCACCGCTGAACATATCGTGAATTAGGTCATTAGGTTGTTCATCTTTACCTGGTCCTGCTAGACCAGCCATAATGTCAATCGGCCAGAAGTCTGTATTCGGGTTATAGACTGACACCCAAACAGAGCCTAAAGAGTTTTCATCAACTACTCTGTTTGCTGGGTCATGGTCATAGAACTTAATTACCAAAGGCTGCAGTTCGGAGATATCGTCCATTGAGTCAATAAGAACCCACTTACGCTTTTCGCTGCCGTTTCCTCCGAATGTATATGTTGAAACGTTGCCGGCTTTATCCCATACAGATATTGCTAAGCCATCGTCATTAAGGCGTTTCACTTCAGGGTCAGATGCGCCGTAAAGCAAATCAAACTGAACCTTGTATGTATGGAAACCATCTGACGAAATCTTCAATGAGTATTCGTCAATGTAAGGCATGTTAGTTAATGGGTCAACGCCGATGATTGGGTTCGGGTTTTCCTCAGATGCAGTTGGTTCCTTTTTACGGTCATACTTATAGATGACAATTTCAGGGTCAGTTTCCGATGCTGGGATAGTCACTTCAAAGTTCTTGAAGTCAAGGCCTGCTTGGTCTCTGAAAATAAATTCACAGTGGCGCTTTACATCGCGGCGTGTTTTCTTATCGCATATCCAAACATATTCGGTTCCTTTATCGGAAACAAATGCAGGCGGAACGTTGTCAATAACCACCGTCTCAATTGAGTTGGTGATGGTGATGAATGAAGAACCTGGTGAGAGATAGCGAGTAGGGTTCTTCGGGTGAGACGCATCCCACTTCTTTACTTCGTCTTCATGATATTCAAGCCAAGGCTCCAATGCGTCCCAGACGAATTCATCATGCTTAATGATAGCTGACGCAGGTTCCTTTCCTGACTCATCAGCTGTAGCTCTGAACTTCCAAGTAGTGCTATTGCCTGTTTCGGTGAATGGATAGAACTTGATAGTGTCATCTGTAATCTGTTCATAGTTCCACTCGAACAGCCATGTCGTGTCAAATCTTAGATAGTCATAGCTAAAATCAAAACTGCTATTCTTAATCATTTACGCCTCGTTCCACAAGCTAAGCGTTTCAAAGCTGCGACGGTCAAGCGATGTGAAGTTAATCTTCGGCCAGTCCTTTTCACATTGCTTAGCATAATTTGAAACAATGAATATACGGTTGATGACAGGGTTCTTGACGATGATCTTCGTCTCACGCTTCGTGTTGTTCGCAACATGTCGGTCGAGTTCTGGACGATACTTCTGGAGCTTCTTCACCAAGTTGGCACGAAGCACAGATGCAGCCTTCTGCAGTTCGCCTTCATCGCAAGAATCAATGAATGAATAAAGGTCGCTAGTCAGAAGCACATTCTTTTTGAATGATTCCCAATCTGTCGTCAACTCCTGCTTCTTTCCAGCAGGTAGAGCAAAGGCATTGTCATTGAACCAATTTGAAATGTTTTGAGCGTTCCACAAGTACTTTTGAATGACCGTCATTTTCAGCTGCTTGATTTCGTCCTTGAATGTTTCGGAATAAGTGACGAAGTCAGTCCATTCTTTCGTGTCTTCATTTGACACGACCTTCGCTGTAAATTCATCAAAGGAGCGAAGTCCTTCAACTTGAATTAGGCAGTCAGCGTGGTGGAACGGGTTATTGCCCTGTGAATAAAGTTCTTCAGGGTTAACCGTAATTTCGTATTGTTCAGCCTCACAGATTTCCTTTAGGGTATCTACTAAACGAGAATATGGGCACTGAACATAGCCCATAAACGATTTCTGAGACAGAATGCCCTGAAGGTCTTTTTGCTGAACCGGCAGGGTTGTCTTTTGAATGTTGAATACTTCTGAATAATTTAACATAGCTATCTCTTTTTGTATTTATACGGTTGGAATAAATATAAAGTATGGAGTATAACATTTCAAATTACAACGGCAAGTGGCTTGCCTACGGAAATAACTACTTCCTTTTAAGAACAGTAGTGAACGGCGACGTCATTAAGATGGACGGTGTTATGCAAGAATTGCCGTCATTGAGCTTCTCGTCTGAATGGGAAGCCTCGCCGGCCGCGACTTTAGGTGATGAACTTGGCAAGTTGGCAAATTCAGAATTCCTTGAATTTCTGTCTCAAAAGGGTAATGCCCAAAACGGCACGCACATGGTGAATGCCGACCAGATGACTTCAAGAACATATAAGTCTGGCTCAAAGCTATCGTTTGATTTGAAGTTCCGTTGCTATACCGGACAAAAGGTTGGTCCATACAAGACAAGATCCGCTAGAGAATGGATGCAGTTCTTGTCACTTACAACGCCTGTGAACAGCAACTGCGGCGTCAATGTTGAAAACCTTCTAAACAATATCCCAGCAGCTGCTGATGGCGCTGTTGCTTTGTTCAAAGCACTTCGTGAAGGTGACCCTGCTGACAAGGAAAAAGGTGACGATAACAAAGATCTTACGCCGATGTCAGAACAGGTCAAGAAAATCCAGACTGAAAATAAAGGCGCTGACTACGTCAATAATGTGGTTGAAGGTATGTCAGATGAAGGCAGCGGAAAGCGTGATAAAGAACAGGCACGCATTGCAGCGCAGAACATGGACTCCGCGATGCAGAGCACAAACGCTGACCCTGGCCTCACATCCGATGCCAAGCTTGACAAGCCTAAGCTTTATGGTGCTAACATTTTCAGGTTGAGAATTTATCCGTTCATTTTCAGAACATCATTTACAGTTGTCGTAAAGTCATGGTCAGTCATGCCGTCCCGTGAATGGAACATTGACACAAAAGACCATTACTATTATGATTTCAATATCCAAGTTGAAATGGACCAGGTTCCTTCCTGTCCGACTTGGCAGAAATTGTTTACTTAATCGTTTTCTTTGAGAAGAAGCGGCTCACAAGAGCGTTTGACGGACACATGTTCGTTTCAAGTTCAACATCAAAGTCAACCCACAAAGGCATTGGAACTTCTTCAATGTTTTCGTTTGACTCACCCTTCGCTGCGACGAATTGCTGGCTTGGTGAGATGCTTACGCTTTTCACAATCCAGTCAAGGTTTGAGCAACCGTAATTTCGAGTAGTCACCAAAACCGTAAAGCCACCGCGCTGTGTCTTGTTGCCGTCAGATTCCAATGTAAGTCCAGCGACATCGCCAACTGCTGCAAGCGTATATTTTGCAGCAGCGCCAACAAAGCTGGTATCGTCAGGTCTGCCCTTTACAGCAGTGCCTATTGCTTCGCCAGTATTAGCCACGCTTCTAGCAGCATTAGCCACAACACCCAATGTTGCGGTGCTCAATGTATACTGCTTGTAAGGTGAAGTGACATAGGCAAAGAACTTGATAACATCGTGATAAGAAGCATCACAGGCACGGAAGCCTGTAGGATCAGCCGTTTCATTGTAGTAAGATCTGAATTTTAACTTAATTGAAATTGGCTCGCCTTTTTCAACCACTTGTTGTGACCATGCATCAGTAGCGACTGGAGTGAACAGTTCAGGTCCAGATACCATTCTGACGAACTTGTTGCTCATCAGTTCATTTATCTTACCCGCAACAGATGCAGCCGCACCGTCCTTCCAGCTTGTTGAAATCTGGAATGTAATTGGTTCAAGCGGAATGAAAGAAAAGGTATACATTGGCAAGAACCCACCGTCCTTGTCATAGTTAGGGTTAAACACGGTTAGCCTAACTGTTGAGTTCTGCACTGGGGCAGCATACTTATCGTTTTTTCTTTGAGGTGCCTTAACCGTTAACATCTATTACCACCAACTGAATAAACCTTTGTCCTTTGAATCCTTAGGAGCCGTCTTGTAAATTGCGTCAACCACATCCTTCATTGATGCACGAACTGCAGCCATCTGCAAGCTGAATGCTTGAGCAGTGACAAAGTTAGAAGGTACTCCCTTAAGAGTTGTTGTCTCTTCATTAACACCTTCAGTGTCTGTAGGAACGATTGTGTTAATTCCACTTTCAATGACGGATGTTTCCGCATTGGTAACTGTATTCGTAATTGCAGTGGATTTCGCAATTCCATTCTGTTTCATTGAAACTGCCTGCAGAACGTCCGCGATAAGAGCCGCAATCTGTCTGCTGTTCTCAACCAATGGTTCCAAAGCCTTCGTGAATGAATTACTTCCGACGAGTCCCATCAACCAGCCCACAAGCGGCATACCGAACAAGATTGAGAGATATGCCCCTGTAATGACGTTCAGGTCATTTAACATTCCAGCAATTAGCAATTTTGTCTGACTTGAAATCGTCTTTGAAACATCGGTAAATAGGCTGCTAATCTTGCTCATGGTACCTTGGTAAGCAGCGTCAAAGTTTGTCGCCACTGTTTCCATTGCAGTCTTAACAGGTTCAATGATATTTTCAAAAGCCTTAATAAATCCTTCAGCCACAAGTGTAGCAAAGACACCGCCAACCTCAAAATTGGCAGTTAGAGCCTTGATGGAAAGTTCCTTCAATTCATCTTCAGTAATTTCCTTCTTCGGTTCTTCTTTCTTTCCGAATCCGAACAGACCCTTAATAAATCCACCTGCCGCAGAACCAATAGCCTTAAGCACTGTAGCCACAACATTTCCGATGGAATCCACGATGCTAGTGATAGCACCCATGATAGCGTCAATACCGCCAACTACCAATGAAAGAATTGCCTTAGGAATGAATGTTATCGCTTCGGTAAGAACTTCTATTGCTGTGTGCATCATGTCAGTGATGATCTTGCCTAGCATTGGAGCAATTTCAGCAAATGCCTTTATAGCATAGACGATACCGTCCACTATCACCTTGACCACTTCAAGCAGTGCCTTTGCCAAAGCAACGACGATAGCAGCCAATGCAACGGCAATCATTACGCCGATAAGCAATACAGCTGCGATAAGCACAACTGACACAAGTATGAATGCAGCAGCCACAACAGCGACGGCAGCAGCGACTAACGCAAATTCTGCCCAGTCAGCAGCAACTGATGCGACGGTCTGAACAATCATCATCGCGAACTTGAATGCCAAATAGACTGCTTCCTTCGCAATCTTCCATGCAAAGTATGCACCTGCAGCCGCAATTATGAATGCGACTACACCGGCAATAGCCGCTTCAACAGATGTATTGAAGTAGCCCTTAATAAATCCATAAAGCAACAAGCCGAACACGATAAGCATTGGCACGACCTTCGTTAAGAATGTCATAACCATTGTGACTGGGTTCAATGCCTTGAATGCAGCCATAGCCATTGAAGCAGCAATTAACTTGCTGTCAAGTGGCGGAACATCACCGCCTCCGCCTCCACCGCCTTCTTCACCCTTCTTGCCTTCAATAACCTTTGTCTTAGCAGCGCCTTGCTTTTTCATTTCCTTGCTGATGTTTGTCCATAGCTTACCATACTTGGTATTTTGAACATATTCCTTTGCAGCAAGTTTAGCCATCTGCTTCAAAATTGAGCCTGTGTTCTTCAAGTGAGACACTAGGCCTTCTGACTTGTTTGAAGCCATGCTCTTTGTTGTCGCATCAGTAAGGTTAGCAAGGCTAGCCTCTAGGTTTGATGCGTTTTCTTGTTCGTTGCTAACAAGCTCCTTGACGCCATCGGTCAAGGATGTCAAACTCTTTGCGGATTCTTCTTGTGTCTCTGCTGTTTCAACAGACACCTTGTAGTTATCAAGGAACGCTTCCTTGATTTGTTCAAGTAAGTCATTACCCAGGAGAGCAATTTCATTGCTGTCCGCTTGCAGGTCGAGTGACTGCTGAGCTTTCTGAGCATTAAAATAATTCTGTAAATCCACGCTTTACCTCTAAATTATTTATTAGTAAAGCCAGGTTGTCTCAACGCCAAAGGATCCTGTGATTTCAGATTCGGCATGGTAGGATGTTTCCCTATCGCCTTCAAATTCAGCAAGGCGGCGAGCAATCTCCTTTTTCCATTCCTCTTGTATCATTTCTTCTGTCTTGACAATCTGCACTTGCTCTTCGCGATATGCCTGCATTTCTTCATGTGCTTTTGCAGACGATTCACGAGCAATCTTCAAATGGCATTCACGAGAGCAGCAGTTCTGATAGCCGGTTGACAACTTCAAGAATTTGGTCGGCTTGCCGCAAACTTGACAAACGCCTTCGCCTTCCTTCTTCATGAACTTGTCATAATACTGCTGGGCGTTCATGTCATGTTCTTGCTTGATATGGCGAGAGAACGCTAACGAGGCTGCATTATAGCTACGGCCAGATATCTTAGCACCGCACTCTTTACATTCAAGTGTGGTTTCTTCGGCATGCGACTCTTGCCATTTCTTAGCACAAGAAATACAGCAGAACCTGCTATAACCTTCTGTTAGGTTAATGAATGAAGTCGGGTTGCCACACTGTTCGCAGCGACCTTCATCCGGCTTCTTTAAGCACTTGTCATAATATGTTTGAATGTCAACGCCGTGCTTTGACACGATATGCGTGCCTAGCGTCTTTAGCCCATTAAATACACCACCGCAAATTTTGCAGTGGTTCTCGTTTGATAAAATCACAGACATTTTACTTTATGTCGGAGCCCTTCATATCAGTCGGTCTCTCGACCCCTTCATCACCTTGTTCTACAACGAATTCCAATTCTTCCACTTCAAAGGTAGCAATCATCGTTCCCAATTCAGCAGCACTATACTTGAGGTCAATAGTGCTTAGGTTGTTGATGATGCAGTGCTTGAAGCGAATCTTTGACAGCACACGCCCATCGTTATCAAGGAAGCAAACCTCAATAGCGTCAATGCAGTCAAAGCGAAGTAGTTCTTCACCTTTCAAGCTCTTCTTGCCACATGGCTGACCGTATCTCATGTGATACAGCCAAGATGCAAGCAGCCAATAGTTAAAAGCATGTTCATCAATCTTGAACTCAATAGTCACAGTCTGCAAGTCACGAGAACCAATCGGGCTCGGATGCAACTGTCTATATTGTCCAGTGGTTGAATAAAGCATAGGAATAGACAAGTCAGGAATGTTAATTCCCTTTAGGTAGTTGTTCAGCACATGAATGTCAATTCCCTTATAGCCAGTCATATTAGGCACATTGGAAAAACGCACCTCAAACTTGTTTTTATGGAATTCATTTATTTGTGTTGTTAATCCTGGCATGATACTCCTTAAATGGCGACAGTCACTCTAACTTGGTTCTGAGAGAATGTCGGCACATTTGCAGTTGTTTCAATGAACTGCGTAATTTCATACATCTTAACATTGATTGTGTTATTCGGCTCGGCTGCTGAGTGGTGACCTGTGTATGATGGTACTAGCTTAACCGCTGTTGCTGTTGGTTTGATATCTTCAGTTGTTGTCTGAGCACTTGTTGTGCCAATCATAAACGGAATAGGCATTGATGACAAGGCAGCGATGTCGTAAATCTCTGACTTGAACTTACCCCAGTTATAATGATAGCCAGATGTTTCAATATCCTCAGTAATGAATGCGCTTGACTTGATTGTGTAAAGCGGTGTAATCAATGTCTTGTCAAGATCCTTCTGTGGATTGGCTGGGTCATTGGCCATTGTCAGTGGTGTGTTGTTGCCATAGAAGTGGTCACCGTCAACCGTAGGATCGTTGAACACATAGTCAGGGCGATAATCATCTTCAACATCGTATGATGAAGTTTCGCCTTCAATAGTCTTACCTGTAATGGCACGAGTATGAATAGGCACAACAGGGTCAACTGTTGGCGGGTTCAACTCTAGAGGATCTGTGCCTGTGTATTTCTCCATGTCGCCTGTAAGCAAGCGAGGCATCAAGCAAACTTCAAAGCGAGCGATATTCTGATAGTCCAGCGCACAAACCACAACCACTGACTGGAACTTGTATTCAGCGTTTGGCTGTGGAATGAAACGGAATGTCAAACTCTTCTTATCCTTTGATACCCAATACTGCATACCGTTCAAGATAAGCGTTTCATCATCGGTATTCGCAAAAACGTCACTCTTAACGACGCCGTGAACAGCGCCAGATACAGCCGAGGTTTCATATGTAGGGCTGCCGTCACATGTGATTGACAACATAGGCTTGCTGATTTCAGATATGTATGTTTGAATACCTGGGCGAGGCGGTGTTGCTGATGAGACACCGTATTCACATTCATCAACCTTTACGTTAGCCTCGTCCATTGTGTCCGATAGCTGTTTCACAATCGTGTTGATTTCATCTATCGCTTCGCCAGTAGCATAATGCAAACGCCCTATCTGTTCATCATAGAAACCTGATACTTCGGCAAATGTATATGTATCAGGGTAAAGAGCATGAGCCTCAGCACCTTCAACTACGATGTCGGTGCGAGCATCTCTTGTTCTTTCATAGCTGTGCTTAACTTCCAGCAAGTCAGCAATTTGCTGAGCTGCGTCAGCAGAATGGAATTGGTCAACAACATCAATTCTGAAGTCAGGCGCAGTCAAGTCTATTTCGTCAATCGTGTCTGATGTGACTGTCACCGTGCAGATGAAGCCATCATACTCCGATTTAACATACATTGCCATAAATTAGCTCCTATACTTATATGTGATGTTCAGACGGACAACAGGCAATTCATTTGTCATCGAGAAGTTCACGATGTTGTTGTTATCGTCAAGAACGGAGTCACATAGGGTCACCTTAATCAGTTTATATATATCCACCACAAGATTTGTGATTTGGGTCCAGAGCTGACCATCCACATCTTCCTCGTTCATATCAGTGTATGAAGAGTAATAGTACTTGGAGATGATCTTCGGCACCATATACTGCCAATAAGATTTTTCAGTCAATTCAGTTTCCATTTGGTTCTGGATAGCACCCACACGCTTAATCGTTTCTTGACGAGTGATTTCATCCATTGACTCAACGAAGTATGGCAAAGCAATGGCACGGTCTGCTTCATACACGACAGTGGCATTCTGAATCCATTCCTTCAGGTCGTTCTGAATTGAGGCAACCTGCGAAGGTGTCAAGCCATAAGACGAAGCGTTTGATGTTGAGAAGTTTGTGGTTGATGCAAAGTCATCCTTTGAAGTGACATACAAATAAATCATTGTCTGACGGTTAATCACATCAAACTTTGAACGCTGCTGATAACCATACATCGAGATGATGACGTTATCGCCTGACTCAACAACTTCATACGGCGTGAACTGGACTTCGTTTCTGTAGTCCGTTTTCTGGTCAGCGCTGTTGTAGGCATACAAGCGAATCTTGAGGTTCTTGTTCCTCAATGCTTCAGCGTTAATCTGGTTGCCATTTGAGTCAGTCTTCGGCAATGTGATAACATTGTAGTTAGCATTGTTGCCTGTGTTATTGTAAATCGGTGAGCCAGGAAGGTTCTTGTTCAAAGAGTAGATCTGGGTATAGGTCTTGTTGCTGATGTTGTAAGACAGAACGTTTTCCTGTCCCTTAATCAGTTCAGAGACCTTTATATCCAAGTTAATAGCCTTTGTCTCATTACGGTTAGCGAAGAACTTCAGGATATCTGCCTTATAGATTGGCGAACCAAATGAAGTATGTTCATCTAGCCATTCATAAATCTCATTTTCAACTTCACGCTTGTAATTGCTCATCTTAGCAAGCGGGTCAATTTCAACGGTGCCAACGACATCGTAGTACTGAACAAACGGAGGCATTGCGAATACCTTGCTGTTCATAATCATCTTCGGTGCGATGTTCTGACGAATCTTCTTGATGTTCTTCAACCACTGCTTTGATGGGTTTCGTTCATACTGCTTCTGATAGAAGGAGTTGAAACTCATGAGCATCTTCAAGTAGTCAGTCAAGTGGTCAAGATATGCAGAGCCTGAACCGTAAACGGTGAATGCACCGAATGAGTTGTCATCTTCATCAAGCACATTTCTGACGCTGTTTATCTTACCGTTGATGTTATAGGTACTTGCTGCAATAGCATAGCATATACAGTTCTGCAGGTACTTATAGGTAGTCGTGCCACCTTCAAAGATTTCTTCAATTTCTTCTTGTCCCCATGCTCCGGCGTTTTTAACACGGACAGGTGAAGTCATAGCCTTAAACCAGCTGACGAAATCCTGTTCAGTGACAAGGCGTCCAGCTGCAGCGAAATACTTCGGTGCATTGTTCTTGATGCTCTGTTGTGTTTCAAAATCAGAGCCACCGGTGATGTCAGAGTTCAATAGGAACTGAATGTTCTGAGTGATGTCAATAATTCCAGAAGGCTGTGAGGCATAGAAGTGTGTTGTTGTGCTGAACATTGAACCTGTTGTGCCCAATGTATTTGCAGCAGCACCCTTAGTCTTCAAGTAGCGGATATAGATGTTATCATCAGCACGGAGCAAACCGTTATTACAGATGATGCCATCACCGAACTGCAAACGAACAGTCTTGTCCTGGTTCGTTGTAATGCAGCAAACCTTTAGCGGATCATTTTCATCCGAATCTTCAAATTCTTGAATACCTTCATTGAGGTAAATTGAACAGTCTTCAATATCGTAGAGGCTCGTTTCACGCCATGCTTCTTCTTGGTTCTTACCAATACCAACCTTGGTAAAACCATAGATCTTGTAGAACTTGCCACGGCTGTAAGCAGTAGGATCACGACGGCCATACCAGTTTGACCATTCAAGATCGTTGATGTCATAGTACTGATAATTCTTGCCAAGCTTTCTCAAGTTTGAAGCACCGCGAATTTCGTGTGTTCCAATTTCACCTTGGAAAGCCTTAATCGGATAAGCATCGGCAGAGTTATACATCTTAACGCCGCCAAGTGTCCAGTACTTCATGCTAGATGAGTTCTTGGCGAAAATCAATGTCTTAGACCATGTTGATGACTGACCGTCACGAATATCCTGTTCATCAAATGTATATGAATAGTCGCTTGACAACATATAACGGTAGTTATTGAATGTCAGGTCAGCGTCTTCTTGCGTGAAGAATACGGTAGCACCTGCCTGAAGTGATTTAGGCAGTGGTCCCTTAATCTTAATAGCAACTTCGCATTCAGCCGGTACTGGACGAATTGGTGAATAACCCAAATTCTTTGCATGCTTGATAATTGACGAATCAAGACGTGCGGTATCAAGAAAACCTTCTTCTGCAACGCGCTGCATGAAGTAGTTGGTTTCATCCATGGTACCTGTAAGCATTTCCATGAACATCTGGTAGATGGAAGCTGCTGACAAATTTCTAAATCTTTCATCAGCACGAAGACGAGTCTGGAAATCGTCAATAAGTTGCTGATACGTAAAGCGTGTGTATTCTGTATTGTTTGCCATAATGCCTCTTTATATATTTATACGGTAAAAGGGTGACCCTGACGGACCACCCTTGCTACATATAAAGCTAGTATTAAGCGTTCTGATACTTCTTGAAATCTGGGAAGAAGAAGTCAGGTGTGAAACCGATTTTCTTCTTAACAGTATTGCCACAAGTACATGGAATTTCAACGATAGGAATCAATCCGATATTGTGTTCAATCATGTAGTTAGAGAAGGTGACAAAATCAAGAGCCTTCATGGACTTGACAAATTTGTATGCTTCCATCGGAGTGACCTGCTGTCCGTCAACTGCTTCAATGTATAGAGCAATTTCGGCTAGTTCAGGGTCAACTGCTTCAATGATCTGATCGTTCTTTGCCAATGCCTGTGCTCGTTCTTCCAAGCGAAGTGTTGGATAACGGAGGGTTACTGTCTTACCACAGCGCGGCAATTCCAACTGCGGCTCAAACTTATCTGATGCGTAGTTGACCTTGAGTTCCTTCAAGCGAACCTTAAAGGTGTCAACCTTCTTACATTCAGGGCATGAATACTTCACGAAAATCGGGAAGTCATCGTATGTGATGGAACGGATATAGAACAGCAGCCAAACCTTGTCGCCCTGAAGAATATCCTTATAATTGATGTTATGAATGCAGTTTGAAAGAACCGTGTTGATGACTTGGTTAGCGTTATCTTCAGTCATCTGGTTTAGGTTCTTCAAGTCAATCGGTGACAATTCAGTCACATACAAAGGAGCTTTGTAGTACTTGCCTTTTGACGGAAGCAAGTCAGCGTTAATCATCACTGCATCTTCAGGGATATTTGATTTTTGTGCCTGAATGCCTTCCTGGGATAGGACGCCTTGTGCTGCATCACCAAGATCGCCGCCTATTGCAGCGTTTCTAATAACCTTTTTACTTTCCATATAAATCACCTCACGATAGGTTTAATTTTTGTTTTATTTATAACACAAAAAAGGCTACCCGAGAGGGTAGCCTTTTGTTTAACTTTTATCCGTTAGGATTAAGCCTTCTTTGGTTCGTCTGGGTCAATGAACTGATCGTTCTTGCCATACTTAGCCGAAGCAGCATGGGCTTCTTCATCATCCGTTGCTCCAACGTTGAAGATAACATCGGCCTGACCGTAGTCATCATCAGCATAAGAAGCAGATGGGTTAATAAGAATTGTGCGCTTGTTGAATCCGTTAGGATCCTTCCAAGGATCAGCACTGAACTCACCATTCACCAATTCGTCAGCAAGCTTGGTGTAGATGCCGTCCTGGTAGTTTTCACCAGAAGTGCCAACATCGTAGAATGCTGAGATCGGAGCCTGAGCGTAATCGTTACCAACGGCATAGAAGTCCGGATTTTGAACTGTAGGTTTCATTAGATTGTTTCTCCTTTTACCTTATTGTTTAACTTCCGTCTACCGATTAGTATGTATCGCCGTTGACCTTCTGAGCAATACCCTGGAACTTGAGCAAGCGGTAGTAGTTGTCTGCGCCAAGCATGTTGTTAGCAAATGCGTAGCGAGTCATGATACCGATGCGTGGGCTGAAGGTATTCGGGTCAATAGCCTGGTTCACAACGCCTGTCACGTATGGGCAGAAGATTACGCCTGCGTCATCGTTAGATGCGCCCTTGTAAGCGATGAGAACTTCTTCATTATCAACACCGTGGTTAACAGCGTATGCATCGCGGTAAACCTTGATAGAACCGCCGTTCAATGTACCAACTTCAGGTGTTGCTGTAGAGCCGGTTACGTCTGTTGTGATCTTGTTGAAGAACTGGGTTGCGGACTGGAGTGCAGTTGCCACTGCTGGAGATACAACAGCGATGTTACCCGGATTCTTACGTGTTGCGATTGCGATGTCGTTAGACTGAGCAATGATGTGTGTGATGATGTTGCTCAAACGTTCCTGAGACCAGCGTCCAGACCAGCCATCGTCAGCCGGAGTATCAGCAGGCTTCAATGTCTTGAGCTTACATAGAGACTTACAGCGAGCGATTGTTTCACGGTCAATTTCTGCAGTCAATTCGTACTGAAGAACGTTAACCATGTCGTTCACCATGTCAACACCCTGCATCTTCTTGATATCGTCAATAGATTCTAGAGAGAAGCTAGATGCGATCTTACGAGTCTTGGCAACGATAGCCTGACGGCTGAACATGATTGCCAATTCAGGAATCTTACCCTGCTTGTCGTGGTCGTTGATAGACCATGCTTCTGCAGCCTGTGTTTCAACACCTAGACCGCTGTCAGCAGGACCATGTGTGTTAGCCTGAGAACCTGTGAAGCCAGAGTATTCTGGAACATCCTTCCAAGCTGCTTCAACCACGCGACCCTTGTCCAATTCATCCTTATACACATGACGCATTGCGTATGCCAAGCCCACCGGACCCTGCATAGCCTGAACGCCAACGAGAACGTTTGCGAACAACTGCGGGAACACACGGCGAACAAGTGCCAATGAAACTGGAGCAAAAACTGCCTTTGCGTCACCACCATGCGGGATACCCTGGTCAGCACCTGTAGGAGCGCCAACACCGATACCAAAGTCTTCGTTCAAAGTATTTGAATAAAGATCATTCTGCTGGTTCTGAAGCAATTGTGCAACGTTTTCGCGAATATATTTGTTCGAGATGTCGGCAACGGAGATTCCTTCTGGAACTTCCTTTGTCCAACGTTCGACGATTTCACGTCTGATTTGATTGTGCATTATTCCTCCAAAAAGAGATTATGATTTACGAAATCACGAAATTGTTTATCGTTTTATTTTATTTATTTTTTCTTTTTTTACATTTCTCTTGAAAATGAAGCAGCCTTCAACAAGAATGCATCCGAATCAGATACGCTCTTCTTTGGGCGGTACTTTTCAGTGATGATATCCTGAGTTTCATCTTCAATTTTAAGAGATTGTGTCGTAGGCTTCACGCTTTCCGTAATACGCTGAGCATGAGGCTTAATCATGCGTGGCGCTGATTCGCAAATCATGTTTACGTAATCATCAATATCCATTTTGGTTTCGGAATAGCTCTTGCTTTCAAAGAAGTTCTTAACGCGAGCACACTGTGCTGTGGTCAAGCCGTTTGTCTTTTCAGCAATAATAGCCCTCTTGTTTGCGGTTTCCAATTGTTCAGCCAAGCGCATGCTTTCTTTAACCTGCTTATCAAGAGATGTGCGAAGTTCAGCGTTTTGAGCCTTTGCTTCACGAATCTTTGCAGAGCCAGTTGTGTCAAGCGGAACGAACTTATCTTCAAATGCCTGTTTGATAACATTGATGATCGGTTCATATGTTTCGTTGACTGCTGTCTGCTTGATGAGGTTAGGACTGATCTTTTCGGAAATAGTAAATTCAAGCCAGCGGTCCATAGATTCAACCATGGATGCTTCCATCTGTTCCAATTCTTCTCCGTAGCGTTCCTTGAACTTTTCTTCAAAGAATCGGTAGATGTATTGTTCAGCAGCTTCTTCCAACTTCTTCTGTTGAGCGTCCAGCTTCTTCTGTGCGTTTTCAGTAATCTTAGCACAACGCTGTTCGCAATACTTATTGGCTAGTTCTTCAAGCTCAGCGGTTTTGGCCTTGATGGCTTCATCCAATTTTGCTTCGTAGAACTCAGCTGCTTTCTTGGCAAGATTTTTAGTTTCAATATCAAGCTTTGCTTGAACCGCTTCATCAACTGCTGACTGGAACGACTGCTTAATTTCATTCAAGTCTTCAGGAGTGAGAACAGCTGCAAGCTTTTCATAGATTTTATCCATTCAATCCTCCAATTTGTTTTATACACCGAGATGGTGTTTATCAACCTTCTCTTATTTTATTTATATGATTAGAAAAACAAAAATCCGATGGTTTTACCCATCGGATTCTAATAAATTTGTTCGCTGTTAATACTCGTAGTGACTGTAATGCAGAATTGCCTCGCGGTATTCGACCTTTGTCAGATCGCCATTGCTGAATGCGTCCTCGGTCCATTCAAGGCCGGCTTGACGCCAATCTTCATCGGTGCAAGGATCATCTAGGTGATAGTGTGTATAGGCAGAGCCCATATATGCACCATCGGCATCGGCACGATCTTCATTAGATGGCAAATCGTTTTCATCATCTTGAACATCATCAGGAGTATCATCATCAGTCTGGAATGATTTTGGAGAAAGTTCTCTTGCTTTTTTCAAGATCAGTTCAGCTTCTTTATCTAACTTATTATGATAAAACCATTCTAGGTGCTGGTTAATCATCTTACCAAGTGTAACGATATTAGCCTTTCCGATATTATTTAGCTTAGTTCTGCGCTTAATTGAATTTGCTGCTGCTATGATGTTTTCTTTATTCCATTCGCGAACAATGCTATTCACGCTGAATCTTTCCGCAATCAAACCGGCATTATTTAATGTAGATAGAGCTTCATTTAATTCCATTTGACGCTCCTTAGCCGAAATTCTTCAACAGACCGATTTCCTTATCAATCTTGCCAATCACTTCGCTGAACAAATTGTCCAGTGAGACCTTTGACGAATACTGCTTCTTGAGCTTTTCGCATTCTTCACGGAACGCGGTCAACTTCAACATTGCGATAGATAGGTCGTAAGGTTCGGCAGTAATCTGATAGTTCTTGCTGTCAATCTTGAATTCATAACCCATTGACAAAACGGTTTCAACAAGATCATCAGCGAAGTCACGGATAATCTTGTAAACCTCTTCCCAATGCGTATGCTGGAACCCGCTCTTACAAGTCCAGTGATAAACCTGAATCTTGTTTGCGAATGTCAAAGCATCAAGAGCAAAGGTGAACAACTTGATGGTTTCAGCATCAACAGTGCTCGCCAAGAATGACAAGAAGTCAGCTTCAATCTTGCTCTTTTCAGGTACTCCTGTCTGCACTTCTTCCATTACTTGCCTCCTTCTTGTGGCTGTGTATCAACAGTAGCCACGGCACGCTTTGGCGGGTCAGTTGACAAGAATGTCTTTGACGGAGCAAGCAATTCATGTGTGTGACCAGCACATTCAAGCACCTTACCATCAACGATCATATGTTCGTGAGTTGGCACATTTGCTGCACCCTTCTTAGGATCGTCAAGGGCATCACCTGTCTTGCCCCAACCAATCTTAGGATCCCACAAGATATATTCGTGATGATGGGGTCCGACAAAGTTATTACCTTTGAACTTGTCGGTTTCTCCAATCTGCTGTGTTGACTCGTTTAACTGGTCAGCACGCTTGCAGATTTCACTCTTTGAGTACTGTTCAAAATTCATTTATAACCTCAATTAGCCAACGTTTGAAATAACTTCGTATGTTGAGTACTTAAAGGTAACTGAACGGGTAACCTTTGCATCACCTTCCATATTCAATTCTGCAGAAGCAATTTCCTTCGGCCATGCGAAACGGAACTTATAAGAAATAGGGAGCTTGTTTGTCAAGGTTGAGTCATACAAGTCAACAGTGATAGTTGCTGTATAGTCCTTGAGGTAGTTAGAGTATGCACCACCAGTTACGCCAGTAGCGTCAATGTCGTCGTCAATGGCGTGGTTAAACATCAAGTTTGACCATCTGTGGAGCAGCTTTGAAATTGTCATATCCTGGAACTCGTCAAACTGAATGGTCAAGTCACCATCCACTGTTGCCTTACCAGGGTAAACAAGCTTAGAGCCCATGTATTCGGTTGAAAGTTCGCCGAATGTTTTCTGCGGAATAGAAGCAGTCTTAGCACGAAGCATCAAATCTTCAGCGCCAAGCATATCAGCCAGTTCCTTGTTGTCAAACTGGAAGGTCACTTGGAAGAGATACTGCTTCACCAAGTCTGGAAGGTTTTTAATCTTAGTTGTGAAAACGCTCATATTATTTTCAGCCATATAAAATCTCCTATTTCGTTCTATATTGTATTTATAAAGGTCTCCTTAGAATTCCATATCGCCTTCATCTTCCGACTCCTCGTCACCGCCTTCTTCCTTGATGGCGTCTCGAGCAGCCTTAATTTCTGCGACTTCTCTGTCAAGCATTGCCTGGTTGAGCAACTGGTCTTCAGTTGACATACCAAGGAATTTTTCCATAACGAATTGCTTTGACAACATCGGAGGAGCTTCATCAGAATCGTCCTTCGTATTGCTGCGTGTAGGCATCATAGTGACCAAGCCACCAAGAATACCGGCGCCCTTTTCTGCAATAGCCATTTCACGATAACGGCGAGTGTCTGTAGAAGGAATGAGCTTAATGTCGTATGCGTCAGAGTCAAGGTACTTATCTTCAAAGCCCATGACCTGCAACTGCACCATGAACACCTGCTTAATCACTTCAGCAAAGTCTTCAGCCCAACGAGCACAGCGCTGCTGGAACGAAGATTCGTCAATGCTCAATCCTTCAACGCCCTGAACATATTGTGCAGAGCCAGCATCAAGTTTCCAACGGGTTGCTGGAACTTCCAAAGCATCAGCGACCATTTCCTTATAGCCTTCAATGGCTTCATGCATACCATTGAACTGCTGTCCACCCTGGAATGTTTCAACGGTAGTAGCATTACCGTTACGATCTTGAAGTACCCAAATATCCTGCGACAATGCCTGTGTTGCAGCAGCACCATTTACAAGACCTGTATGTGGGTCAACATTCAAGTCACGGCGATACTGAGCAATACACTGCTGCAAGTATTCTTGCTGCTTCGGCAATGGTAGGCCACCGCCATAGATCTTCCAAATTCTCTTTTCCGGAGCACGAACCATGAAGTAAACGGCTTGGGCGTCTTCCATACAGCGAAGCTGGTTAATAGGCTTAACTGCTGCTTCCAAGTGACCGCGAACGTCATTCAGGTTGTTGCCGTATAGGCCATAGTTTGCGTATGCAATCTGGTTGCGTGTAAAGGTCTTGATATTATTGCGGTCATAGTCACCGCTAATCAATGATGGGTCTTGAATAAAGCCAGTTAGAATGCCTTCGTCATATACACAAAGCGTGCAATACGGTGGCAACTGTTTCAAGCCTACCACGCTATCTTTATTATCATTCAAACAAATTTCAAGGAAGATTTCTCCGTCAACCAACCAGCGGTTGAAATACTTCCACATCATCTTCTTCTTGAAGACGGCATTGACAATGTAATCAAACTGTTCCTTCAATGAGTTAAATTCAGTCTCGGTGAATTTGTGTCTGTATGCTGGGTCAATGTCAAATGTAGCCACTGAGCCATCGGCACGCTTTGAGCAACATTCATCGGAGATGATTGTAAGCATCTTCTTCACAAAGGCATACTTAGCCATTGTGCGATAGTAGTTAATTCTTTGTCTCTTTGTCGCAAAGACCGTTTCAAAAATGACGTTGTTCTGTTCATACGGATATACCGGAGAACCGGCGCCATATCCGCGAACCAGCTTGCTCAAGTCAAGCGTGTCTTCGCCAACACCATAAGAATTCAATTTAGCAAGGGTTTCTCTTGTCTGCGCCTTGTCTGGCGTAGTTTGTAGGAACCTATCGCTAAATGGATTTAATAAGGACCACTGCATGTTTTAACCTCACTTATGTTGTATTTATTTAGCTAGTTCCATCTTACGAATGTAAGGTTGCATAGCCATAAACAACTTCGCTGGAACCTTGTCCATGAATGCTTGCTGCAACTCCTTTGGAGCGTCTAAAAAGTCTTTAGCAGCAACACACAAGAACTCAAGATTTGAAACAAGGTTCTCTGTAATTTCCGATATGTATTCAGGCGGTATCTCAATTACATCGCCAAACTCTGAATTGTTCGCATCCTTTTCTATTGACACAATTTCATGCTTTGTGTATATGTCAATAACCTGCTGCAGCCATTCGCTACCGCCCGCAATTTCTGAATAGAAATCCCAGAAGTAGTCAACGCCTTCGTCATCCGAAAATAGGTATGAGTGAGGTGACTCGTAAAGCATGCTTTCACGAACGGGGCGTAATGTTCTTTCCTTACCGATGTCTGGCAATTTGCCATCTGGACCACGAGCAGTCACAATGTCAGGTATCTTCTTGTTATACTGCATACCAGCATTACGACGAGCAACAAATGATTTTCTTCTACGGAGCTCGATGATACCAACTTTGGCTTTTCTCTTCAACTTACCTTTACGCTGACCAAGTTTTCTGCGTCTGCGTTCACCAGCGGTAATACGCACTTCCTTCGGTTGACCGTTTTCATACTCAACACGATATTTGCCTTTCTTCGTGGTGACCCACTTTTTCTTGCGCTTACCGTTGCGGACTACATACTTGACCTTCAATGCTTCGGACAATTCCTGTTCACAATAATCTGCAAAAATCATGTAGCCTCTTCTTTATTGTATTTATACAGGAAAAAAGGGGTAGGATAAACCTACCCCTCTTCTGTTACGCCGGAAATCTTAAATGAACTTCTTGCCAACGCATTGGTTGTCAATCATTTCAAGCCAGGCATTGGTGTGCTTATCAGATTCAAGCCAGTAGCCGCCATCATTGATAAACTTGTATTGCCAATCAAGAATTTCGTTATACTTGTCCTTCTTGCACAATGCCCAGAATTTTTCGTCAATGTCTTCAACTGTGACATTGTCTGGCACCTTGCATTCAGGATGAATTTCTTCGTATGGCGAATCTTTATCGGCTGTGAATACGGTGCCGAGGAACACTTGACCAACTGCACAAGATTCAGTAAAGCGAAGGCTTGACTTGCACTTGTTGAATGCGTTGTTTACCAAGGGAGCAAAGGAGAAATCTGCGTTAGTCTCCATTACCTGACGAGGGAAGGAGTTGCAGTCAACCCAAGGTATGAACGTAATCTGGTCCTTAATGCACTCCCAGAACCAAGGCAAGGCACCCATAACGATGAAGTTAATTTTGCCTTCCTTCACATTCTTAATAACCCAATCGCACCAAGCGTTGTCCATATCGCCCTTTAGAGGAGTAATGCCAGGGAATCCTTGCGGTTCCTGTGGGCTAGGTTTACGTGGTGGGACGGGGTTACGATAATGGCACGGCGAACCTGAATAAAGAACGGTAGGCTTCTTAAGATCTTCAGTCTTGTGCGGTTTACGAGGATATGACCACAAGAAGCGTGGCACAACATTTCGTATCACAGTCACATTATGAACATCAAAGATTTCTTCCATCTTAGCTTTCAAGTACTCGGTTGAAACGACCACTTCATCAAATAGCGGCAAAACCTGTCTACAAATTTCAGTGGTTTCATCGCCTGTGAAATGCAAAGACGCGGTGTTGTATGCAGGAATGCATTCACCGTCAATCTTGAAAACTTGGTCATCAACTTCAAATACCATCTTGTAGCCAAACTTAGGCTGTAGAGCCTTATAGCGCTTGATAAGTTCAATGTGCCCAGGCGTAATAGGGCGCTGGAATATCAAGCACTTAGCAGCTGCAAGATAGGAGCCATCAAAGATTGGGAATGGCATAAGCACCGGCTTGAAACCCAAGTGCTCGTGCCCAGCATAATACATTGCATTCCATCTCAATCTGTAGTGGCTACATCCTGAGTTGTCGAGCGGGAAAATTAGAACAAGAGATTTCCCGTCATTAGAATTTGCGTTTAACATTAAATCACCTCACGAAACTGTAAACTATTTATTTGTCAAGTGTGCCGAGTGTATCACGAATGTTGTTGTTATCATTCTTCATTGCAGCGAGTTCTTCCTTGTTCTTGTCGCGGAGTTTGATTAGCGGCTGCTTGATTTTCAACATCAAATAGTTACGAGTCTTTTCATTGACATTGGCGCCAATCTTTCTTAGCAAGAATGATGCGTTCTTTGGGTTCTGGAATGTCACATCTTCAGCCTTGAGCAACTTACCGTTAAAGATAAGTGTCACTGCCTTCTTGACTGCTTCAATTTCTGCCAGCTGTCCATCAGGCAATGCTTCAATTACTGCGTTCATTGACTGCATAATACCCTTGACATCGTAGATGCAAGCACCGGCTGGTGTCGGCTGAACCACTTCTGCATTATCAGCGCCTTCAGTGAAGTCAGGGTCATCTTCATGACCTTCCATGTCGTATGGGTCAGTGTCTTCTTCTTCCCCATTGGCATCATCACCTTCGCCATCTTCGTCATCGTCTCCGCCAGAGCCACCACCTGCATCAGGTGCTCCGCCAAACGGATCTCCGCCGGCGTCATCTCCACCGAAATCATCGCCGCCCATATCGTCGCCGCCCATATCATCGCCACCATCAGCAAATGGATCATCACCGCCCATATCATCACCACCGGCATCAGGTGCAGTGTCTTCGTCACCTTCAGCTTCATTTAACTTGAACGGAACGTATTGCTTTGAAAGCTTGATAGGCTTTACAGCTTCCATCATGAATGCATGTATGTCCTTCATGTCGTTCTCCTTTGTAAAATAATTGTGCACTGTTGAAACAATGTCGGTCTTCTTCATGTGTTTGGTTTTAGCACCGACAAAGTAATCAAAGAAAACCCTTGCGTGTTTTGAATTGCTCTTTGAAAGAATGTCAGCCAGATCCTCCATGTTGCCGTCAAGTATCATCTTGACAATAAGCTCCATCAGTTCCTCACAAGACTCGATAAGTCGTGCACGGATCTCGGGATCGGTTGCCTTAATATATCGCTTACAAAAACGGTCAAAGAATTTGTAGCGGGTGTCTATCTTATGGAATACGGAATACTTCATACTAGCTTAAATCAAAATCAGTGGATATTTCGTCAGTATTTATATGGGTATCGTGCTCTGCCTCGTCAATCATTTCATCCAGTTCTGTGGATGTCAAATACAAGTTTGTTGTGTTGTTTTGAATAAGTGTTTGAGCAGCAGGAGAGTTAGATGCCTTAGAAAGTGCCAAGCGTTCCTTTTGTTCCATAGACGCTTTTTGCATCTCTTCTTTCGTCTGAATAACTTGATAGTCTGTTATTGTTTTCTCTAGATCTTGAAGCTGTTTCAAATGCGAGGCCACAGTGTTAGACAGCGTGGCATAGACTTCAAAATATCTAGCTTGTGCATTTAACTTGCACATCTGCCCAAGAGTTTCAAGAACATGTGTGTCTTGAGAAATTTTCTCTTGTAGCATTACCCTCATATACTCGAGGCTCTTTAATGTATACTTCTGGCCTTTGAACTCAATAGTAGCCTCTTCTTCCTGAGGTTCTTCAGGTTCAGGAACTACCGGAGCAACGGGCTCAGTATTCAAAAGTTCTTCCTTAACTTTGTTGTCATCAACGCCGTTAATGTTGAACGCATCACATAGACTATCAAACTGTTTCATATAGTATTTATACAAGAAAAACAGCAGTTATTTATAACTGCCGTTTTGAAAGGGTTTTAGAATGTTAAATGTGATTATTCTTCGCCATACTGTTTATTGTAGGCCTGGGTGCGGAACTCCTTCTTTGCGCCTTCAACTCTGTCGTGAATCTTCTGTTCAACGATAGCCATGACAAATGGTTCCAACTTGTCAAAGCGACCTGACAAGATCTTACCAATCATGTAGCCGCTGTTTTCGTTGAGAGGCATGCCTTGCTTAGCGAAATGGTTCCAGGCTTCTGATTTTGTTTCATCAGTTGTTTCTTCTTCTGATGATTCTTCTCCGCCTTCGTCGCCGCCTTCAAATTCAGCGTCGTCATCGCCTTCGCCTTCTTCGTCCCCACCTTCAAATTCTGAATCGTCGTCAGTGAAATCATCGCCGCCTTCAGCAGTTTCGTCACCACCTTCAGCAGGTTCGCCTTCACCGCCTTCTTCACCGTCACCGTTCTGCTTAGCAATCTGGTCGGTTAGAGCCTGAACAGCAGTAATCAAGGTCTGCATAGTGTCCTGCAGATCTTCCTGTTGTTCTTCGGGATCCTTTTCAACTCCGGCTTCGTCGTCGGTTGCTTCTGCATCGCCTTCGTCACCATCGCCATCCGGGTCGCCTTCATCAGAAATATCACCGTCGCCTTCTTCACCGCCATCTTCTGGAGGTACATCGTCTTCGGTAGTATCTTCAGGCTGTGCGTCTTCCGGAGTAACGGTCACTTCTTCTTCGCCGTCCAAGAATCCTTCTGACAGAGATGCCTTCTTACGGTTTTTATCGCTGATCTTTTTTGCCATATTGTATATCTCCTAAAACCTCTTATATTGTATTTATAAAGTCTTCAGAAAATTCTGAAACTCGGTGCTCTTGGTTAATTCACTGAACTGTTTATGCACTTCAAATGCTGCATCAAACGATTTTTCCTGCTTTGCTGCGACATCTTCAAATTCATTGAAGTACTGTGTCACATAATCAGGTAGTGCGCCTTTGGTATCGTCCTTGTTGAAAAGAGCAGTCATTGCGATTGGGCTATATGATGTTTTCAACGCGGTTGAGTCAATCTTTGGTATCACCTGTTCAACTCGATTAAGCACATTAAAGAGCGCTGTATCGTCCTTCACTGCAGCCTTGTCGCCCTTTGCCAACTTAGCAAGCACGAGGCTGTATACCATCGGGTGGTCCTGTAAATCACAGAACTCCCTAGAGTTCTTCACAAAATCATTAAACTCACTCATTCTTATCTAGTCCTTTTTTCTTTCAAGAAATCATAGTATGCGCCAATCTTTTCAAGCGATAATTGAATACCGCCAAGTGTCACCTTTATTTCTCGAATGTCTTCCTTTATTCCACTTGTTTCTTCTATCAGGTGGGTTACGTCCTTTTGAATTAGCTGCTTTTCCGTTTCCATCTTGTTCTGCTGCTCCTTCATATCCTTGACTTCTTCCTTGAGTTCGTCATATTGTTTCTGGAGTTGCGTAATTTCATTCGTATGAGTGTCATTCTGCTCATTACGAATCTTAGCAGTATTGGAGCGCTGCCATGCGATATAGCCAATTATCGCATAGCACAACAATACAGCAATAAGAGCAACTATTGCTATAGGATTGTTTGTAGCAACTATTGAAAGAGCCGTTTCCATTCTTTACTCCACAGCAACATAAATGGTGTCATAATCACGGCAAGCAGTGACATCGCTAGCTTTTGTTGGGTAGTTAGTTGTTGCCCATGAAAGGAAGCGTCTATTTACAAGATTTGCCGAGATGTATTCCCAAGCACGAACGCCTGATGAAATTCTATCATCATAACCGTTAGGCAAGCCTATAACAGATACGACATATTCTCGTGTCTTTGGATGGTTAGGGTCGGTGCCTGAGACTAACTTTTCATTAATCACTGTTGTGCTACCGTCGCCATAATAAGTCTTTGCTTCAGATATGGCTTGGTATGACAACTGTTCAGCTTCATTTATTCGGCTATTGATGCCGGAAATGTGGGTATCAATAGTCTGCATGAAGCTCATGAGTTTTTCATGTTCAGGTTGCAGTGCCAAGAATTTAGCACGAGCACCATCAGTGATAATCATATCAGCTGTTAAACCATCAGCTGAGTCAGCTGGATATAAGTGTCTTTCCAGCTCGTTAAAATTAAAATTGAGTGCAGATATGCGAGCCCAATCAGCAACACGATATGGCGAACCTGAAGTACCGTCGCCTACGATAGATGCTGAGTCAGTGAAGAATGCACTAGCCTTAGCCTTGTCAAGTGCAGATATCTGATTAGACAAATCGTTTATTGCTGATGTCAGTTCAGGAATGTCACTTGCGCTATTCCAAATATCAGCGCTTGCAGTGACTGCGTTATAAGCGCTGTCCCAATTAGCAGATTTAGCGCATACTGTATTGTAAGTGCTGTTCCAATAATCAGCACTGGTTAGCGCAGAAACTGCGCTTCCGATATTGTCAAGATCTTCCGGGGTAATTCCTGATAGGGCGCTGAGCATATCAGCGGTTTCATTCCACTTTTCAACATCACCCGATGTGACGCACACGCATTCTTCTTTTTCGTCAGGGCAGCACGGTTCGTGCGGCGGAACGACGAATGCTGGTTCAAGGTCGCCGTGAATATGTGGCATACGTTGATAATGCATGTAATCCATTCTTTACCTCTATATTGTATTTATAAAGGTTTATTCTATCGGTGTGGATTCGAGTTCCTTAATGTATTTCTCTATTTCGGTCTCTGCGTGCTTTAACCACTTATCCGCAATTAGGTTGTAGATGAAGTCATAATTATCACAATCTTCAGCATCAAGCGACAATTCAAGTAGACGCTTGTTCACTGGATAAAGATGAAAGTGATAAAAGCACAGCACCATTATCTTGAATTCATTGACTGACAAAAACTCTTCAAATGAAAAACCGTTTTTCCCAATCAAAGAAGGGTCTTTCATGACTAGCTCGATTTCACCTAGGCAATTTGTAATCTCGGTTTCATCCATAAGACACCTCAATAGTAAATATAAAAATTTTCTTTAGGCAGAATAAAAGACGCGGAAATAATTCCGCGCCTCCCTAAATTATTTATTGGCCTACCACCTATGTAATTTTTCGTCCAAACGCTTCATGAACGCATCAACGAATGGGTCATAAGCCTCTTCCTGTTTTTCTTCCTTATGGTTCAAAAGCAAGGCATAAGTCTTGACGATTTTTTCATAAGGGTCCAAGTCCTTTAATTTTTCAAGTTCAGGTTTAAGATCTTCGTTTTCTGCAAGTCCGGTAAAGAACTCATTAACAGCCTTAACCCATTTACCGTATTCAGTAATGAAACCGTTAGCCTTTTTAATTGTAAGAAGCTTTCCCGCAGCATCTGCCAATGTCTTAGCCTTTTCGGCTGGGTTATCTTGCTCGCCTTGCTTGTCATTTGGCGCGGTTTCTTCTCCGTCAGTTTTCTTCTGGTCGTTGTTTTCTTTTTCACCGGCGCCTTCTTGCGGCGTATCGGCTGCCCCGTCCCCAGTATCTCCCGGTCTATCATTTTCACCTTCCTCATTTTCAAACAAAAGCTTAAGTAGTTCCTGTTGCTGCTGTGCTGCTTCTATGATGCGCTTAACATTGTCCAACTGACCAGTACCAGCTGCATAAGCCCAAACGGCAGGCAAAATGCCTTTATTCTGTTCGCGGAATGCGTTAATCTTTTTACGCATCTTCTTTGACAAGCCAGATTTTTCATAGGCTGCCTTTAGGCGTTCCAAATCCTGTTTCATCTTTTCAAAGTTAGGACCTACATTGTCTGGGTGGTCGATAACGGCAGCAACCTCTTTTGCTGCAGTTTCAACACCAGCCACAACATTCTGGTCAACCTGTGGCTGTTCTTCCTGCTTTTCTTCTTCAGGCTGTTCTTCTGCCTTTTCAATTTCAACGCCGTCAGGATCTCCCTGAGGTTCTGCTGCCAATTTCAGCTTGGTAGCATTCTTGAACAAATCAGCACCGCTTGAAAGTGTTTCAGCGACTTGCTTAATTTCATTGAAGAATTTTTCGTGCGGCATCTTCGTAAGTTCTTGTAGCTTAGCACCGATGTCAGCAATCTTCTTAGCCATAGCCCAATAATTATGGGCAGTCTTTTCCATTTCTGAAGATTCGTATTTCTGCTTGGTTAGCCACTCAAATGAGTCAATCTTAACTGTCTCGTTTTGTGCAGGTGTGGCGAGGAACGGCAGCTTCTTTAAGTCACCGCTTTGTGAAATGATTTCTTTATAGTACCTGCCATACTGCTTGACGGCTTCATCAAACAATTTCGCATAGTCAGCGCCCAAAACAAGTGAGCCACCTTCATTTGTTGTAAATGTCAGTTCTTCACCTTTGACTGTTGCCAAATTTTGGTTCAACATGGCAAAGCCGGCGCATAGATACTTATCCATGCACTTCCAGCATGTTTCAGAAACCCTATTAGTGATTTCCTTCAGCTTCTCCAGGTTTTGATTCTGTTCCGCCATCTGATTCTCCACTATTTGTTGGACCATTACTGAGCAACGGTTTTGCTTCCTTAATGGCATCATCAATTTCTTTCTTAAGTGACTTGACTGTCACCTTCTTATAATCATTAAAGCGTGCTAATGCTCTCTTCTTCTGTATATTCTTCCAAAGCTTATTACCACCACCAATCGCTGCGAAAATCAACTTAGAGAAAATGTCAGGTGAGTTCTCGCTTATGCCTAAAATTTCGCCTAACTTCTTAGCAGCGTTTTTAGCAGCACCCTTAAGAGCCTTTTTAACCTTGCCATCTTCTAGGTTCAATGTTCTATTAGTGAAAGGTTCCTTGATATTTTGGCCTTCATCTAGTTCTTTACGGGTTTCTTTAACGCCTTTTTCAAATGCACTTTCAAGCTCGTTCTTAACTGCATTATACTTGTTCTTTGTTGCAGCGTCGGTGGCGATATCTTCAGAGTATTCTTTATATTCATCTTCGCCAGCTTTAACTAGCTTTTCATAAGTAGTGCCATCAATCTTTTCAGCTGATTTCAAATCTTCAACGGCTTTACGACGGGCGCATGCTTTCAAAACATCGTTCAGTGACTTGCCCTTGAACATGCCGGCTTTGATGTTCTTGTTATCTTCAAAAGCTATATCGTAAACATCATCATAATTCGTATCAGAAATTTTTGAGAGCAATGCTTCTGGCTTCTGTTCCAATCCGATTAGGCTTGATGCGCCACGAAGAACGGCAACCTTGCCTAGCTTATAGAATACATCTTCATAATTGAAATGTTCGCTGCTATCCTTAATCTGGATAAGCATCTGCTTGATTTTCTTATCTGGAACATCGTTGGTAGCAAGATAGGTCTTTTCGCCATTATCGTCTTCGTAGTAATACTTGCCTTCGTCGTCCTTTTCAATGTGGTCTCTATATTTGGACAGCGCCTTTGTGTCCTTACCTGCGATGGCTTTTTGTATTCCTGTCTTAACAGGATCCTTCTTTGTTTCTTCTGTCTTTTCAGCCATACATTACCTATTCATTGCTAAGGTTTTTCACATTAAATTTCTTGATAAGTTGCCAGTTATGTTTTTCAGCATGTGGCAAAACAAATATGCGTGTTTGGTGTTCTTCAATTTCTTGCGGTTCTACAACCTCAATCATGTTCCACTTAACAAGGCAATATGCAATAGAATTTCGTCTTTCAAGATCTTCAAGCGATACATTGCCAAATCCAGGATACCCATCCTTACCGCGGCTCAAAACAAACAACTGCTTGAAATGCGCAAGATAATAAGTGTCAAACTGCTTAAGCAGATGGCATGATTGGTATAGCACCTTATTCTTATTATCAGGTATGCCCATTCGGCTCAGCGTTTCTTCAACGATCCACGCATCAACCTTCAATCTTACTTCTAGCAACTTATTCGTACTTTTCATCTTTAACCCAATGTCAGAGGTTCAGGCTGCCAGTCAAATTCCTTCACCTCATTATCAAAAATTATTCTAGCAGTAGCAACTGGGTCAAGCTCTTCATCGCCATAACCTAGGAATTCACCGAGCAAGATATCTCGCAATGTTTTATAGCGAACTAACTCGGTTTCACTTAGCTTGCTAAAGCCGTAATGTTCATATCCATTCTCACTGTATATTTTCTGAATTTCTTCACGCAGCTTCGTAATGTTCAAATGATGATTATTGAAGAACAAGATTTTTTCGTCGCCAATAATCTTAGCATTCCAAGTCTTCGGATTAACTTGTTTCAAAACATCAGCAGGTCCATGCTGGTCATTAACCACGGGCTGTTCTTTAATGTCCTCGCGGTTATATGTCTTGTTCATGTGCATCTGAACATACTGTGTAAATGTGAGTTTATTATTCATACTTAACCTTTGTTGTATTTATTAAGCAGAAATGACTCGTGAGAATTTGTGATACTGATTATCTCCATAAAAGTATGGTATCTCGAGCTCAACAGCATGATTGGCTGAGTCAACATTCACATTTGTATTTGGACGGTCAATGCGAACACCCACCCACTTTTCAATCATCTGGAAAACTTCTTCAACAATTTCTTCGGCGTCACCTTCGTTCTGGAACAAAAGACGGTAGAATGGTGACCAGAAGTCAATGTTGAATAAGCGTTCATAAGGCTCGGTTACGATAACTGCTTCAATGGCCTGGTCAAGAGCATCAGTTCCATACACCTCAGCCTTGACACTAAGATCATCGCCGTTAATGTCGCGGTAAGGGTTTTCACCGTATGCACCGTAATCTTTAAAGTCATTATTTGCTGATAATGGTAGCATATTATCCTCTCAACTGAAGCCATGTTTCAGGCATGTTAAAAACAACAGAACCAATCTTGTGAGGTCCTTTGCCAGCAATAACCCTGACATCAAATAACCTCACGCCTTGAATGGTTTCCTTTTCTGCGACTACTTGGAATGTATAAGGCACATTGTCAAGTGTTTCGGAATAAGCCTTGTCTCCGACTTGTATTGGCCTATCTTCAACAGGCGTGTTTTGAAGTGATGGGAAATCATCCTTCACTTCTTGTGCCTTTTTCACTTCCTGATAGATTTGTGCTCTTATCCAATCAGGTGTTCGCTTGTTCATCGCTATGCTTTTACAAAGTTCATACAGAATATCTCGCTGAATTTGTTCTTTCATATTAAACCTCTGTGACAAGTTCGCTTTCTCTAATCATATCGTTGACCTGGGTCCACTTTTCTTGGCAGTGTTGCTTAAGATCTTCGTCTCCTTCAACTGAAATACGAATTGCGGCACGAAGTGCTGAAATGATCCTGCCGTTATAGTAGAAGGCATCGGGCATGTCCATTGACTCATCACCATCGGTCGAGTATTCTTCTGGTTCTGGCAATGTTGTCCAGCCGAGCATATCGTTTGAATAGCCCTTCATTGTTGCTGGGTCATTGATGTCAATAGTTTCTTCAACACCGTTCAAGCTCATCTTGATGATACCGTTCTTATCGTCAATTCTCATGCCGCCGATAACATATTCAGTGCTTGTTTCAGGTGGGAGCTCTTTGTGCTTGCCGAGGAATGCTTCTGCAAACTGGTCGCCCTTAACTGAGAAGTAATGGACCATACGGTTCTTCTTCCAGTTGCCGTTCTTGATATCGGTCCAGCTCATGCCGCCTGGGAAAACATTCTTTGACAAGTTGAATGCCTTTGACGCTGCTCGTGTATCACTTGGACTAATCAGTGCATCAACTGCTTCTTGCAGAACATTCTTTGAATTGTTCAGCTGGTTGATGCGTGAGTCAAATGTATTCATCATCTTGTTTGCGGTAGACGCTTCTAGCTTGTAGTTGCCATTGCCGCATTCTTCAATATGCATCTTAGCAAGTGAATCAGTATAGAAGTTTCTTGTAGAGCTAATTGAGGTGCAAGAATCGGTCTGGTCAAGAATACAGTTGAAGAATTTCTTGAGCTTTGCCATCATATCAAAGATACCGCTGTCAATCAGCTTATTGATGTAAGACTGAATCATACGGCGGATATTGTCCTTCTTGCGTTCAAGCATATTCAAGAAGCCTTCAATCTGTTCCTTATAGAAGTTCAAGAGCTTCTTAATTGCTGACAAGCCGAAATTGAAGGTAAAGCCGAAATTACAGATAGTGTCCATAAATCCGTTATAGTCATTGATGATTTCATTGACGAACTGTTGCTGTTCCTTCGTAATGACACCTAGCTTAATAAGTGTCTTACAAATCAAGGAGTTTGAGTCAGTCAATTCTTCAATGAAGATATTACATTTATACAAGTTATTACAGAATGCCGATTTCTTCTTACCTGTTTTTGGGTCTGTCTTATATCCGTCCCACAGCAAGTCAACCAACTTTTTCTGTAAGACTCGTATCCCATTTAAGATAGCTTCTACGGCAAGGTCAACGGTAAACTTAAGCAAAGACAAGATAGCATCAAACGCCGTATTAAGCATTTGAAGCGTTGTCTGTGCTAGAGCAATACCGACCTGTAGAGCCGCCTCCACTAGCAAGAAGGTTCCATAAATGTATTCACAAAAGATGCTACCTGGACTCATTACTGCACACTCCAGTGGTCATAATGAATTGTCATTGACAATTTTAGACCGTCTTCACTATCATAACTAACCGAACCGCCAGTATCAACATTTGTGATAACGGGGTTCTCAAGAACAAATCTTTTGTATATCCTGCCGTCAATGGTTCTCAAAGTTATCCAGATGTATGAGAACATCGGTTCAAATTCTGGATGTGTATAATCGTATTGAAGTGTGTCAATTCTCTTGTGTGCAAGAATATCAAGCAATGCCTTCTTTCTTGTTCCAGGTTCATCTTGGCCTAGCTTATTCGTATTGCCTCTAAGCCAGAACTGCAATTCACTTTCGCCTGAATAGTCACGGCAAATTGCCTTTGTCATTTTTGAACCAAGGAAGAAGAATTCCTTAGTCTTCGTTTCAAACTTCGGAAGGTCAGCCTTGACACACATGAATGTTGGGTCAGTAGATACATCATCAAGATTGTATCTTGCTTTTGCTTCAGGTGTAAAGAAAAAGTCAACTTCAAACATCCAGCTCGTTTGCGGCTGGTCCCATGAAGGCTGCATCTTGTATTGCGGAGCAAACTGTGTCTGCTTGCTCTTCAAGTACTGACCGAGCTTTTCGTCAGATGCGTTATGCAGATCTTCTGCGTTAAATCCTTTAGCGTCCTTCCACATTATTTACCTGCGTCTTCCGCTCTGTTGTGACGACGCCATAGCATATAGTCGTATGCTATTCTAGCAGTCTTCGTAATCACATCATCATCGGTTGTGTAATTGAACTCTTCTTCATTGATACTTACAAGAATACAGTTGTGAAACTCGATGTCAGCGACAACCTTCGTTTCACTATCATTAGCGCCTACCGTATAACCCGGCTTCAAAATCTGCAAATGCAAGGTGCGGTCAGTCTTATTGAACTGCTGATTATAAATGTAGTTGCCCTGACCTGTAAAGAAATGGTCATTCGAGCACTCACCGTTGAACAATTCTTCAAGAATATGAGAAATGCTTAAATTTGCATCCTCGTTAAATGTAATGTTCAATTCACCAGTATTTTGAACACGGCCTGGGAAGTTTGCTTCCATGCCTGCGTAATATGTCTTAACGATTGACGTTTCACGCTTTCCCCACTGACAATTAACGATAGCGCGGGTAAGCTGGTTAGCATAATAGGTTTGCTTCTTGTTAAGAATAAAGTTTTCAAAGTTGACCGAGAAACACCATTTGGGCAATGGTTTGTAATTCTTGTAAAAAGGGTTATCCCAAATTGACTTTATTCCCATATCATTTTCCTTTTTATTTATTGTATTTATTCTTTGTTTGATATGGGGAACCGGAGACTGTAAGCCCGGTGGCGAGCTTACCGTCAATGTATCCAATCTTTGTTTTGACTGGGTAAACCGTATGACGTTGTAAGTAGACTTACTTATAGGCTTACGGAGCGGTCAACCTGTATTCCGGCTACATCCTATAATGCTATTGGCGGCTGCATGTACTACTTGCTAGGTACTACTTCGCTATTGCATTAGTCGTTCGTTGAAATGGGTAAGCAATTCTACCCGAACGGCGTCCCTCTACCGATACTCGCATTGAGTTGCTGTTCGTTCCGAGGAAACGGCTTAAAATTTTGTTCGGGTAAAAATATAAAAAAGATTTTTAAGAAAACAAAGACTGCGGTTTTAATTCCGCAGTCCCTGAAAATTTATGTCCGCAGTCTAACTATTAGAGATCGTCTTCTAGGTCGAGATCAGACAAATCGTCTTCTTCTCCACCTTCAAGATCGTCTTCACCAGCGAGGTCATCTTCTTCCGGTTCAATGACGTTCAAATGAGCGCCGCAAACTGGGCAGACACCTTCTTCTGGGTCAAAGTCAAATTCTGCTTCGTCAATGGCAACTTCACCTGTTCCGCCGCAAGTTGGGCATTCGGTTTCGTTTCCATCTTCGTCTGTGATAACGCCGGTTCCGCCGCAGTCCGGACAAGGAACCATTTCAGGTTCTTCACCTTCTTCTGCGCCATCTTCAGCTGGTTCATCTGTAGGAAGATCTTCAGCACCTGCGTCTTCAGCCGGTAGCGGAAGTTCATCATCTTCCACAGCTTCATTCATGAAACGGCAAGCACGCTTGCACTGTTCAAGGAATAATTTATCGTTCATTGTGATCTCCTATAAAAATCTATTGGTTTATTTTATTTATTTTGCATACATTTTAAGTGCATCATAAATCTCATTCTGCACATATTCAATGTTGACATCAAATCCTTCAGTTTTCAACTCGCTTTGTAATGCGGTTGCAGCGCGTTTGACGGCGGCCTTTAGGCTGTCAGATAGATAATCAAATCTTTCAAGATATTCTTGAGAAGGGCGGTTATTGACCGTTAAATCTGGCACATTGTCGCTGATTTCACGAGCATATATTTCCTGTGCCACTGAATATACCTTATCAAGCAAGTATTCAGACAACTTGTTTTCATCTAGCTTGACGCTTTCTGAAAAGCGTGGTGTCGGACGCTTAAATGAACCCAGATAGCGAACATCTTTGACGATGTCATTTAGAAGTTCTTTTAGGTTAACGTAATTCTTATCATTGTAAATGAATATGGTTCCGCCAGTGCTGCCCTTAATACCTTCATAATATCCATCAGCTTCAACTCGCTGTAAAGCAGGCTTAATCTTTACCTTGACAGTATTCTTGCCATGATAAACATATACGATGTTGCCCGCAGCAACATTACATGACCAGCCATCACGACCACCAAAGTCAGGGTCAAATTTCTTATATAATGCGTCTACGATATCTTGAGCAGTGAACTTTTTCCAGTTATCAGGAGTACCCATCCAATGTTCAGCAACAAGACCTGCACCTTCAAGTGTTTTTAATGCTTCATCCAATTCCATTATTTACCCCTTACTTCTGCAATAATTTCATCAACGAAAGCAATGATGTCTTCTTCGTCAAGTACCTTCTTGAAGCTCTTCTTGCGTCCACCAAATTCAGCCCAGCCGTCAACCACAAATTTTCCGGTATATCTACTAAAGGTATCTCTAGGCATAAATGCTATTGCTTTATCTGTTTCAGCATAAGGTGTTTCTTGCTGTTCAGGTGTCACATACCAGTCAATTCTCCAACCGCCACGGCCAATATCAGGTCCGCAGGCAAACTTAATCCTATGATAGTTTTGAGCAGGAGCATTATGAGCACCAGAAACAGGATTATAATATCCATCATCGTAGCTCCAGATGTCAACCTTATACTTCTTCTCGATATGCTTTATCATTTCTTCAACTACAGGCACGGCACTTTTACGAAGACGAATTGCTTCTTGGTCATACTTGTCTCTGACATACTTGTTATTTCCACCGTATGCCTTTAAGTTAAGACGAAAGTCAACCTGTTTCTTCTGTTCTGGTGTTGTAGCGCCATACTTAGCATAAGCTCTTTCACGGTTGGCGTCTATTGCTTCAGCAATCAATCCTGCTTTCTGCAATGCATCTAATGCTTCGTTTAATTCCATCACTTATCCTTCTTCCTGTAAATCTTCATCGCTTCACGAGCGATGTTGATGTCTGGATATTTCAAAATCATCTGTGGGCGAATGTCGTTCCATACATCTGAAATGCCGTTGAACCACATTAGGAACCACCAGTAGTTAGTGGTTCCATAAATGAGCTTTGAAATACGGTCAGGTCTACCAACATCGTATTCTGAACACTTATACCATTTTACAGGACCAAAGTCAAAATCACCAAAATCCATTGAACCCAAATCCTTTTCAACGATTTGGTCAACGGTGTTGGTCTGCAGGAAATTGGTTCTGTATGTCAGGTTTTCCATATTTTATTTATTCTTTATCTGTTTCAATTCATTTTGGAATTCATAGATGTGTCCAATTGGCGCAGTAATGATCTTGCCCCAATCGTCTTTCACGGTAATCTTCTGGTCACCTGTCAGACAAGCATATTCCTGGTTGAAGTGCTTGATACCGTGGTCGCGGATAATCTTTTCTTTGAATTTCTCATCACGACCGTCAATCTCCCACCACTGAACCTTACAAGGAATAAAGGTATTACGCCCTAACTTTGCGTCGTTCCAGATATTATAGAAGTGGTTAAATCCTTTCGGTGTGCTAATAAGCAAAAGCATAGCGTCAGGACGAGATGCTTGAGTAGGGAACACAGAGTTCATAAAGGCATCAGCAGCTTTGTCATCAAGGTGAGCAAATTCGTCCACCAGTTCAAGGTCAACCGTCTTACCACGGATTGACGAAGAAGATGACGCTGCTGAAAATACTCTTGTCTTGTTTTCAAGAATAAATTCTGATTGGTTCCATTTGATGATACCCTTCTGCAGCCACATTGGCAGTGAAGTATAGGCCTGCTGAATACGGAACATAATTTCATCGGCCTGAGAAGCCTTGTTAGCCAAGATAGCGATAATCTTCGCTGGATGGAACAAAGCATACCATGTAATGTAAAGCGTAGCGATGGTTGTCTTACCAGACTGGCGACCCATCATAATGATACGGTTGTTTCGGCCAGGTACTTTGGTCGTGATAGCCTTCACCAAACGCTGCTGGTAGCCACGGAGCTTAATAGGATGAATACCGTCCGCAGCAGTGATTTCAAAGTATTTAGCGAAGTGGAAGATATTACGTTTACACTTCAAATACTCTTGCATCTGCTCGGGCGTCATCTGAACCTTTTCGCCGGCGGCTCGCAATAATTCGTTCTTCTTAAACATTATTCAACCTCTAGTTATTTATAAATACTGTAGAGGTATTTTAATGAAAGACATTGACGAAGGCTACATGGAAGGCGATTTCAACCGCTGGGACCGTAGAAAGATTGAAAAAGGTATTGCCCCGTCATGGGCAAAAAAAGTGACGATTATGGGTCCTAGACCTAAGAAACCGCAAACAAGCTCTTCTCCATCTGAACTTGCTATGCGCCGCGTCACTGAACCGAATTATCGCCCAGCTTTTTCCGAAACAGATTTGAAGGCAGCACGAGAAGGCGAAGAAACAATGAACGCCCGTATTGCTGACCGTATTCAGAAGGCATTTGACGAATTTCATGTCGGCTGTTCTGCTGACTGCATTTCAGTCAATACACCTACCGTAAGGTTTATGATTTATCCTTACGGCTTTGTTTATAAAGTAAAAACAATTTACAGTGCCACACGCAAAGAAATGACTGATTGTGAATCTTTGTATGAGGTCATTGAGTTAATCAAACAAAAGAGCCAAACAGTTGGAGAATCTATGGAAATTGAACATGCATTGAAATTGCTTGAAAGCGTGGGCGCCAAGGTTTTGAAAGAAGATACCGATGATTGGGATGTTGCTGATATGCCTGCCGGCTTGACACACGCTCAGCGTCAGAAATGGGCAAAGCGCCACAACGCCGCTACCGATAAAGACTTTGAAAGACGAGCAAGAAATTGGGACCAAGTTCACAAAGCAGAAGATGAATATCAAAAGGAATTCGGTGCTGGTGAACCAATTGAATACTGGAAGGCTGAAGACGGCCAGGAAGGCCGAGTAGTTGGTTCTAAGGCTGAATACGCAAAGGCATTTAACCAGTCACCTGAAAATGACGAAAAGGTTAAAGCAATTTTTGATGGCCTAGTTGAATTGGGCTGGAAATACGTCGGAACATGGATGGGACAGGAATTGCCTAAGGGTTATGGTGACCCTGCATTTTCGTCACCTAATGAACGCTTCTTCGTGTTCAAGAAACCAGGCAAGTTCAAGACTGGATATAAGGCTGGCAAGAAAGGACACATTGAAGACTATGTGATTGGCTTCGCTGTGCCGCCGCAATACAATAAGCCAGGACAAAAGAAATTGTCAGTCAGCTACTTTGACGCTACAAGAGATGGCGGCGGAGACGCTTCTTCACCTAAAGAATTTGTTAAAGAAGTTGAAAGACATTACCAATTCTACATTAAGGACCACAAGAAATTCTATCGTGGTGCCGGCAAGCCGGATTACGAAGAAATGGCAGCATTAGCTTATGAGGGCAGATAAAATGAAATTAGACGAAGCATTGGATAAATTAAGAGCAGCAGGTGCTCAATTTATTAAAGAAGACACCGACACCCACGATGATGAAGAGTTTCCTCTTAATCTGAGAAGACATAACATTTTCAAGGGCGCCAGAGACAGAGCATTGACAGACAAGGAAGATAAAGAAGTTGATGCTATTGATAGAAAGCTGAGCAAGATACCGGACCACGACAGCGTCTGGCGGAAAAAGATAAATGCAGGTATCTGGGCTATCAAGCTAGTTGTTTCAACTGATGCGTATGACGAAGAAAAAGACGAATACGTTGATGACTATACGCTTGGCTATCTTAAGCCGGATGGCACAGTCGCTAAAACATACGGTAATGACTGTATGTTGAATTATCGTCAGTGTCAAGACTTGATGGACAAATATGCAAGATACAATGACGGACCAGCAAAGCCCGGATTTGAAAAGGCATTGAAACAGAAGTTCAAGATTACCGATAAAAAGGCAACAATCTTCTTGTCACCGGGAACCATCAAGCGCGGTAAGTTCCATCTGTTCAACATGGATGACAACTGGGCAGATGCAGAAGACATTTAACTCCCAGCCGAAATAATCGGACACGTTTCATACTAAAAAGGAGCCCATTTTCATGGGCTCCAATTTTTGTTTTCAAAACCGGCTTTTTCGCCGCAAACTGACAAATTTTCTATCTTAAATTTATGAAATTTGGGCAGTTTTATTACAGTTTTGAGCAGAGTTCTTGTTTATTTGTGATAAATTACCTAAAAATTAGTAATTATACAGATTATGCAAAAATTACAGAAAAAGGCGGGATTTCTCCCGCCTTTTATTTTATTCACTTCTTGGCTTCAAATCATTGTATCGGAAGACGCAGTGCTTCTGAGCATATTCCCTTGCATTCTGTTGTGCAGCAGCTCGTGTAAGCATCAGTTTCGCAAATTCACAGATTTCTTCGGTTGAATTGGCATAAACATATTGTCCGCCTAAACCGAGTTCCTGTTCAGTTTCGTAACTGACTTCAATGCGGTGCAGGATGTTATCCTTAACTCCGCCTTCAGCGATAGTAAATGCCTTTGCCCAACGCTTCATTCCGTTTTTATCGTTATAGGCAACGAACACATGATAGAATGTATGCCAGCGAACAATACGGTCAGCAATGCGTTCCATCTTAATGTTAAATTCTTCACCTGTTTCAGTAAGGATTTCCTGTATCTTTTCAATCGGCAAACCTAACTTACTTTCAAGTTTGATGAGCTGCTTCTTAACAGACTTTTCTCTCTTACGAAGACGCTTGACTTCATTAAGTGTCAATTCTTTCAGTTCTTCCATTGAATGTTCATGGTCTCTGTCGCCGTAAATCTTGTTGGCGATAGGACGAACATCAACTCGCTGATACTGCCAAAATTCATTTGGCAATCCGCCATAGTCAAGCCAAGCAATCGGAGAATGCATGTGCTTAGCTCCAAGGTTCGCTTTATCAGCAGCAATCTCAAGACCTTTCTCATAAGCGTTTTTCCACTTCCAGACATAAACATCGGAAAATGCAACACGGTCAGGTTTGAAGGAATTAGCGTTGGTATGAAATTCAAACACAATGCCGTCATCTCTGCCATCTGGGAAGAAAACGAACATTCTCTTCGTATCTTCACCGCTGCACCATCTTGGGCGCTCTTGATAACAAGCAAAGTATGGAATTTGGTTTTCGTCACACCAGTTAGCAATTTCTAAAGCAGTTAAATCAATCATTTCAAATCCTCTGTTATAAAATTAAAAAATGGGGCGCCGTTTGGCAACCCCTTTTGAAATAATTTATTCTTTATTTAGTTGGTCGTTTATAACCGAAGATGGTCATGTCTTCTTCCTTCTTAACCGTCTTATCGCCTTTTCGTTGCTCCTTATAGTCACAGCGATGTTTTGCTATTGACTTGGAGAAGAGCTTGGTGATATAAGAACTGGTTCCGAGCGAGTGACCATTCTTAGCCTTAACATTGCCATCTCTATCTGTCAAGTAGTCAACCACCATTGTCACGGTTCCCGCAGATGTAGCCTCGTCTTCGTCGTTCAGTGTGTATTCAACAACGAAATCATTTACATAGTTCGCTTGTGTTGTGTAAACCCACAAGTGCATGTTATAGGTCACATCATACAATGGAATGTTCAATCCATGCTTCTGATAGTCCTTCTTGAATTCTTCAGTGCAGTGTTCGTCAACATATTGGTCAACAGGTATACCCTTTGTTGAAGCTCCGACAATGTTGCCTTTATCATCAATCGGTATCATTCCGTTCTTGACGATATCATCAAGCGTTGCCAAACCACCCGTTGGTGATACTGAAGGCAAAGCAATGTCAACCTTAAATCCGATACCGACCGGGTCAGGTTTATCATCGCCCTTCAAAGTAGTCACCGTATAAGGCTTCTTCGGGTTATACTTGTTGTCGGCATAGAAGGAGTCAACCTTATCTTGATTTACCTTCGTCACTGGGTTGACGATGTTTATCTCAATATCCTTTGCTTCCTTCATGATTACCATTACTGTATCAGCAGCAACATTGCCAGCCTTGTCAACATATCTACGGATAACATAATTGACGCCTTTTTCAAGTCTCTGCAATGTCAAGGTATCTTGCTTAACTCCGTTGACTGTCCATTCCACAGGAATAGCATTTCGGTTGAATGCCTCGCCGCCGTAAGGTGACAAGATTTCAAGTGAAGGCGGAATATCGTCAAAGATTATGTCAACCTTTGAAGATGCCTTATTGCCGAAATCATCTATGTAGTCGTAAGTGACGGTGTAAGCAATGTTGCCTTCCTTGTTCTTTGCGATTTTCTTGTTGTCATCTAAGAAGTAAGATACCGTTGTGCAAGAGTCAATTGAGTATGAAACCTTATAGTCAGAAATACGCTGACCTGTTAGGTTGTCAACCTTGTATGAAATAACGATATCTTTACCATCTTGCTTAACCGTGTATGTGACAGTCTGGGTTGTGTCAATAGGATTACCCTTCTTATCAACAACTTGGGTCAAGGTGATGACAACGCCGTTGTCTGTTATAACTTCCTTCTTTTCAAATTTACCGTTGCCGATAGATGTGGTTGTTGCCAAGCTTTCGTCAATCAAGTATGAATAGTCCTTGATGTTTTTAGTACTTACATGAACTGTATCTAGCTTGACATCAATTGGGAAGGTTTTTGTTGTTTTGTGAACTGTGTCCTTCACAGTCACGACCAACTGATTATCCTTCTTGTTCACATATATCTTATCGTCCTTTGTTTCCTCAATGGTAATGTAGTCAATCAAAGCGTCAGTGCTCTTTGCATTGGTCAATGTCACTACCGGAGGAGCATCATTGAACAGAACGACAATTGAGTCACAAACGGTCTTCTTATCATTACATACCTTAATGACTGTGTCCTTCTTGATATGAGGTGTCTCGATGTGACCATTACATGTGTCACCTTCGCATACCTGCCATTCAAAACGGTGGTCAGGATCATTGGTCTTTACGGTATCCTTTGGCTTTTCGTCGTCCCACTTTGTAATCTCGACTGTTTCAGGTTCATCAAGTACCCTGATTATGATAGTTGCGGTATCTGCAAATTCACCGTCTGTGACGATAACCTTTACAGTGTCCTTTGTTTTCTTCTCATAGTCAATTGGGTTCTTAATTGTGATAACGCCTGTTGAGTCTATAGAATAATTTGTGGTGTCGGTGATAATGAATTTCGGAGGTGTCTTATCCTCGTCAGTTCCAGTCACCTTACAGACCTTGCCGGTGTAATTCTCCTTTACAGAACATGTGGTATCTTTTGTATGCACAGGTTCATTAATGTCAGTGACCTTCACGACATAAATCGCTGTATCTGCACCTCCATTAGGATCCTTGGCAATAACCGTAATCTTAACTTCTGGTGTTGTTTCAAAATCAAGCGGTTCAGTCAATTTCAACACGCCGTTACTGTCAATCGCAAAGCCAGGCTGAATTACATCATACTTGATTGGGTCCTTGTCTGGGTCAATCGCTGTAATGATGCCTACAATGCAGCTCTTACAATTTTCAGGAACAGTGAGCGAGTCATTTGGTTGTAGTTTCGGGTCTTCATTGACATTGTTCACCTTGATGATAACCTTTGCCGAATCTTTGAAGGTTCCATCTGTCACATAAACCGTGACAGTATCTGCCTTCTTCGTTTCGTAATCAAAAGGTGTCACCAGGGTAAGTTTCCCAGTGCTATCGATGCGATAATCATCAGTATTGCTGACAGTAAATTTAATAGGGTCTCCATCTTCGTCCTCCGCTATTACTTTACCTAAATCGCCGACCTTTCCTTCATCAACGCTGAAGGTTGTGTCCCTTACATGAACAGGCTCATTAACATTCAATACCTTGATGACGAAGCTAGTATCCTTTTTAGAACCATCTGTTGATGTTGCTGTCACCTTAACAGGATATGATGTTTTGGTTTCATAATCAAGCAATGTGTTAGTTGTGATTACGCCAGTGACCGGGTCAATCTTGAAATCTGTTGTGTTAATGGTGTAAGTTACCGCGGTGCTGTCGGCATCTACACCCGTAATGACGCCAATAGGTGTTCCAAGTTCTGAGTTTTCATAAACTGGGTCAACCTTACCTGTGACCGTAATCGGTTCATCAATGTTTGTGATCTTGATGGTATAATTAGCGCTGTCCGCAAATTCACCATCTTCAACCTTAATCTTTACAACATATATGGTATCTTCGGTTTCGTAGTCAAACACATGATTTGTCTTAATCACGCCGTCCACAACAGTGAACAATCCGCTAGGATCTTCAATGCTCCAGATAAGCGGTGCGAGGCCATCATCTGTATATTTGATATTGCCTACAATGCCGGTTCCAGGAGGAATACGCAATTCTTCTTGATATGTCTTAATTGTATCTGTCTTGTCAAGGACCACCGATGTGTTCTTTGCAGCCTCAGCATCAATGATCTTGATTTTCAACTCACCTGATGTTTCGCCGTTTGGCAAGACCGCACCTGTAATGCTATCAATGTGCATAATCAGATAGTCATTTGGTTCAACAATCGTATCCTTCTTTACATTGACCTTAATTGTGTCAATAGGTGCCTTTCCGCCGATAGGAATTTTCGTTGTGATAGCAGTATCACCACAAATCGGTATGAATGGCGGCTGGTTAAAGTCTTCAATAGTGACGCCGTCCTTCAGGTCAAAGCAGTATGTAAAGAATACATCAATCGTTGATGTATCGCTTAACTGAATAGGAATAATTACGGTGCTATCATTTTCTCTCAAACCACCCTGCTTATTCAATTCTGGGAAGTCAAGAGTATCGGGGTCATACTTCACGAAGTGGAAATTCTCACCCTTGAAGTCATCACCGATTTCAAGCTGGTTAGCAAGCAACTGACCTGAGAAGTCAAGGTTACATTTTAGGTAAATCTTTGAGGTTGTGATATATGAGCCTTGGATAGGCACATTGTCAGTGTTATCAAAGATGATGTCCTTGTTTGAATAGATAAGCACATTACCGCGGTATTTGCTCTGCGGCAAAACGGAGTCTCCAAGAATAACGCTTATTGTGGTATGGTTACCGATGAACAATGAGTCAACGAAAATTCTTGTTAGACGGTTCTTCTCCATCTGAATGTAAATCTTACATCCGTTCTTACCACCAACGCATGTATGAATGTTCTTAAAGTAAAGGTCATATTGTCCTTCACCTTCTGGAACATGAATGGTATCGGCTTGGTTATTTTCAGTCAAGATAATGTCTTCTTGATAACCGTCTGCAGGCCAGACGATAGTAGGCATCTTCAATGTGACCGGAGCAGGAGGAACGGAGTCGCAAGACAAGGTTCCTTCACCTCTGTTAATACCTGTGGTTATCTGTCCAGTCGGAGCATTAGCCAAACAGATCTTGCCAGCGAACAGAGCTTCGCCGTTATCGTTTCCTGTTGTCAGTGACTTAGCACGAATAGGTCCAGTTGTGAACTTACATCCATCACCCAATGTGATGGTGCTATCCGTAAGCACGGGACCACCAAGGCTGATTTGTTCAGCAGATGTAATCGGTCCGCTTGAACCGTTCCATCCCGACTTATCAGGAATGATGACACGGCGACCCATCTTGATATAGTCCGTGCCATATAGCTTGTATTGAAGCATGTAGTCAAATTCCGCCTGTTGAGAGACAGTGTCAGTGGCTACATTTTCAAATGTGAATGGTCTGTAGTCAGCCGCACCTGCGCCTGCTATCAAAACCGCCATTATGTAGAATAAGATTTTCTTCATTTATCATTACCTTCTTTGATATTTATTCGTTACTTTTTCGCATCTGGACCTTTTTTAATGTTTGGCGGTTCATGCGGATAATACATGTCATACTCGTCCTCTTGCTTGCCAAACAATTCAGCCAGAAAATCCCATATAAAGAAAAGCGCTGCTATACCCAAAACAACCGCAACCACAGCGATGCCGGCAACACACGCAAGCGTTTCCATTGATGTGACGAATGCAGCTCCGTTTCCCGCATTGGCTGCTGCATTTAAGATTAACATAGTTTCATTCATTCATACCTCGCTGGGCTTTCAAGTTTGCGTAATAAAATAATAACATTTGACGATAATGTAAATGGTTTTTTCAAATAAAGTTTCTAAAAGACAAGACTATAAAAGAGCCCACCGAAATGGGCTCTGGTATATTACTTAATTACGGTCTTCCAAGAGCCGTTAACTTTCATTAGGTAGATACCTGGGCTCAACTTCGAGTATCTTACTGCGTCAGTTGCAGTCATACCCTGTAAAGCACCGTGGTATTTGCCAGAAGGATCATATACTTCAAAGTTCAGCAATTCAGCGTCTGCCTTGTTGAAGTCAATCCACACAGTCTTACACATAGGATCATCAGGATAAGCATCACAGTTGTATGATGGGCCTCCGCAAAGAGCATCACCCGGAGCACAGTCAGTTACTGCGAACTCGAAGTTGTCAACATCAATGTAGCCTTGAGCAATTTCAAGGGTCAAGATCTGTTCACCAGCAGCGCTGAATGTTGCCTGTCCCTTAATCTTTTCAAACTTAGACCATGAGTCTCCAGTGAACTTCATTGTATCAGACACTGCCTTGTTGCCAACCTTAAACAGAATAGCGCCATCGCCTTCCGCAGCCACTGTTGCATACACAATATAATTGCCTGCTTCAGGAACCTTGATGGTATACTGGTAGTAGTTGCCTGTTGCATTACATCCAATCACCATACCGCCATTCTTATCGCCAATCTTTACAGATGTGCCAGCACGGTATGTTGTGTTCCATGTATCATTACAGTCACCGCTGACTGAATATGAATTATTACCGGCGCCCTTTCCTGGGATGTCAAAGTCTTCTGCTTCAATCGGGAATGCAAGGTTAAATGCTTCGCCCTTAAATGGTTTCTGCGGTTCGGGTTCAACGATAGTACCGCCCTCACCTGTAGGCAAGCCGGTTGAGTTCTGACCTGGGTGAGATGGCAAATAAGATTTTAGCCATGTCATAGCAGGACGATCATTTCCATTCTTAATAATGCCGGAGTTACCGTTGGTAGTCCAAGTTGAGCCATAGATGTAGCCCCAGAGGGTGATACCTGCGATGTGCTCATTTTCCATAAAGTAAGAAATCTGCTGTTCATAGCAGTTCTTCTGGTCATTGTCATCTTCGGTAGCAATATCATATTCGGAGATGAACATCGGCATCTGGGTCTTATTCCAGATTTCTTCAATAGCAGACTTCAGTGTGTTAATGTCTAAACAAGATCCGCCACCGCCAGTACCGCCATTACCGCCACCGGCCTTCTGCATGTCGTGTGCCTGTAGGCCGTATGCGTCTACCGGAGCTCCCGCAGCCTTAATCTTATTGATGAGGTCAATACCTTCATTCTTCTGCCACTGAACGGTATTATAGTCATTATAAATCAAAATCGCATCAGGCCAGCGTTCACGAGCCATCTTAAATGCAGTAGTCACAAATTCATAATTGCCGTTATCTCCGCCAAGCGCTGCTATTATATTATTGTTGCCCTGCGGTCCGTAGGCTGAGTGATATTTGCCGTCGTTTGTTTTAATTGCTTCATTGACCACATCTATCATTTCAAGATCTGGGTAATGATTCTTTACCGCATCCATCCAGTTCGTAATAGCTGTCTTTGTGTCAGCAGCGGATTTTCCATTCAGCCAATTGGGATATTGAGAACCCCAAACAAGGGCGTGAAATTTGAAGTGAGCATTGTTCTGCTTTGCCCAATTATATGCGGCATCGCATCCACTCCAATTATAACGACCTTGTGTGCCTTCAATGGAAGCCCACTTGCATTCATTTTCAGCAGTGATTTGGTTCCAGTACTGACCGAAGTCAGAACGGACTTGACCATTAGTGGTGATGTTTCCGACGAACTTAGTTGCTCCTTCTGCCAACGGGGCACAAATGCCTGCGGACATACAAAGCAAGATAAGCACGGCGAGCCATTTTAACAACTTCATGTGTTATCTCCTTTTTATGAATTGGTTGAAATTAAAATAAACAAAATCTAAGGCCAAGTCAATAGACTGACCCCATATTTTATCTATACATAAAGGGAGGGCCAGTTTCCTAGCCCTCCGTGGTATTAAATGTTGTGCCTATCTCTCAATTCAGCAAGCTTACCATCATTCCATGATTTGGTAATTGACTTTCTTGGAGAACCGGTCAAGTAGCCTGTGATACGGCGAACACGAACGAACTTATCTTCATTCTTGCAACCGCACTTAGGGCAAGCATCGTTGATGATGCCGTGGAAACCACATTCTAGACAGTCATCTGAGTCCATAGTGACAGTGAAGTAGCCAAGGTCGGCGTCATACATCGCATCAATCACGTGTTTAACGGCGTCAATGTTCTTGCTGAGGTCACCATTCAGTTTGTAGTAGAAAATGTGTCCAGCATTCGTTAACTTGTGGAATGGAGCCTCTGTCTTGAGCTTGTTCACGAGTGATGTATTGACTGAATAATCAATCATATGCGAGTTCGTGTAATAGCCCTTGCCAAAGATACGATACAAATCCACATCCTTTAGCTTTTTCTCATTTTCAAACTTGTTCTTGTCAATGTTTGCGAATCTGCCTGCGACTGCTTCTGCAGGTGTTGCGAAACAAGACCAGTTCAAGTGAGTTTCCTTCTGCTGTTCATCACAGAACTTACGAATCGTCTTAACGATGCTCAAAGCGAAATCGTCAATGTCGTGGTCAACGCCCCATGTCTTACCAGTGATGAGTGTCACCACTTCCGCAATGCCCACATAACCAATTGACAAAGATCCCTGGCGGAATACTTCCCCGACCGTGTCAGTGACATCGTGCGGTTCATCATCAGATGTGAGATACAGACCTTGCTGCATTGTGAATGGGTAAGATTCGTATGTTTTCTTTGAAATGAGAGCGAACCTATCAAGGAGGCTTCCTTTAACATCTTGAAGAATGTTCTGAAGCTTTTCAAAGAAGATTGCTTTTCTTTCTTCAACCGTATCAGCAGCCATGTGCGCTTCAATAGCCAAGCGCGGAAGGTTGATGGTGTGGAATGCAAGGTTTCCACGGCCGGTTGTTTGTTCAGCGCCATTGATGTTGCCCAAAACACGAGTGCGGCAACCCATCGTTGAAACAGTGGTGTTCTCAATGAGCTTTCTCAATTTCAACATGCCGTTCTCAATAGCGGCAATTTCCCAGTACTCACCAGTACCAACTTCAAATTCATATTTAGGCTGGTCAAAGACAACATCTTCATTTACGAATACTTGTTCAACTTCGTCCCTACCTCTCACCTTTAATTCAAGTGAAAGCACGCCCTTGACATCAATGATCTTTTCACGATACTTGACATACGGAGCGTTGAATGACGAGTCAACACGAACAAAGTTCGGATAGAAGCGTCTTGCCAAACATTCAAGCGACCTCTGATACAAGTCATAGTTAGGATCTTCAGGGTTCTTGGTATATCCCTTCATCAACTTGAAAATCAAAATCGGGAAGATTGCTGTCAAGCCATCACCCAAGCCTTCCATCTGTGAACGGATAAGGTTAGCCGAAACCATTCGTCCGCAATTTGATGTATCAAGACCAAAGTTCAGTGATGAGAACGGAACCTGGTTGCCTGAACGTGACTGTAGTGAGTTCAAGTTGCCGATTAGGCCTTCCATAGCCTGATGGGTATCATCGTCTGTTTTCTTGATAGCCTTTTCAACACACTTATGAGGGAAGAGCATGTTTAGGCGTTCAACTGGCTGGTTCATGGAAACAGTCTTCAAGAGCTTATCCATATCACCGGCGCATGCAGGCGAGCCGCTATATTCTTCGTAGCGGATTAACTCAGTTTTAAGGTTTTTCTTGAATGATAAATCTACAAACGGTGCAAGGTCAAAGTCAATGTTGTCGTCGGCAATACCGCCGAACTGCTGATTTGACTGCAACTGCAAAATCACTGCTGTCAAGGCTGCTGCTGTTTGAATTGACTGCGGTGCACGAAGGAAGCCGGTACCTGAGTCAAAGCCATGTCTAAGCAATTTGCCTACTGGAGCAAACAAGCAGTTGAATGTAAGGTTATACTGGTTCAAGTCATGAATATGAATTGCTCCGTCCTTATGTTCAATCGCATATTTCCTATCAATGTTGTTCAGCAAGTTATACATCTTGTTGGTTTCAGATGCAATTTTGCCGTATGCTCCCGCTGGAGTTGCTCCAGATTCGTTAGCATTGTCTCGTAGGATGTTTGAGCTCTTGAGGTTGCTTTCAGTGATTTCTTTAATTGTCTTAACGATGTCAGATTTGGTATCTCTAACACGATTTCGTTCTTCACGGTATAGGATAAACTGCTTTGCAGTGTCGTGGAACCCAAAATTCATCAATGTCTTTTCAATAACATTTTGAATATCTTCTACCTTAACGGTTTTGGCTCCATCTTTTGAAATTTCATCAACAACAGTTTGAACAAGGCGGTCAAGGTCTTCGTCAGTATATTTTTCTTCGGTTTCTTTAAACGCTGCTTCTATAGCACTGGATATTTTGGTAATACTGAACTTTCTTCTACGCCCGTCACGCTTAGTGATGTTTGTGACCATAAATTAACCTCTTTTTACCTTTCTAATAAATTCACGTCAAATACTTATCTTTATCGTATTCGGTGATTTATTTATAAGGTTGCAGACAGAAAAGGACCGCCTGTGATTAGGCAGTCCTGTGAAAATTAACACGCTTAATTAGTCTTCTTTCGGAGGCATAAAGCGAGTTGCGTTCTGCATGAAAGACGGATACTTCTTTTCTTCCGGTGCTGGTGCTGGTGCAGCTTCTGCAGGCGGTGTTGCCGGAGCAGCTTCTGCAGGCGGAGCGGCTGGTGTTGCGGCAGGTGCTGACGCAGCAGCGGGTGCCGGTGCAGCCGGAGCGGCTTGAGCAGCGCGGTCAGCCGGTGTCATCTTGCGAATGCGATAACCAGCTTCTTCTGCTGTTCTTGCAGCCTGTGCCAAACGGTCTAGACGGTCAGCGAATGACGGAACAGGCTGTCCATTCTTGCGTGCTTCGTATTCAGCACGAGACATGTGACGGATGCCCGGTTTTGTTGCTGGTGCGTCAGCCGGAGCTTCTGCACCTGGAGCCGGCATAGTCACCTTATATCCAGCACGTTCAGCAGTCTTCTTTGCGATAAACAATTCATCTTCACGATTCATTTTTCACCTCTTGTATTTAACAATGATTTTAAGTATAGTATTTATAAACTTATTAGCGGGTTCTTTTTGTGAACCAATAGGAAGGCGCGAAGAAATCACGAACCTGTTTTACTAGGTCAGTAACATCAGCAGCAACGCCTTCATGAACTTCCTTGCTGTTAATGATAATTGCGTAGGTACCATCCTCGCCGTGACGATAATCAGCGTATTCCCATATAACTTCTAGCCTTGAACTTCTAGGATAACCTGCAAAGCGAATGACCGCTTCACCGTTTGCAGCAAATACTTGCTTTACTAAGCAACCGTCAGGCATGCCTGTTTGAAATTCTTTCTTTAGCGATTTAGTAAGTTAAGGATCTGGGCCGTCTTGAATGGCTTCGCACACCAGTCCGGCCTTATTCAAAATTTGCTGGGCTTCATTTAGCTCCATAGGTCGTTCCTTAATAATGAATTCTAAAATCTGTAATGGTTATGCCTTGTTCTTTGGCAATCTTAAAGATGTTAAGAACATCATCACCAGAGAGATGGTCGCTAAATTCAAGATAAACTTGGTCAGTTATGTTGCTCCAAGATGATTCAACATCAGGTTCAACATGCTGATAAATTTCATCAACGAATTCATCAATCTCTTCTTCACTATGCTTCTTTGAAATCTCAAACCATGAATTGTCTGTAGAACCATTTACAGCTTCTACCAAAGCACCGCTTTCCTTCAACTTTTGCTTGGCTTCGTTCAATTCCATTTCATTACTCCTTAGTCGTTTGACCATGTGCCGTTAGGGCCACGCCAACCTGGGTCTTGTGAACGCTTGTATTCGTCAGATGCCAAATAGTCTTGGCGACGCTTTTCTTCAGCTTCTGCACGTTCTCTACGAATTTCTTGCTTGTTCTTTTCAATCCATTCTGCTTTTGTTTCGGGGTTACCAAGCATCACTGAACGAGTTGAAGCGATAGCAGATTTAACATCCTTTTCTTGTCTTGCCACGAATGATTTGAGGTCTCTTGAACCCCACATTACCATACCATTCTTCGGCATTGACTGTCTGACATAAAATGCTGCGATGTAGCGAGCAGCGTCAAGGTAGTACTTGTTTCCATCAGCACCTACCTTAGCGACAATCGCATTGGCAATTTCTTCTTCTGTCACAGAGCCACGGTCATCCTGCATAAAGGCTTCGGCAACAGGAGCCCTCTTGCCAAATGACTTGATATTTTCGCGGCATGACTGAATGCAGTCTTCAACATCACAGCGGTCAACGAAGAAGTCACGAATCCATGCTTCTAGTTTCTGCTGGTCATGAACGATAACGCCGATATCCTTGAGGGCAGCCAGAACCTTTGCCTTATATCTTGTATAGGCATTACCGAAAAATCCTTCAGCCACGAAACCTTCCGATTTAAGGGTTTTCAATGCTTCATTCAATTCCATTAGAACTTTACTCCCTTGAGGTCAACGCCCTTAATTGCATTCATGTACTGCTTGAAGGCGCCAGCAATAGCCTTAGAACCACCCTTGTCAATGGCAGCATTAAAATCTTGACGAGCATTGTAAACCTTAACACGCTTTTCAATGTATAGGTTAGTGCTTTCATCAAGAACCCATTGAGTAGATTCGTTAACAGCGTTCACATAAGCATCCTGACAAGATGGCATGTAAACGGCGTCAATGGTAATAAGGTTGTAGTCTTCACAAACAACGTTGTCTGCGCCCAAAGAACCAGTACCGCGTGAAGATACGCCCATGTGAACACCACCGCGGATAAGACCCTTCAAAGTCTCACCACACTGTGTCGGCAAAATACGAGCCTTACCGATAGCAAGGTCGCCATCCATCTTCAATTCGGTGATAAGAATAGCAGCGCGGTCTGGGTTGATTTCTCCTGAGTCAGGATGTGACAATTCACCAACCGCTTCGCAGTTCCTAATCATTGTCTGGAACTTATTCACTTCTCTTTCAATCAAGGAACGCTTATAGATACGGCCGTTACGGTTTCTCTTTTCAGCACCTAGGAAAGGACCAGTGATGTACATAAAATGTTCGCCGTTTACAGCTTCCTCAATGGTCTTCTGTTCGGCAATATAATCTTCATTCAAAAGCTTTAATGGTTCTGACATTTGCTTACCTCTATTGTATTTATATTAGCCTACTGCGAATGTGGCTCCACAAGGCGACTCGAACTCAATATGTTCAATACACCAGTCATAATCTTCTTTATAACTAGCATATAGCGAGTCGGCGTTAAGAGTACCACCGCCGGCAATTTGGAGGTTATATTTTCTTAGAGCATTTGTCCAGACCATTCCTGCCTTAGCAACGACCATCTTCTTAAACATGAAGTCGTTGAAGATTCGTTCAGCACGCTGTCTTTTCCACACCTTCATCATACCCTTTGTAGGGTGCTTAGGTGACGGCATTACTTCAAGTTCCTTCTCCTTTTCATTATAGCGAACTTGGAAATGTTCACCAAACATATCATCTGCTTCAGCCATCCATGTTAGGGTTGCCTTCCAGCTTCCAAGAATATCACCGTAAGCGGCTGAGTTGCCCATACAGTTGCCCTGCCAGCAGTTCATGCCCATTACTTGGTCATAAAGCAATGCATGCGGTACCGTGAACAAGTCGTTAATGCCGCCAATCCAGTTTGACGTTCTGAAGTCAACTACTGATTCCAATTCCTGACAAATCTTGTATCGTGTAATGCCAGGTTGAAGCTCCATTATGAGCCAATCTGAATAGTGACCTTCATTGAAATAGTAGCGCTGAATATACTGGACAGTGTCACGGATGATATCCTCTAACTGTTCATCGCTCAGCTCAACACAAATAACTGGAGAACCCAACTGGCCTTTAATGTATGCCTTCAACTGCTCAACATTCTGAATTTGATGAGCTTTCATGAAACCATCCGCTGCCGCACAATAATTACCAGGGTGTGGCGGCGGAATTGGCTTGCCGTCATCGTGCGGAGGGAATGGATGTTCAAGAGTTGGCTTAAAGGGTGGTTTAGGATCTTTAAATTCTCTCATACTATAACCTCTAATATATTTATTGAGGCTATAGTAGATGTCCTTAACCCAATTTCTTAAGGCGTGCCTTAATTCCCCTATGCACCATGTTTCCGTTATACTTAAGGATATTAGCGAAACAGCCGTCGAGAATATAATTGATGCACCAATCACCGTTATACCTAATTCCTCTGCCAAAGCCTTGTTCTAGCTTAGCCATCAAGTCGTAGTTATACCAGCCGTCAATGAGTTTCATCTTGGCTGCGACCAAATTGTTTGCCAAGGAGGCATACGGCAGTTTCATACAGATAGCAAATCTGCATTTATCGCCATCAAAGTTCAGACCTTCAAGCAGTGTAGGTCCAACAAGAATGCCATTCTTGGACTTCTCAAATTTAGACAAGGCGAACATCTTATCCTTTGATGAACCATACAAGATAATGCGCTTCTTGACATCAGCAGGTATGCGTTCAAGCAGTTTCTTACTGTTCTCGTAGTTGCCTGTCTGGATGATACCCTTGCTATCCTTGAACATACGGCAGATTTCGGCTACCTGTGAGCAGATAGGGCCAATGCTCTTAGCTTTTTCTTTGAAGGACATGGGGTTCTTTTCTGAATAATATATCGGCGACTTGCTAAAGTCAAATGTAGATGGTATATCCATCCCTTTATACTGGTCGTTAGGGCAAGCCGCTAGCCCAATAATGGCACGATACATTTGAAGGTCACCCAAGGTAGCACTCATCAGCAGTTCACAATCGCTGACATTGTGGAAGTACCTTTCAATCATGGCGCCTTCATATGTGCAGTTAATCACAGTGCCTTCTTCGCTATCTGTCTTGACTGCAATCTGATTACCGAGCTGTTCGCACAGTTTGAAGAAGTCGCCAAACTTACAGTTGCATTCACGGGCAAGGTTGCCTGCATGCAAGTACTTAGCCATTTCCTTGAACTTCTTTGTTTCTTTGGCTTTGGCACGAATGTCATCGTTTAGTGCGGCGTATTCGGTTAGCAGTGCCGAGTACTTACCCATATAACCGACAAGATCATCGTGATCATCGGTTGACATAATGTTAGCCGAGATAGTAGTGACGATCTTCGAGTTTGGTACCTTCTTATTGTTCTTCTTAGCCCATTCGTTCAGTGTTTTCATGAACTCAGGTTCTTCAGCGGGTACCCTTGGAGCAAAGTGGTTCTGAATGATGTCAGGCAGTTTGTGTGCTTCATCACAGATAACCAAATCACGCTTGTCAAAGGGAATATCATCGGTGATGCCAGTTAACATTTCAGCCACATAATTCCTTTGTATTAAGTAAAGCTGATAAGTCATAATTGTCACTGGAGCAGATATAGCGAGGTTTCGCATCTGAATGTATTCGCATTCACCGGCACAATGATAACCCATCATCTTGGCCTTATCCTTGTCGGCTAGTGCAGATGCGCCCACCATATTCAATGCGCATTCACCACAGGAGACGATATTGCCATTACGCTGACAAACATAGTTGTCCTTGCCCTTGAGGTGACCCCAAGGTAGCTTATAACGCTTCAAGTCATTTTCATATTGTTCAAACAAGCTAAGGTCAGAAACAAGAATGTATGATTTCTTTTCATAGCATTCCCAAAGCACACCAGCAGCGATAATTGCGGTCAGTGATTTTCCTGAACCTGTCGGAGCATTCATGACCTGTGTTTTTGTCTTGTTCAACACATTCATGATAATGTTCACAATCGCTTCTAGCTGATATTTTCTGAACTCAAAGTTAGGGTCAAGATAGGTCTTAGCCCATTCCTGACATTGTTGCTTGATTTCTTCAATTTGGTCCATTACCAGTTTCCTTCTGTATTTTCAGATTTGATTAAAAGCTGTGGGCGGTAAACCATGTTATAGCAGTAGGTCTTTTTAATGCCTGCATGCTTTTCACAAAGGCCGACAGGTGCGTCCTCATCACCAGATTCGTATTCGGCTGGATTGGTACATCCTTCGCAAGAGCATACTTCACCAGCAAAGCGATGTGAACGCCTTTCTTCCTTATATTCGTCAAAGGATTTCAGCCTATTGTTAAACTGCATGTTTACATAGCCAAATCTCAGGTTGATTTCCGCCTGAGACATATCTTCTAGCCACTTGCTTCGGTCTTCTATATTCATATAACAAAAATAAAAATGTTGAGGGAGATTTGAAGCAGAACACAAAAATTTTCTGCATAAAAAGAGGGCCGATTCCGACCCCTCTATAAACAGTCTACAAACAAGTTATTAACCGTTTGACAACAGTTCTTCTAGTACCGACTTTTCTTGGACATCGGGTCCCTTTTCATTGTTGAAATAGACCTCTTGTTCATCAAGCATCGGCAACTTGCCTTCCAAGAATTCTCTAATCTGAGCATGCCAGTCGTAAGATGTGATTACAGGCACATTCTGCGAAACCCAGATGTGATTCTTCTTTGCGTTAGGCCATGTGAAGTCATCAGGCATACCCATGAACTTCATAAACTCACGCAGCGTGTAGCCAGAGTCACGAGTCGGGTGGACAAGCGTCTGAATATGGCGATGGAAGACGGTCGGAATATCGCTGTCTCCCTTATAGACAGGAGTTGAGCAGTCCATGAAACCCTTCTTGATGGAGAGCTTATATTCAATGTGCTCAACCATCTTGAGTTCCTTTTCGTTCAAGTAAGGCTTGAGTTCAGAGAAGTCATATTTGCCTGTTGTGTTGAATTCCTTCAAGAACGGTGCCCAGAAGCCTAGCTTGCCAGCAATAGCGTCTCTCCAGTTATCGCCGAACTTAGCCTTGGCATACTTATACCAACCTGTTGTGGACAACTTGTTGTTGATGATGTATTCTTCTGTATTATATTCAGCCTTCGGGTCAATTTCTGCGAGGTAGTCCACAATCTTGCCATGTGGGTTATTCACATACTTGAGCTGCGGTACCTGATTACCCTTCCAGAAGATACCGAATGTTCTTGAACGATACTGCGGATTGCCGTGGCGGTTGGTGTTGGTCTTTACCCAAGTCACCGAGTAGCCAGCTTCCTTACCCATTTCCATAATCTTGTCACGGACGGGCTTACCGCAGTTGGTGAACAAAGCAGGAGCATTTTCAAAGATGAATACCTTTGGCTTGATGCGTTCAAAGGTCATCTTGGCGATTCCATACATATTGTTGTTCTGCTGGGCATCAGCACCGCGCTTAGTAGCCTTAGAGCTATCATTAACAGCATTTGCTGCTGACAAGCCTGAACAAATAGGCACTGCAGATACCACATCAATGTCGTGGCAATTTTCTTGGAAGAACTTTTCATCATCTTCTTCCTTGAAGTCAGTTGCCATTGAAAGGATATTACCATTCAAGACAAGTTCACGAACATTGTTCTTCTTTACTTCATTCTGATAATATAGGTATGCTGATGAATTGCCTTTGTCTGGTCCTTCAAAGTCAATGTTAAATAACGGCGGACAGCCAAATGCTTTTTCTGCACCGCAGCACATCCCGCCTATTAGTGGTTGGAACGAAATCCATCTTATTTTCTTATCACTCATATATTTCCCTTATGTTTAATCTGTATCCTATTTATAACCGACGACGCCCATGACGGGTTTGAGTTCTTTTTCGGTCCAACCCTTGCCATCACAAAGGTCGCACGGCACCTCAATCATCTCAGTTTTATAAGGCCAGCCGGACATAGGGTCAAGAAGTTCTTTTTCCTTCAAGAGGGTCGAGTCACCATTACACTTAGGGCAGATAAACTTGCCTTTCATAAATTCGGCATAGTTCTTCCACACCAAGTCTTCTATTTCACCATCGCCGTGATGGTCAATCATACGACCAATCTGATATAGGTGGTGCCGAATAGGTTTCGGAAGAGTTAATTTAGTCGTGCTTTTCGTCATCTTTGTTCTCCGCTGTAGTTGTGTATTGGTCAAAGGATTCGTACTTAATATCGCCTTGTGCCCAAGGACCGTCGGTAGTCACGCCATACATCACTGTGACAGTGTCCCATGGACGAGGCCACTTCTGTGGCTTGATTTGGTATGGCTCAGTACCAGGCACAGGACGGTCTGGAGCATCGCGGATCTTCTTCAGATTCTCAGCCCATAGATCTTCTTCAGTACCTGTGCCCATGCCGCCAAATAGGCCACGGGTATACAGATCTTCATATTCGTCAGGCGTGCATTCTATTTCAACGCCGTTCGGAAATTTAACCTTCATTGGTTCCTCGTGTTAGATGTAAAATGATTATAGACATACTTTGCCTATTATTAACAAAATATAACAAAAAACGGAGCCTTGGTAGGCTCCGTCTTAAAATTATTTTCTCGTGTTCAGCGATTAACGAGTTCTAGTAGTTTCAGCAGAAATATCCACTGAGCTACGGGTAACCGTAATCTTAACATCGATGAATTCAATAGCTTCTGCTGGACGAACCACGATGTTTACCACCATGATATGTTCATCATCGCCATCGTCAGTTACCGATGTTGCATATTCGAGAATACCCTCAGCAGCCTTGACGCGGCTCAAGAACGAGTCAAGCTGGTTCTTAGCAGCAGCGCGGGTGTTAGGAGTGTTCTGTGCGAACATATATGGGATGAACATGTTTTCAATGTTCTTTTCCAAATAGTTCATGCAACGGCGAACGTTAATGCCTCTTAGAGCAGAATCCTTCTTCAATGCAGTTTTCTGACCCCACAAGATTTCACCATATCCGCCACAAGGACGAGATGTGTTGACGTTGTTGTCATACAACTGACCGATTTCATCATCGCTCAACTGAACCAACTGACCGGATGTATAAGTGATAGTACCGCGAGCAGTACCAGCAGGTGCCATCCATGGGTAAGCGTTCATGTCGCAGTATGCCATAGATACGGCACCAGCAATAGACTTCGGCAAGTAGATCCATGAAGCAAGTGTTGAGTTGTAGTACTTATCGTAGCCTGCGTATGGAGCCACATAAGAACCGTTGTCAAAGGCGAATGCCTTAGCTTCGCTCAACATTCTCTTGATGGTCTTGGATTCCTTAGATGTCAACTGAACGACACCGATATCCATTGTTCTTGCAGCAGCGATTTCAGCGATACGGCGCTGGTGAGCGGCATAGCGCTGCTTACCATTGAATGTATCAATAGCTTCAACGTTGAACAAGATATCAAAATCAGCCTTCTGACGGTCAGCATAGAGCTTCAATGCCTGGGTCTTTTCAGTCATGTTATTCTTCTTAGAGTTAGCACCACCAGTCAATCCGTAGATAGCGAATGTCTGAACAGGTTGAGCATAATCACCAGTTCCTGTCATAGCATCGTTTACAGAGCTACGAGAAACATAGATGTATTCTGACTTACCATTAATGACGTTCGGTGCGAACAAGGAATTGCCTTCGCCATCCTTTGCTCGTGGGTCGTTAGAAACGAACCAAGATTCAATCGGATCCTTCAAGAGAGCGTCAAGGCCTGTACCCCAAGCTGCTTCCGCAGTCTGTGTCTTTGTCTTGGCGTAAACGTTGATACGGTAAACCTTCTTCCATGTAAAGTCAACGTTCGGTTCGTTCTTGTTCACCAAATCTTCATCATCGTATTTGTATTTCCAGCAGAATGCGTTCTGGTGGTTCAAAGCCGGAATATCAGCACATTCGGTAGTGATGATTGACACGCCGATGTCATTACCGAACTTACCAGGACCGATAGCAGCGATAACAAGCTGGTTCTGCATGTTCGGAACATACTGTTCAATATCACCGTTACCCGGTTCTTCGTCAGATTCCTTAGTCATTGTGTAGCCGTCCTTGTAGATACCAGCCACACCGTTGAGCACTTCAGAGGTTGGGTAAGCAATCATCTTATTGACGCTCTTTGCTTCTTCACCAGTGCCCAAGACTGAATCCTGCTGTTTCATGCCTTCCTGCCAAGGAATAACAACTGCTTCAGGAGCTGATGCTGTGTAAACTGACTTGACAGTAGTTTCACGGGAATCCTTCTTAGAGTATAGCCAGAACAAATCTTCGTTTGGCTTTTCATATTCCTTGAAGTAGATTAGCTTGTATGTTCTCTTTTCAGCAGCATCTTCCTGCATTTCTGTAGGTGTTCCGCCGATACGGCCGAGACCTGCTTCAACATATGAAAGAATACCGAAATCATCTGTGATGATCTGAGAAGGTTCCAAGCCATATTCATCAGCGATCTGCTGAATTAGCTTTTCGTTCTGCTTCTTTTCAGTTTCATCATGAACGTTTGCCAATTCCTTAACGCTCTTACAGGTAATACCGTAGTAACCTGTATCGTCGTCGGTCATAGCAATAACTTCAGCATTGTCGCTCATGCCGTATTCACGATATGCAACGCCAACTGCCTGGCCGATAGTGCCATTGATAGAAGCAGTAGTTACATAGAATGTCTTGTTATTGCAGTCGTCCCAGTCAGTCAACTGGAGCTTAACTGCGTCGGTGTCTGTGACGTATGTTGCGCTTGTTCCTGCATAGTGACCCTTATAGAAGTTGCTGTCATTGAACAAGTCCTTAATCAAGATACCGTTTTCTTGCTTAATTGAGTTAACGCAGTCGCCATTCAACCACATTGTGCAAGCAACGTTTGCATTATTCAATGTAGCAGATGCAGGCACGGTATACTTTACCTTATAACCCGATGTTGTGGTTCCGTCTTCAGTCCAAATGTATGCAGTTGACGGAATTGTGAAGTTTGCTGATGGGATCTTAGCAGTTGCTGCTACGTCATCCCAAACTTCCTGCTTGACAATAAGGTCATCAAACATCTGAGTGACAGTACCGTCCTTAGCGACGTTCTGAGCAAACTCGATGTACTTACCAGAGCCAACTGTGATGCTCTGTGCGTCGGTTGTAAGAGCATCGTAATCTTCATCAGCCTTATAGATGGCAACCTGCGGAGCAGCATCAGTGATTACGTCATTGATGGTGATGAACTTTGCCTTGTGCTTAAGGGCGAACGAAGGTTCTGTCTCAACGGAGTCAAACCACTTGTTGTTAGCCTTCAAAACTGCGGTGTCTGTCACATCCTTCAGCGGATCGCAAAGATCAAGCTGTGATGCGTCTTCGTTGTCAACATATTTGAATGATGCTACGTCATCTGACTGATAACGGTACTTTGCTTCAGCATCGCTGTATGGGTACTGAATTTGTGCATAGGCTTCGTCGCCCATTGTTGCACGAACGGTCCAAAGCTGGTTAGAAACAGCAAGGTATCTTTCTGCAGCGAAGTGACCAAAGTCAGTCAAATCTTCCGGTTCACCATAAATGGTCTTGAATTCATCATATGACGATGTCAAGATGCGCTGGTTTACGGGACCCTTATTTGACTTAAATACGATAGCACCGATACCAAGACCCGGAAGGGTGCTTGTGCGAACGGAATTATCTATTTCCGTAAATTTAATTTGCGGAACGCTATACTTAGCCATAAAACCTCGTAATGATTTAATAAACTTCTAATAAATTCACTCACTCACATTATCTATTATTTGTATTTATTTATATGTCAGGACATGTAAAAATCATTACCGAGATTACTGCATAAAAATAGCGGCTTATTCAGCCGCTAATTAAAAGGGTTATGTTGACGGTTCAGCAACATTCAATGCATCAATGATATATCGTATCCAATCTGCTATTGATTTAGTATGTGCTGCAGCCCAGCTTACAGTGCCATGTGCTCCCGCAGCAACTTCAACTGGTGCAAGTGACAACGGTCCGCCAAACGGCAATGTAAAATCCGATCCAACTCGGAAGTCAAGACCGAGAGTAGAATCAGCAGAAAATACTGCATTGTTATACTTAAGTGAAAGTTTTTTCTCACTAGTGCCAGTCACTTCAAAAAGATAAGATGCGTGCTCATAAGGATTGAATACACTATGAGCAGTACTGTCTACTGTTATGGTAGATACCCACGGTGCGTTTTCAGACACAGTCACAACTGATTTGTCAAAGATAGCACCGGTAATTGCTGAAAATGATGAAGTGCCATCAGCACCTGATAGAGCATCAGCAAATAATGCAGACGGAGCATAAGCAACACCTAATGCGGTAGTTGATGTACCTTTACCTGACAATGTTGTATCATGGTTTACTTCAGTTAGTCCTTCTGTCGGTGATAAGACCCTCATACCTGAAATAGCAGTCACATAGTTTTGGCTGTTATGAGAAGTAGTTGTTATGTTGTCTGTGGTAATTGCCTTTCCAGTGAATGTATTATATGTAGTAGGTTTAACATAGTCAGTTGATGTCTTCTGTAAGTACCTTCCATCGGCCTGTGTTTGTGTAATAGCGCCGAATGGCAATGCTAAGAAATCTCCAGGGTCATTGACAACTGAAACATCACCAGCATCAACTGCTGTGGTGCCAACAGTACCATTTACACGGCGATAATAAAGACCTTCTCGTGTGAATGCCAATTGGTATGATTCTCCAGCAACGAGGTTAGCCTGCAACAAGCCACCAATTTCACCGTTCTGCAGTGTAATGCCGTCGTGCTTGGTAGCGTCATTACCGAACGTCATGTATGTAAGCGATGCAGGCGATACCAATGGGTCACCCATACCACTTGGAACGATTGACAACGGCTTTTGAGACCAGCTAACGGTACCTTCGCCCCATTGGCTCTTGTTTTCCAAACTATTATTCAGCGGCTTAACGCTGTAGCCGATCATATTGGAGCCAGACTCACCAGAGCCAACACCCATATCGTTCAAGATCTGCTTGATGTTGTTGACATTACCGACCACATCATCAATCTGGTCGGCTAGATAAACGTCACGAGCACTGAGCGGTCCAATAGCATTATCCTGTAGCCACTGACCATCAGCGACGGTAGCGCGGTTCCAGCCAATAACTTGAAGATTGACCGAATCCAGCACATTGTCCATACGATACATCTCGTAGGCATCATCATTAAACGCACTTCTCGTTGCCATTATAACCTCTTTTTATATTTATTCCCACCCTTCCCATGGGTCAATTTTCTTTTCTCCCTTGTTCTTGTCTTCCCATATTCGTGTTTCAGTGTCTAGCTTGTTGTTTACTGCTAATACATCACCGCTTGCCGCAATCTTGCTGGTTGGCAAGCCTGATGTTCCAGTGGAAGGAGGGTCAATATGTTCAAACTTGTTCTCATCTGTCTTGTGGTCAATGTTGAATGTCTCAGATAGCTCAACATAGCTTCTAAGATGGTCCATATTGTCATCATTGGCCTTTGTCAAGTCAACGCTTTCATGAGAATTACGCCAAGCACGCAGACTGAATGTATATGTGATAGGTGTTGAAAGGAATGTGGTTCCTTCCGCAAACGGCTTGACATTCAACACCTCATAATAGGTATCACACCACGGGAAATACATG